GATACCGCGTAGTCCGCTTGGATCACGCTTCGATCTATGGGCGTGTGCCCGTCACTCGTTGGATTACCCATGGCGAGGCCATGACCTACCTTCGCTACGCGAACCGTAGCCTCACAGGTCGCTTCGCCGTAGAGTCCAAGCGTCGCGTGCTGCAGGAGGTGTCCGCATGAATAGCAAGAGAAATTGGTATGCAGTCTCGTCCTTCGATGGGGCGTGTACCACTAGGGACGGCGCGTTCATGCGCGTTGGTCATGTCGTAACCAACGTGGTCTGGGACCGCGTGAATGGTCGTGGGTCTCGCGCTGGTCGCGCTATCTGCGACTGTGGCTCTGAGATGAGAGTCTTGGAGTACGCTAAGAGTGCTAGGGGGCGTAGGTGAACGCCTATCCCTACCGTGGCATCCCGCCGCGTCAGACTATGGCGCAACGTGAACGCCGCGCATTGGTCGCCCGTATCGGGCAGGACGCGGTATCCCGACAGGATGCGGCGCGAGTAGAATACTACCGTGACCTAATCCGTCTGGCGCGTGCGCTTAGGTCAGCCTAACCTAAGCGGCAGGGTTCGAACAACAGTTCGAACACCTGTGACCGAATAATTAGATATAAAAAAGTCTTACGACGGTATTACTACTGTCACAGAAATTTCATGGAATTTTTCGGTGCCGCCACCGAAATCATAAAATGTCAAGTTACGAAACCTTGGATTTTTTCCCAGAAAAAAAACTTTGAAAATGTCCGATTTGTATGCATTTTGGATTTGACTATTGTCGGCCCCCTAGTGTAGAGTCGGAGACATGAGAAAGACACCGTGTGAGAACTGCAAGGGCAGCATCCGTCTTGGTACCGCCGCCCCTCGTTGGATTTGCTATGGCTGCGGGGAATGGGTCCTCGTCAATGGAAAGGCGGTCAGGCCATGATCGAATCAGTAGATCGTATCGTCACCACTCCCATGCGAGAGTGCCCACCATTTGTGGAGGGTATCCTTGGAGAGAACGCTAAGGGGATGCTCCATACTCGGTGGTTCATCATCGAACCGCTAGAGGATGACTGGTTCCTCGTAACCGACACGCAGGGTAATACCATGCAGTCCCGTGGGTCTGCCATGGTAAAGTGGCTCAAGCCTGAGGACAAGAATGACCCTGTGATCCAGGCCCAACTGATCACAGGACTGGCTTCGATGGGATTGGAATTCTAGTGTTCCGCACATGCGCTAAGTGTGGCAGGCTTCTACTGTCAGACGCCCGTGGTAACTTTGGATCATGCACATGCGAGAGGGAGGAATCATGAGAACATTCGCACAGCATGTCTTGTCATTCGTCATTATTAGCGGTATCCTTACTGCTATGGCAATCGTTGGTGGAATAGAGGAAGGCTTCTAATGATTACCCGCGCTGAAACATATGGTGATAGGCACTACATCAACGCCAGGGCCAAGATCGCTCACCCCATGGCCGATGAGGTATCCATTGCAATCGGAGATGGAGCATACGCACGCTTCCCGCATTCTGTCGAACTGGCATTCTTCAAGAATGATGAGTGGGTTACTGAGCCTCTGCCAGAGTTTGCCGCACTCTACTCGCATGAGGTGTACCCGTACGTTCCGCTGATCTACTTTGCACAGTTCATGGAGAACTTTCGGGCGGTGGAGTAATGCTAGAACTTCATGACTCCCGCTCAGGATGGACGTATGTATGGAACGGTTCGCATACTGTCAATGTCTATGACAATGGAAACAACGAGGTAGACTGCTTCACGTTTGGATTCGATAAGGAGACAACGTTTGAAGATTTCTGCGCGGCAGTTGCGAGGTGGATCGGTGAGTAACGTCAAGGTGATAGAGCGTCGTCCATTCGATATAAATCTCACAATGCAATGGAATGACATTCAAGAATTGCTCACACGTTGCAAGCGCATGTGGGCATCTGCAGAGAATCCAGCAGACTTTGAAATTCTAGAGGATATAGAATACTCGCTAGAGATTCTTGCTAACTCTATTAGAAATAGACTTGACAAATCCTAAATTCGGTGCCGCCACCGATATCCAAGTTTGTCAAGTTACGACACGAAAATATTTTTCCTGAGATTTCTTCCCATTGTCGGAGGGGTGTGCTAGTATTTTCCCATGATCAAGAATCGTAAGCGTACCCGTGATGAGATTCAGCGTACCTTGGAGTTGCGCCGCTCTAATATTGCCGCGCCCCATCGGAATAAGGCTAAGTATTCTCGCAAGCCTAAGCATCGTAACCGTTTCGTTACCGAAAATGACTAATTACCCCTTCCCAATGTCGGACCCTAGTGCTAGGATCATTCCATGACAACGATGACAGATACTCTCGCCCCTACCGCTACTGACACCTTCCGTTCCATTATCATGACCGCCACCCTCGCGCAGATGGAGCAAGCATCCGTCTGGTACCGTGATGCGGAGGAGGTTGCAGAGGAAGTCGCCCGTAACCTTGACACTACCCTAGAGGTAGGCGCATCCATCGTCGCAGCATTCTCGCCGCGTGAGCGTTGGTCCACTAACGTCGCTAAGGCTATCGCGTTCTCGCTTGGTCAGACCCCTAAGGGCTTGGGCAATAATCTCCGCATGGCTCAGGCTTCCATGGTCGCGGGATTTGATGCGTTGAACGGACTAAAGACTAACGCTTTCGCTCGCGCTATCGCTGGCGATACTGACGCGGTTGTCATTGACGTATGGATGATGCGAGCCGCTGGCATGGATACTGACTCGCCCAATAAGACGCAATACCGCGAACTTTCTGAGGCTGTCACTACTGTCGCTGCGGAGTTTGATATCACACCGCGCACCGCGCAGGCTCTCATCTGGATTATCGTGCGAGGGGGTGCAGCATGAACGATATCACGCTAGAGAACTTTCGGGAGATGCTGCGCGACTTTGTGGGGGTGTGAAATGGCAGAGCATAATATTGTAGACTCGCAGGCGCTTGACATTTTTAGTACCGCTATGTTAGTGCTGGGAATGTCATGCCTCGTACTTCCCGTAGTCGCCGTGATCTATGTCATATACAAGGTACTTGACAACAAGTGAAATTCGGGGCCGCCACCGAAATTTGAATTTGTCAAGTTACGACGAAGTGAAATACATCACAGAAATGTTGTCCGATTTGTATATATTTTGGATTCGGTGAATGTCAGTCCCTCATGATAGCCTTAGGGCATAGAAAGAAAGGCTAGAAATGAACAACACTCTCCATTCCCACCTCGTTTGCTGCTTTTGCGATAACGAGATTTCCCTGGATGCCAAGTGGTGCGGACTGTGCCATGAATACAAGGGCATCATGACCGTGGAAGCCTTTGAGGACTACCTCAAGGTTTCATATGACTGTGATTGCCTGTCAGACCTAGATGATAAGGTATACGCATGAACCTAGAAGAACTGTATGAGAACTTCCTCCGCTTGGAGGCCACCCTTGACCTTGACCCCAACCCTTGGGTGTCAGACCCCTCTGATAAGGTGAAGCCATGACAACATACAAGGTATTCGTAGATGGGCAGTTCTTTTCCACGGTCGCCACCCGCGAGGGTGCTGAGACTATCCGAGACTTTTGGGCATCGCCCCGTCAGACTGTTGAGATTGTGGAGGTGGTAGCATGATGACCACGGTGGAGTTTGAGAAGGCTTGGCTGGATAACTACTACATGCTGGGCGACCATGCATTCGACTATGCGCGGTGCATGTATCTGGATGACGGCACTCTGATTGTCGATGGGGTGCGCTATGAGGAGGTGCCTTTTTGATTCGATCCCGCCGTAATGTCGGCAAGCATCGGATGAATTGCTACTACGGCTGCTGCCCGTCAGCACCGCGAAAGATGCAGACTAGACTAATCAAGCGCAAGGAAGCGCGTGAGTGGAAGAAGGATCAGAATGTGGCAGGATAGGGCAGCGTGCAAGGATGCGGATAGCAACCTGTTTCTCTCAGGTGTTGCCTCGCGCATCGAAAAGGCTAAGTCGATTTGTGCAACGTGCAGCGTTGTGCAGGATTGCCTCGCATTTGCGATTCGCAACGAGGATTTCGAGCCTCATGTCTATGGTGGCATGACGGGTGTAGAGCGTAAGAGATTGGCGGGTGTGTAGTGGTAAAGGTAGAGATGCCGCGTGCTGATTGGGATCAGGTACTCATGTGCCTGCGGGACTTGATGAATGAAGGATACATTCTAGGTTCGCTATACTGCGATATCCTTGACCAAGTAGAAAGTCAGGAATACTAGAGCGTATCTCCTTGACAAATCTGTCAGGGCGGTGCCAGCACCGATTCTCACATATGTCAATTACGAGTTTTAAGAAAAATCACAGAAATCATAGAAATTTTTTCTTGTGAGTGTCTGACCCCTAGGCTATAGTAGTACTACAACAGAAAAGAGGGTAACATGATTGCTACTATCCGTACTCCCTCCCGCTCATCCACGGGCGCGGGGGTATTTGAAGCAATCAAGCATGGCGTGGAATTTGATATCTATGATGATACGCATTTTGATATCACGATTCATAATCAGTCCCGCGCAGACTTGATTGCAAGAGCGGCAAATGGTAAGATTGTTGCCGTAGTTGATGCACTACCCGTTTACTAGTAAAGGAGAAAACATGGCAAGCAAGAAGAGCAAGACCCCTAAGTTCACCTACCTTGAGACTTGGAACACCCGTTATGGTGTCCAGACTCGTATTGTCACTCGTCAGAATGGCAAGTTCATTGACTCCACCCCCGCGTTGGAGACTCTGAAGCATGGCATCCCCGCTGGTCGCTGATTAGTTGGGACGAACCTGGGCATGTTCGCTAAAACTGCCCACACGCCCCGATGGTGGAATTGGCAGACACGCTTGACTCAAAATCAAGTTCCATAACGGAGTGCGGGTTCGACTCCCGCTTGGGGCACTTGACAACTGTCAGACCTACATGATAGAGTTTCCCTACCTACTACAGAAAGGCACTACCATGGGCGACCGCGCTAATTTCGGACTTCGACAGGTCGATGGCAACACCATCTTCATCTACGGACATTGGGCTGGCGAGGGTATGCTTGCTAGGTTTGCTAATGCTCTTGACCATGTGCAGGATGCTGGACGCATTGACGATCAGGCTTATGCAAATCGTATTATCATCTCGCAGTTGGTTGGTGATGCATGGCAGGGTGATCTTGGCTGGGGTGTTACTGTGAACTACCTTGCAGACAACGAGCATAAGGTTCCTGTCTTTGACTTTGCATTTAAGACCGTAACTCTGTATGACTATGATTGGAAGTCAGGAGTGCTGACTGATATCATTGTCACGTTCTCCCTGAACGAGTTCATCAATAAGTACGCTAAGACATTGATGGAGGTGTAACATGATTGACCCTAGCATGACTGACATTCATCCATTCCCGCCCACCATGCAGGAGTTGGAGACTAAGATTGATCAACTGAACAACGCCCTTGCTAGTATGACTGCTGATCGTGATTTCTGGCAGGCCAGGGCACATGATCGTCAGATGATGATCGACAACCTTGAGCAGTACGTCAAGGAGCAGTATGACTACATTGACGAGGAGATTTCTCAGAGCCTTGTCGATATCTTTGGTCTTAGCATCAGCAAGGACTACGATGTTACTGTGACCGTCACATTCAGCGGGACCGTTAGTGTTCCTCTGAACTACGACATGGATAATCTTGAGAATGATCTGAGTGCTAGCCTTGAGTCGCACTACTACTCTGCTGATGTAGAGGCAGACTTCTCAGAGGATCGCATGGAGATTGACTGGTCTGAGAGTTAGACCAGATAGCCCCCATCGTCTAGAGGCCAAGGACGCCGCCCTTTCAAGGCGGTAGCACGGGTTCGAATCCCGTTGGGGGTACGCAGAGTATGGCAACATAGGGTGAGGGAAGAGAAAGTCAACCTAGGGACTCATGGACTTCCAATAGCGCCTATATTCCCCAGCATTGCAACCATTAATGGCGTCCTGAGCATGACGAAAAACTGCTCATATTTTCGGTGCCTGCCCCGAAATCCTAGTAAAGTCAATTACGACGAGAGAATATTTTTCACGGATTTTTTAGAAAAAGTCTTGCGAGTGTCAGTCCCCAGGTGTATAGTAGTTCCATAAGTTCGATCAACTAAGGAGATGAATATGCCACACGCAGTAGAGGTTAGTCGGGATGGCGAGAAGCAGTCTTTTGCTTCTTTCCGCGAACCCGCTTGGCATGGTCTTGGGACCGTGTTCTTTGAGGAGAAGTCCACCCAGGAGATGCTGGATGCGGCTTACCTGTCCAACTGGAACGTTCGCCTGGAGGCCGTTCCTTACCCCAAGGCGTACAATGTGATCACGCCTTCCTACATGGTCCTTCGTGACAACCCATTCGACCAGGGTACTGACGTTCTTGCTACCGTTGGTGAGCGCTACCACGTTCTTCAGAACGAGGATCTTTTCAACTTTGGTGACGCCCTCCTTGACGGTGGTCGTTGGGAGACTGCTGGCTCTATTCGCCAGGGTCGTGTCGTGTTCGGTTCGCTTGCGCTGGAGCGTGAGACTGTCCTTGACCCCAATGGTGTGTCGGATGTTGTGAAGTCCTACCTTCTCGTCCACACCTCGCATGATGGTTCTACTGCTGTGCAGGCTTCCATCACTCCCGTTCGCGTGGTGTGCCAGAACACTCTGAACATGGCTCTTCAGGGTGTGAAGCAGTCCTTCAAGATTCGCCACACGCAGACCGTGGGTGGTAAGGTTCAGGCTGCACGCGAGGCTCTTTCTCTCGCCAATCAGTACCTTGACACCTTCGATAAGGAGGCTCAGGCTCTTATTGCCAAGGAGATTACCAAGGCTAAGTTTGATGCCATTGTTGAGGCTGTCTACCCGCGTCCCGACAAGGATGCCAAGGGTGCTGTCAAGAAGTGGGAGACTAAGGTCGATCTGCTGGAGGAGATTTACTCTTCCGACACCACTAACATGATCGCAGGCACCGCGTGGGGTGCGTTCAATGCTCTCACGGAGCGTCTGGACTGGTTCCGCAAGGGCCGTGGTGAGCGGGGTGCTGAGAATGTTGCAGCAGCCGCTAGCGGTTTCGATCCTGTCACCAATGCGGAGAAGGGTCGCATCCTGAAGGCGGTCAAGGAAATCGCCTTCGCGTAATCAAACATCCTGGGCATGATGTAAAACTGCCCTGCCATCGGCAGGCATGGGGCCGAAAACCTCCTGAGCATGAGGGAATCCTAGATTGGACAATGGATAAACTGCTCCGATCCACCCGCGCTGGGCGCAGACGGGCCTCCAAAACCTGTCGGGCAGAGTTCGATTCTCTGGGGTGGGGCTTGACAAATCCGCAAATCGGTGGCAGCACCGAATCTACCTAATGTCAATTACGACGGTTACGAAAAAATCACGGAAATCACAGAAAACCTGCTTGACATATACTCTCGCATAGGCTTTACTAGATATACCTAGAAAGGAGAGAATATGGACCCGAATGAAACTCTTTCTTCTATCCGCGTCGCGCTTGCACGTTGGGAGGAGTGGGGAACTTTGGAAGTTGATGCAGAAGAGGCTATGGATTTCTTGACAGATGCCTTCTTTGCATTGGATAATTGGCTTACATCAGGCGGATTCCGCCCAGACGACTGGAGTTAGAATGGCTACTATCACATTCTCAGTAGAACTCATCTATGAGGGAACTGGTCATTTCATGGATTTTGAGTATGAGTATGAGGCATATGATGACATGACCCGCGAGGAGTTGGAGCAGTTGGCTGACGACCTTGCTAGTGGTCGTGATCCTGAGTTGTATAACGAGATCATGAACAACATTTCTATTGTTCCCACCGTGGAGGATGTAATCCCAGATGAAGACTGAGACTGGTTGCTACATTGACGGTAGCCATAGATCAAACCTAGAATTCATGTGCCTAGTTATCGAATTGGCTCACGACTATGGATTTGAGTTGGAGTGGGATCAGTTTATTGCTGATATGAATTGGCTATCCTCTGATGAGGTAGATGATGATAGGCACTATGAAATTCTGGATGCTATTGACTGGACCTATGAGGATGCACTAGAATATCTCAACACCAACACCCGCGAGGGTTTGGTGTGGGTGGTAAGAGAGCAGAGTTTGTATCTCATGACATATGAGGAGGCAGAGGACTGATGCTAGCCAGTAATATGCTTACCAAAGATCAGATGCTAGAGCAGTATGAGGTTCTAGGATTCTTCTATGATCTGTGTATTGTCAAGCGTAAGAGTGATGGAGTGAAGGGGACGTTGCAGTATTCTTCCCATCCCACCCTTGACCCTCTTGACTCTTCCGAGCCGATTGGCTATACTCGCTACTACTACAACTTCATGGAGGACTGATGGATATTTCAGTAGACGTTCAGAATGTTAGTTTCATCATTGACGCTGATGATGAGAGCGAGGCTATTGCTAGGGTAGAAGAGATTCTCCAGGAGTATGCCTGGGACTGGACCCAGCCCTACGCAGGATAAGGAGTAATCATGCAGTTGCACTATGTTGTATTCTATGACACAGATACTCAGAGGTGGGGGGTAGAATCTGATACCGCCGCCTACTTCCCAGATGGTAATATCTTTATTTCTGACGATAGGCTACCTGATCGCTGGGAAGCGCCAGATGATGATACACCTATCACGGCAGCACTTGATGAGTCTCTAGTTAGACTTCTTGGATACATTGTCGATACCTGGCCTGCTCCTGGGATAGTGGTGTCGGGTAGGATGGTGGGTAATAATGTCTCTTCCTGAACGTATCAACGCTATCAAGACTGTTACCTATGATGTTGTCCAGATTGTAGAATCATTGCAGGCTATGAACGATTATGGCAGCCGTGGTGATGATAATGCCGAGCCATATGAGCCTACCCTAGAGGAAGTGCTGGCGTATATCGAAGATTGGGTGTATGAGGACTTTGGTGATTCCTATGGAATTATCTATCAGGATGAGAATGGGGAGGAACTGTGAAATACATAGTTGCATTTGGTAATGCTTTCGATGGTCATACTCTTCATGGACCGTTCGTTTCTAGGGATGAAGCCATTGACTATGGATCTAATCATGGTGATGGTGACTGGTTCGTTCTTCCATTGGAGGTTCCTTATGCCTAAGTATAAGATTAGTTATCAAACCGAGGACTGGTGGGACTTGTTCGTAGAGGCAGACACGCTTGACGATGTTCTTGCGAACTTCTGGAATGGCAAGTATAATCATTCCGACGCCATTCTTGTTGAGGGCGGCTATATCCAAGATTCCGTTAGTGTCGATCCTGTGGAGGACTAATGACAGATATCACCATGCACCTTACTGCTAACTTCTACCCGCCGATTCCGCATGACATTCAGTTGCGCGTGCAGGAGATATTCGATGAGTTACAGCGTGACTCCGATCCATACATCCTAGGTTGGGCAGACATGCAAGATAACTGGGACTACGAGTTTTCTGATGAGACTGTGTTTGATCGTAAGTATGAGTTGCCTAACGGTGCGGTGGTGACAGGTCGCTCAATGTGCGATGAGTTGCGTCTGTGGGATGCGCTCTTCTGGGATTGCTCAGAGCCAGATGAGTTGTGGGCAGACTACGAGCGCGAGGAAGCGGAGTGGGCTAATCAGGTCGATGGACAACTAAGGATGGATATCTAATGCTAAAGTTTATAGAGATTGACTGTGGTCCTGGCGGGTATGTGTGGGAACTACACTCAGAAGATCATGACCATCTTAGGACATACGAGAACGAGGCGGCTATGTTGAATGATGCTGCCCTGCTTAGAATGGTTGATGTTGCTTTCAGATTCTATACTCAGGCTGAATACAACCTAGAGGTACAAGTAGAGATCATGACAGAGAACGGAGTATGGAATGGACAAGCGTGAGTATCTGCGTAGTCTGGGATTCACAGTAGGAGAGCGTGGTCGCTTTACTGCTGAGATGATGACTGCTCTGAAGGATTATCAAGAAGAGGGCGGGAAACTAGAAGGACGTACAGGAAAGCGTGACGATGGTCTACCTGAGGTAGAGCCTGCTGTTATCCGTCCACATGTTCCACCTATGACTGCTGTTCGCAAGCCTAAGAAACTCAAGGGTCGTAGTAAAGAGGGATACGTTATAGAGTTTGTTACATGTTTTGATTGTCATTACCACATGATGTACTGCACATGCGAGGGGGGAGTAAAGGCTCCTTCTTCCATTGCCACTAGCAAAGACCCGCTCGTTCGTGTATAATGTAGACTCCCCATCGAAAGGATATCATGATAGAGGAAAAGGCAGCGAAAGCATTTGTGGAGGCAGCAAATAACAGGCTCTATAATCCATATCAGTTTGCTAATCTAGTAAAGACTGCTGGTGGATATCCTGCGGCTATGTTGCACAAGGTTGCGATTGGATGGTTCATGCTCAACGAGATTGACTGGCGCTATGGCATTGGCGATCCCGTGATTGGTGAGATGGCCTCTCGTATCATGCATGAGGTGGTGAATGACTATGAAGAAGTACCCGACTACAACCCTGGTCGTGGATTTGCGGCTGGTGGTACAACTGCCCGAGGAACTATCGAAGACTATACAAGCCGATATGCTCCGTCGTTCGTTCAGCGAGGGGCTGAGTAGACCCATCAAGCCAGGGCTTGACGTACAAAAAGTTGAAGTGATACAATATTGGAGTAGGTAAGGTAGAAGGTCTGGTGCGGCTATCAGGGGACGCCCTAGTCGTTAACTAAAGCAGGAGCCTTGAAATTCCTAGCAGCCAGACCACTTTTCTTGACTAATGTCAGAGGGCGGGTGTATAGTATGGATATGACATTTGATGAAGCAGTTGCAGCGATTGACATGGGTATCCTTGAGTTTGATAAGCCCAACTTCACCGCCCAGGTGAAGCAGGCTATCGCAGAGGATGGGTACTTCACACCTTGGGGATTCTCTATTCCTTCCAAGTACCCTGAGGCGGAGGAGATTCGCAAGCAGTTCACCCCAGAGCGATATGCCAATATTGACAATTGGACCCAGCAGGATTGGATTGACAATTGGATTGCATTCATGTTGTGACTTGACAGCCACCGATTTCGGTGGCGGCACCGACAATAAAATTTGTCAAGCATATTACGACGGCTTATAAAAAATCATGGAAATTTTTAGAAATTTCGGAGATAGCGCCGATATAAAAAATTAATTAGACATTACGACGGACATAAAAAAATCATGGAAATTTGTGGATATTTTCCACAAGTTATCCACAGGGGGGTAATTGGATCTAATCCTTTACATATACTATATATGATAAATATAGGATACACATTACATATCCCGCCCACATTTTATCCACAGATTGTGGATATCTTTGGGCATATTACGAAGGGGCTAATTTTTTCATGGAATTTTACAGAATTTGGCATAATTAAATAATATGGGGTCATATTTGGTAAATATATTATAAAAATGCCCCATTTTTCTTGACATTACGATGGGGGGTGTATCTTGGCCCATTACACCTACACAATTAATTTAATAGTTGTATATCTTTATTCACAATTTGTATGAAGTTATACACAACTTATCCACATGTATATAGCCCTATGTGGACAAAAAATAGCCAATTCGTGCTGTCAAATAGACAATAGCCAAAGAATAGATTGCTATCATTAGTGTTTCTTTTGTACTCATGTAAAGAGCCATCCTAGTATAATTACTATAGTAGTAAAGAGGAGAATCATAAAGCATCCCCCCGCCAATAGTGTAGTAAGACAGTCACTTCCAACTGCCCCATGTGGATTCTGATTCATTAATTTATCCCTATGATATAGACCATGTATGCTGCAAAAAATAGCGACACAAAGATACCCACAAGGATAGGCGTAGAGATATTCAGAAGCCTTCTGTACCTCTTGAGAAGCCTTTCCATTTCCTGAAGCATCTTATCTAAGTCGCTCATATATTTATCGCATTCTGTGGATAGTAGTGTGTTATATTATATTGCTTCTTGTTCATCCTCAAGATGATCGTAGTTATAGTATAGGATATAATCCATAGTCCTACAAGGAAAGATGCCCACTTTAATACAGCCACCCTTTCGCCTCCGCCCAACTGAGTACATCTTCATAAGAATCCTCAGTTACGATTTTCATGGTAAATAAATATCTATACTCATCTAAATTATATACCTCATGCAATTCTTGGGTATTGAATAGATAGAAATATCCTGGCTCATAATCTAATTCATGAATTGAATTAGTGTAATCAGATTCCTTTTCTCCGAATACAGTATGGCTATGCCCATTTCGATGCATCAGCATATTGATCGTGAACGATCTATCTACATCCTTATGCCATGTATAGGCGGTTCCTGGTTCCAGCCTCATTATGATGGCTAGTGATTGTGGATATCTTTCTTTTACTGCTGCCAGGAACTTTTCTTTCCCCCAAATTTCCTCTGGGATGAGAAAACCAGTAAAGCCCTCAAACGGCACCCAGTCTAATTTAGACAGCCTAGGAAGGCTGTAGAATTGACAGATATGCTCGCTTGGTGCTTTTACCCTGGCATAGTATTTTCTCATCTTACCAAGAGACTTCATCGTCATCTGTGAGTGGACCAAAGTTATCAAGTGGCACTAGCCAATCGACAAACTTATCCACAACACCATTGACGGCCTCTCCTACAAAACTAAACATAATTATCCTAACCTTAGTGTCTTGTTTAATAACTCATGATTCCAGAAAGTAATTATTGTTTTTCTTTCTCCCCCAACTACTTTCTTCACCCCGTGGGTGTGTTCTAAATCAGCATAGAACATGCCAAGTCTCCCAGCCTTAGGCTCTATCTCTTGCTTGAGGTTCGGAAAATAAGTCTGACCACCCTCATAGTCATCATTGAGATAAATAATACCTGAGTATAGACGCCATGGACTTACGTTGGGAGTCCCATCTTGCTCTACATTGTCTGCGTGGGGGGGCTGCTCAGTACCATCTTTCCATTTGACAATTTGCATTGTATCGGCATAAATAATATCTATAAGGCCGAATTCATGCATTATTGTCTGCTGCATTCTTTTGAGAATTGACATAAAGAACTTAAATTTATCTCTATCCCCGAATGTCTTCATATAATATGAGAATTCAAACGTTCTTCCATCCCAAAAATCCATGGTGGAAGACTCCCACATATCATTCTTATCAATGAAGTCGTAAAATTCTAGGAAGATATCAATCTCTTCCTGAGATAAGAAGTTATCTTTATATAATACGCTCATATTTCCATTTTACCAGTTTTAAATTGGTTCTCATCGTAGTAGTAAATATATGCATTCTTCTCTTCGATGGGGGAAGTCAGGCGGCGGATATATCTTTTGGCCTTACGCAATGCCCCTCTCTTTGAGAGGGCATTGAACGACATATACGGCACATCATCTGATTCATGCATAATGTCTGCATACCATACCCATGCCCAAATACCCGTCCATCTTCCGACCACAATTCCAAAGTTTCTCATGTCTTCTTCTTTCTGCCGCGTCGCGGCTTAGGCTCATTATTGGGTGTGTGTTTCTCTTTTTCGCGCTCATTCGTGGCGAGATATTCCTGTACGATATGTGTATGGGAATGATGCTGTATGCATTCTTTACACCACTTTTCTACCTTAAACTTCTTACTGCTTACTCCCCATTTTATGAGGCATGTATATTCAGAATGCTTATTGCTAGTGCAAGGACTTTTCATGGACGGTACTTGCGCTTTAGGGGAGGCTTGATGCCTGCCTTAACGCAAGCAGCGTAGGCTTGACCGTACTTCTTCTCAGCACCCTCGCCAGACTTTCCAGCGGTTGCCTTCTTTACATCCTGGCTTGCAATGTTAAGATCCCTAAGAAGATCCTCATTTTCCTGACTTGCCATTTACTTCTCCTTCTGCCATCTGATTAAAATATCCAATAAACTTATTAATAACAAAAGCGGTGTCGTCAATAGCGGTCTGAACGCTCTTTGGGTTATCAATTGCTGAGAACCCAGGATTCTTAAAATGAAAGAAGTCTAGTGCTACACGACTAACAATATCTTCTAAATCAGTTACCTTCATAGTTTTTCCTTATAGTGTTTAATAAGTGCTGATATTACTCTACAATCTTCATGCCGCCAATCAAGATCGCAGGAGTCACCTATAGAACTCTTGCAAAGCATCCCGCGCAGATCATTGATTACATTACTGTAGATTTGCTTCTCTACTGAAATTGTATCAATACTTTCTGAGCATTGCCAGCATTTAACGTACATTATTTAAGATCGTCCCCGTACTTTAACTGCCAATCTAAATAGGCATCTATTGCTACCGCCGCATCTAGCATGGCTATGTCATACCAGTTTTGACCATCTTCACTAGTTAGCCAGGACTGATCGCTATGGCTCTTAGGAAACCATGACTTCATAAGAGCATTGGCTACATGCTGAACTTCTGTCATGCTTCCTTAATTCCTTTTACCTGGCGACCTGACCTAAGTTTTGCCATGTTTGATAAAGTATTTGTAACTACCTCTAGGACACAAGAGACATTAACGTACATGTCCTCTGGGTGCCATGGGGTATCTGATCCACCGCCATAAGTGTCATCGTATGCAATACGCAGAACCTCAAAGAATTCATCGGCAGTTACATAATAAGCCATCCATGGTCTATCATCAGACTTTGCATTGGATGCTGTGATATTAATATTATTGCTAGAATAAACAGGCTCAGACTTTGTAGCCTCTGTGATCTTAACATTTCCTGTTAGATATGTCATTTCTCTCCTAAATGTGTGGGCCAATAGTATGTGCATTTTCCTGGGCAGCATACATAATCTTGGTACATTTCGTATTCTGTTCTATATTGTCCGTAAAGTTCTGGGGCTTTTTCATATAGCCGACCACGGTGGGTAACAATGACACGATAAAATGCATTGTCGTCCAGCATCCAGTACGGTATTCCAGTCTCTGTGATGCGTTCGCTGACCATACGCTGAATCTCATACCAATTCTTTTCCCATTTATAATTCCTGCGCTCCATTTCTTTTCTAATGGCTGCAAGATAAGTATACAGGGCTACGGGATAGCCGTCAAACATTCTTACGGCTGGATGATTCTTCCAGGCATTTGATTTAGATTCTCCTACTAGAATTGTCATAATCTGACGACCCTCTAGAAGTTGCTTGACTAAACGCTTAGTATCTAATTGCTGCGCTGTGTAATCAAAATCTGGTTCTGGTAAAAATACTTGCATATTACTCTCTATTCTAAAGATTAATTATCAATGTAATCTTTTTTTAGTTTTAGCCAAGTTACAATAAGAAACTTATCATTACTAATAGGAGGCTTGGCTTCATGTATGTATACATAGTTAGATGGGAAAAACACTAGCCTGCCTGCTTTTGGTTTAATGGATACATCAAACTTTTTGAAGTAAGTCTCACCACCTAATTCTACATCATTTAGATATAATAATGCAGATACTTCTCTAGTGTTTTCTTTACCTTTATCAACATGTTCTTTAAAAAAGTCAGAATTCTTTTTATAATGAATAACTTCTATATCTTCCATTACATAAAACTCAGAACCCTGCTTGGCAGCGTACATTTGAGAATACTCCCAAATTATTTTATATACATTAAACCATTCATTTCTCATGCTATAGTGAAATGGTATATTTACGGTTTGAGCACTCCTATAACTTTTGTCTTTTGATGACCTATCAGTATAAACTAAAGCATCTTGCCAAATATTTTGATCAATGTTTGCTAAATCTATAAGTTCTTTAGAATTTTGAATTATATTATCATGTATAACTATTCCAGGGGCAACCTCTTGCCCCTTATTTAAGGGACCATTATGCATTATATTCTCCATATGCTATTTTAGCGGCGAAGTTATAGGCAGCAACTATATCGCATCTCTGACATGCAGTTTGAGGACTATGTGGAATATGTGTATCATTTGCATACTGAATTATTTTATATGCTATATCTTCTCTAACCATAGAAATAATTTCACATCGGCATGAATATCCTTTATCCCAAACTCCATAATCAACGGCAACATCAGGCATATAGTTGCATAGAGGGTCGTGTGTCATGAATTACTTTCTCTAGTCGCCGCTGCCAATGCTAGTGTAGCAAATACCTGTGCTGCTGCATACATGCCAATTTCAGCAAAATGCATGGCCTTCTTTTCATATTCAGAACTAGTAGTCATTGTACTTATCCTGAAACTTCATCTCAAAGTAGTCGTCAATACCGTCCATGGTCACTCCCATCCTGGAACTACTGTAGTTGGAATATTATTTTCCTGCCATAGTTTGATAATACTTGGATTATCATCCCATGCATGAATTATATCGTATGCCTTACGGAGAGTGTCAAGCATATCTTTCTTGACCTCATAGTCCTTACGATTGTCTTCATCCCCGCGCATCATTAGCATATCACTAGGAACATTATGCATTGCTAGCCACCATGCCGTTTGATTTCTCCACATATGCTTTCTTGCAGTAACAACTAATACCGCATGTCCTAGCATATGTGCGACTTGGGTAGCATTTACTACATGATTATGTGGAGGAACATTAACTGATTCAGCATGAAATTTATTAAAATGCTTAATAACCCTACGCTTACCCTCATCATATTTAGTTAGATGATGACGAATAGACGATACATCTGCAAGCGTGCCGTCCATATCGAATATTACTGCGGTTTTCACAGCATCTCCTCATGGTCTGGATGGTCTAATGGAGTAGGTACAGTAAGAAGTGTGCCGCACATGGCACACTCTCCGTCAAGTAAATATGAAACTATATTATATTCTTCATCAAAATTAAGGGTTACTTTAAGCAACCAACTTCCACAACTAGGGCACTCTGGGGTCGGAAGACCTCTAGCATCTAGCATTAATTCTCCAGTATAGTAAATGGGGAACGAACGTATGGCGAGTATGCTTCAGAAGCATTCAATGCCATCTTTATTCTAGCATATGGATCTTTTATTCGTCTAGTAGAAAATAAAGATCCAAGGGCAAACGATGAGCCTGAGCCTATTGCATTATAACTATTACTATCTTCCCCGACATGCCAATCACTATTTAATTCAAAAATGTGACCGTGTAATCCAATTAATAGTTCCGCCGCATCTTTATCTTCTGAGTTATCAAGTTTGTTTTCTTCAACTGCTTCTCTAATGGCATTAACAAACTTAGTATTCATAAACTTATGGATATCTCTATACTCTGGTCTTGGCAATTCACATGAGTATTCTACTACTTTGCCAAATCTAAATGATCCAGAATATCCGATGATGTAGTCTCCTGTGACAAACACCTTTGGCTCTATTCTAGATGACACAAAATTTGAGTCTACTTCTACGGCTGCTGAATCGCCGCCCATGTATACTTTTTTACCATCAGTTAATGCAACTATACAGGTCATTAGTTTTCCTCAGTATCGCCTATCTTTAACTTAGCCCTTAATTCTATTAGATGCTCAAGCATTTCATAGTACTTATTCTTCCACATATCTAGATCTTCTTCAAGTTTTCTGATCTCTTCTTTTCTATTTTCTAGTTCCAATTTAAGAATCTTTAATTCTTCAATCTCCATAGACTTGATATGTGCATTTTTCTCAAACTCATGCTTGATTTTATTCAGTCTATAATCAAATAGTTTGGCGGCACCACCAGTAAAAACAGCACCAATTAAACCAATAATAGCAATTATTATGGCGTCAGTAATTACCAATGATTTCACCCCAGACAAGTATGATATCTATATTTTATCATTCATATAGTTACTATCATACTTTGTCTTAATAAACTCACACATGTCTATTGTTTCTCTGGCAATCCATCTATCTGTACTATCTATACTCTTGGAGTTATCTAATAGATTAGATAAATATGTAACAAGTTTATTACACAGACCTATATCATTATTATTTGCTGAACCGCTTCGGATTTTTTGAACTATATGGTTTATTTCAGAAGTAATTTCTGAGCATAGATTATTACACGATAAGTTCGCTAGCAGAGATTTCTTTTCCAACATACCTATGTTTTACAACATAATCCCTTACAGAAGTAGCCCCGAACTTTCTTCCCGCGAGAATAATAATCCATCTAGGCTCGTACCTTAATTCTATACACTTTTTACAAAGTAGCAAATTCACGCCTGGTAGTAGAGTTGACTTCTTAGGGGTCAACTCGTTCTTTGGATGGCTACATGAATAACAAACCATTAAAACTCTTCTTCCTCTAATCCTATTGAAATATCTTCTAAAAATATAAGTTCTTCATTAAGGATGAATACTTCATAGTCCATCCCGCCCTTATTGTATTTAACTAAACTTGCAAATGCTCCCATAGATTTTGTCATTCCATAACATTCTTCATGTGGAATATAAACTATAAAGTGATGTATTGACCTACTTGTCATACTTTATGCCTTCTATTTCGCATCTTACGCCAAAGTTCTGTACCATGGCACGCATCTGAAGTAGATAATCCATTATTTGCATACGCTTAGACTCCGAAAATTCCATAATATTGTTTTCATGAATAACTAAAGCAATATAATTTGGTCTTTTTCTAATGTCTATAATTATGCCTTTGAACGGTGGCTTGATTTGCCTTATGGCATTAGCCATCTCTTTTGTGTAAAATACCTGATCCATGTATTCTCTTTAAGTTCTTCCACACTTCCTGAGTTTTATGGGAGTTATGCTCTTTATCTACTCTTCCTAAATCTAAGTAGACGCCACCCCATACGCCACGCTCTTTGTTAGAGGTACCTTCATTATAGCATTGTTTTACAACTGGACAATGAAGGCATACCTCATCTACTTGTGATGCAATGTGCTTATCTGTTTCATAATCATCGTAAAATAAGTTTATGTCCATTCCAACACATGCGGAAAGTTGATACCATTTTACATTTTCTGGATCTAAACCTAATTGCTCAATTATATTGGACATTATCAGGAACCTTAACCTTCCAAGTTCCATCGTGAGACACGGGGAAGGTAAACTTCATGCCCCACCTATCATTTCTGAATTCCCCGTCCTTAGACATATATCCAGATGCATTGGGAACCCACCGATGAATATCCCATCCGTTCCAGAAATATCCACGATGTGAATTCTTGGCGACAAAATCGTGTGCCTCAGAATAGTTTAGTGTTATTGTTTTCATCTTTTGCCTTCTGTAGAATCATTGATTTCTTGTACGCATCCTGTTCAAGAACAATCCGTATTCTTGACAGTTCTTCTTTAATACCATCTAGAAGTGCTTCTATATTTCTAATATCGCTCATGTATAAACTACTTTCCTGATTCCCGCCTCGTTAATTGCCTTGTGGCAGCGATCACAGGGGCGGGAAAGTCTATCCTGTCCTCGCTTATTTACACGGGCTACATAAATCGTAGCCCCCTTAGGATTCTTTACCTTACGCAATGCATCGATTTCTGCATGTACAGAGCAATGCGTCTTGATATGTTCTGATGAAACAACGGTAGGATGGTTTCTATTCTTATTAATACCTACGCTAATCACTCTTCCACCCTTTACAATTACTGCACCGTGCTTCATTCTACATTCCGACGACTGCGCTACGTTTAGCGCCAAGTCCAAGTAGTTCTGGTCACGACGCGATAGACGAGAAAAGATCTCCTTTTGGCATCATCATCACCCTTTCACAATATCCGTAGGAATACCCATTGCACTAGTAATATTAGCAATATTCTGTGTCTTTTTGCAAGAGTCTCTGATGAACATTATTGCCTTGTCTACTTCCATCTTTGAAATATCATCAATAGATAGTCTTCCCTGCCATTGCTCACCGCGCTTTGGCTTAAACAATTGCTCTGATATAGTGTAACCCTTTTGCTTAATTAATTTTTCTACCTTGCCAATATATTCAGTAATCATATTTTCAGCAGGAGAAGATGCTGTATGCACAAATGTAATCTTCCTATCTGATGGATTTGTTGAAACCCACTCATCAAGTGTGACTGTCATCTTACGCATGATTTCATTGTAGTCAACCCAATTACGGCTGCCACTTACTAAAACTCTCATTATTTCTCCGTAAAATTACTCAGAAACTGTTTCTGAAACTTCTACATTTTCAACTGCAACATCTTCAGTAGCCGCTGTTTGCTGAACAGGTTCTGATTCAACATCTGACAATTCTACTATCTGCTCTTCAACTTCATCTACAGTTTCAATAGCAGGGGTGTCTTCAACTTCATTAGTTACTGAAGTATCCTCAGAAATGTCTTGACGCTCTACTTCAAAATTGGTTTCTACAACATCTGCTGTATCAAGAGGGGCGTTTTGAGGCTCTTCTGCTGGTAAACTAACTTGCTCAGGTTCGTCTGCTGGGAAAAATACACCAGACCATACAGACTTATTAATATTGTTATCCATTTTTATCCTTTTCTTTGTTCTCTTAAATATAATTATATCATGCCTAGTTTGCTCACATAGTCATACATAACTATGCCGCTAGCAGTACCCACGTTTAGACTTCTAACACTTCCTAGTTGTGGAATATAAACAATGTCATCTGCCATACCAAGTGCCATGGGGCTGAGTCCTCTTTGCTCCTCACCAAATATCATAAATGTATCTGGTTTCCACTCATATGAAGTAATTGGAATAGCGCCTGGAACATTATCGATAGCCACCCATCTAGCACCACGAACCTGATGCTCATGTAGATAAATATTATCTAGATTAGGTGCATACTTCAAATGATTATAGTGCTGTGTTCCAACGGCACCACGCTTATCCCACTTCTTATTTCCAATAATCCAGCATTCCTTAGCCATGAATGCATTTGCATTACGAACTCCAGTAGCCTTATTAAAATCTCCAGAAAGATTCTCAAACCCTACAATAAATGGAAGGCGACGGGTGTCTAGATCAGCCTTAATCTGATCTGTCTCCCACTCCTTGTAGTAATCAATTACATTCTTAGACATAATTAATCTCCTTTAAGTTCGCTCAACGTTACCTCTAAATTATACCCATTCTCTTCATGCTTTTTCCAGAAATCTCTTACCTCAACAAATCCTGGGATCACATATCTATGTGGCCCTGGCCCTGGGGCATTTACCCCATGTCTCCATTCTTCTGATGTTGGAAATATTAAAAGAGAATTTTTTGGAGGACGCATCTGTATTTCTTGATTTACAAAAAACACTTCACCATTAGTATAGTCGTCATTCAGATAAAAAACTACTGCATATTCTAGTGATGGATCTGTATGATTGTCAACATGATCTTTTAGTGGAACACCATCATATTGTCTCTGAATAGTTCCGCATCCTTTGAATTGCAGATCATCTACAAAGTCAAACAATCTTTGGCATCTCTTGTCTAGGCTTATTCTTAAATTATCATCTTTAATTGGAAGGGTCTTATCTATCCAATTATGAGTTATTTCGTATAGTCCTTCTGCAACTAAGTTATCTAAATCTGTTCTACCGAACTTTGATAGCGCCATCTCTCTGACACCATTCATGTAATGAAAGGACCATTCTTCATCACTAGACTGTCTACCTATTTTAACTAATTTATTTGATTCTGCATCAGTAAGAAAATTTTTTACTAAAAAGATTCTATAACTTATTTCTTCTACCTCATAGCCAAGGTTTTCGATGTATTCCTTTGTTAGTACTTTTCTCACTCGTCTTCCCAATCTTCTGGTATTGGAACACCATTTTCTTCTAAATATTTTTTACCAGCATCTGTTATTCTAAATTTTGCCTGCAGATTTGTATCGTATTCTATAGTAACTAACCCTAGGTCGTAAAGATTTAACAACTCTTTATTTAATTCTTCCATCATCGCATGATATAGTTCTGGGAAAACAAAGTACATCTTTTCAAAATTAAAGACGAACGTTCTTTCTCCATCGTCACTCATACCTACCCATTCAAGAACGCCTTCATCTTCTAAATAGTTCATGAAGTGTTCTATTTCTTCATTACTATAGTCCATGAGCCACAGATCGGATTCGAACCGATGACTTTCCGCTTACAAGGCGGGTACTCTACCAACTGAGTTACTGTGGCGATCCTAGGCTGTTGCCGCAATTTTATTTGCGCCTAGAATATAATTCTATCATTTAAATCTTTTCAGGTGTACATTTCTTTGGGAACAACGACCATCCAGTATTGAATGGTGCGATTACCCATGAATACGTTAGTCCAGAACCCCATAGTGAATAATACATTCCTGCATCTTCATGCCATGAGTCATTTTTAAATGAATAGTCATATCCCCAATTATGCATACCATCATTAAGGAAATGCTTTCTTACAATTTCTGATTGCTTATCTTTGTCTAGCATATTATCCCTAGACCACCAGGATTTTCCTGACCAGGCACTTGTTTGAATTTGCCAAGTACCCAACGCACCTGAATACCAAGGACTGCTTTCGGAAAGATTCTGGTGCTTAGATTCACGCCAGGTAATTGCCCAGGCTCCTCTTAGCATTCCAGGTCTATTAAAACCCGCCTTAAATAGTATCTTTGCCTGCTTATCATTACAGTTAGATGGCAAAGTCCAGTTTCTATCTGTTATTGCCCTTCTTTCTAATGTATCAGCGGTGGCAAAGTTACCCGTACCTTCCGCCAAAGGCGTAGACTTAGCATACGCCAGGTTTGGAGAGATTAGTAGCATTGATAATACTGTTACTGTTGATACTAATGCAGCACCAAATCGGTTTATTGTCGTCATATTGACCTCCTTGTGGCGGCAACATGAATTCTATTATACCGGAATATTACGATATGGTCAACGATTTTGGATAATTTACAATTTCAATCATATTATTATACAAAGTAATGTAAGGTCTGAGGTAGTAGTTACCATTGTGTTTAACTAAGCAATAAAAAGTGAACACTACTTCTTCCCGCGACGAACTTTAAGCGGAGATTTACCTATTTTTATTTTACCATCTGAGTGGTCTGGATTCTTTATTCCGCCACCTCCGCCACGGATTGTCTCCGTGGTAATTACATTATTCATTTAAGAAAAGATCCGCCCCAGAATTTGCCCATCATATCATCGTCGTCATTTGGATCATCATCTTCATCATCCATTGATGCATTTACATAGCCATCTGGAATTGCTGCCAAGCGGCACTTTGCTTCTGGATGAACTAGATAAGAAAGGATAGCACATCCTAATTGACCGTCTTCTCTCTCAATATGCAGGGAGCAATTAGCACACTTAACACCAATTTGAGCATCTTCATTGTCTTCTGGGCCTTCATATCCAACCCAAATACTTGATGTTCCCTGGTCAAACGGGCCAAATCTTTCTGCAATAGAAACCATTGCATCATGATATGCTTTTTCTTCTTCTGTTAATTCATCATAGAGTTCCATATTACAATTATACCAGCAATCATGTTTTTATTAGAGCAGTTTGTATCTTTGGAAACCATAAACAATCTATATCTGAAATCTTCCAGGTGCCGATTGCTTCCTGTGGAGTTTCAATAAGTGGCTCTCCAGCAAGGTTGAAACTTGTATTAAGAAGAACTCCGATGCCAGTTATTTCTTTAAAACTTGTAAGTAATTTAAATAGTGGGTGGCTAGTATCTTTTACTATATGTATTCTACATGATCCATCTTCATGAATAACGGAGGGGATTATGTCTTTAGTATCTGGCTTTGCTATTGCATTAACTAGCATGTATTCATAACCAATATTATCAATGTAGTCAAAGTACCTAGTGGCATCTTCCTCTAGCATAGAGGCAGCAAATGGCCTATACCACTCTCTTTTTTTTACTACATTAATTATATCTTTTCCATTTTTTATTCTAGGATCAAACAAGATGGATCTATTTCCTAGTGCCCTTGGTCCAGCCTCCGCTAGACCGTAATACATTGCTACTATATTTCCAGAATAAATTATTTTAGCAATATCTTTTTCTGAAACGCTGGTACCCTTTATATTACTTATATCATGATCTATCCCATGTATAAAATTATTTTTAATAGGTTTCGGTTCACGATCCTTAGTTACAGATCTATAAGCAATCATTGCTCCACCGATTGAAGTACCTCCGTCATCAGACATTGGATCGAAATAAAACTTTACCCCAGGAAACTTTTGAAGCAACTTTAAATTATTAACTATATTAAGTCCATAGCCTCCTGCCAAACATATGTTTTTACTACCAGTTTTTTCTATTGCCTTATTTACTAATATTTCTAATGCACGTTCTGTTTCTTTTTGAACATGTAAAGCATAATTAGCATAAATATGATAGTTTTCTTTAGTTACAATATTTTGTTTACCTACATAGTCTTTATGATAAATAACTTCAAGCGGTGATTCTGCTAATTCTGGAGTTTCAAAAATAATAAATTTGCCTGGATCTACTAGGGCTTCTCCCTCCAAGAGTAGCGGCTCGTAATTAATGCTAGCATCTCCATACGCGGAAAGGCCCATAGTCTTTCCATTTTCTAAGAATGATTCATTAATCAAATGTGTTGCCGTGCAGTATAGGTGAGTTATTCCTAAATTAGAAGATACTTTTATTTCACAATCTGGAAGCCTTTTTCTTTCCCGATCTACATCTTCTTTATTAAATCTAAATGTTTTTTCATATGCTTTATATACAGGAGTAAAAATATCTGGATACTCTGCATAAAATATTGTTTCTGTTTCTACTATAGTTCCAAAGTTAGAGCCTCTACCATCGACAACTATGACAGCAGCATCACTAAACCCGCTATTATAAAATGAAGTGGATGCGTGCTGGAGATGATGCATTCTAGATAAATCTATTGAATCTATTAATTTTGAATGCTTTTTAACGGCATCTTGCCAATGTAGAAACTTATAAGATAAATCTTCATCTCTTTTTGCGAATGATAATCTGTGTGTCGCTGCAGAGTATGAAAATAATTCAACTTCTTCTACGCCCTCTAAACATTTCTCTATAGATAATTCTGGACAGGAACTTCTTTTTATTCTATTAAGTCTTTCTTCTTTAAAATATTTTTTTACAAACCCGTCTTCTACTAGGACTGCGCCAGCATCATGAAACGGAGACAACCCTAAAACCTTCATTTAGGACTCCTTATTGCTGGAATAAAATTTTGATATAGGTTTTCATAAAAATCATTACCATTATCAAACATGTCTACTATCTTACTTCTTATTTGCTTATTTATATCTAAATCATGGTCTACCCCAGACATATAATATGATATGTCTAGCCTAGATTCCGCCAAAAAATCATCTAACCTACATTTTGACGGTGCCCCCCATACACCTATTTCCTTGCCCGAAAATATACTATAAACTATTTCAATATCGTCTTGAAGCCTTGATGTTCCATTTAATGTCTGCCAACTTTTAATTTTTTTACCATTTGTTTTTTGTAGATGAAACATAGGGAAATATCTCGTAGAAAATATTTTATATCCTCTAGTTATAAATCTCATCGCTAAGGATGACTCTTCTGCGAAATAAAATATTCGTGGATCAAACACTACTTCCTTGAAGGATTTTGAAAGTGAAAACAAATAGTGGCATGTGAGTGCGTACTGCTGATAAAATTCATGACCATTTGGTATTGGAATGTCATCAATAAATATTCCATCAAATTTTAAATAACATGGTGTGTCTTTTTTCTTTTCTGGATATAAAACTAAATTATTATCATCTACATCTAATACTGGTAAATGCTGAGATATAATAACTTTTTCAGAATAAATTTTACTTATGTGCTTTATTCTTCTGATTATATTTTCGTCCCAGTTGTCATTAAAAATCATATGAGAATCTATGATTAGACAGTAATCTTGATTATCTAGAAGTTCCATGCTTAGTTTTCTTGGAATGCCTACTCCAAGTGGGCCTCCTACTTGCATAGAAATATGCTTTACATTTTTTATTTCTTTTAGGTCTGCAAAGTTTGAGTCAGTACGTTGTTCTACAACACCAAAGTATATTCTTTCTGGCTTACTAGATTTTTTTATTGCACTTAAAATAGTCTCTTTTAAAAAAGGTTCATTAAAAGAAACTACAGAAACAAATATACTCTTCACGCTGGCGTGGTAGGATTCGAACCTACAACCCATCGGTTAACAGCCGATTGCGCTGCCATTGCGCCACACGCCACAAGTGCCAGATGTTGGAATCGAACCAACCATGCCGATGGCGACGGTTTTACAGACCGCTTCCCCACCTTGGGGACTATCTGGCATTGAAGCAATCTAAACAAATTCCTCTAGCGCCAACTCGTTGCCCTGACTTTAAAAGGAATTCTATTAGATCCTTTTCATTTTTACAATTATGACATATTTTTTTCATTTACTTTTACATTAAAGGCTATAATAATTCTTTTATCATCAGATAAATTTGGTGGAGATCTATGCATTATAGTTGCTGGAAATATAATTATATCTCCTTCCTCTACTTCTGCTCTTAATATTTTATCATTTACCATGAATTCTGTTCCAGGATTATTTTTTGAAAAATTCAAAAAGAATACGCTTGCAAAGTCTGCTCCTGGATGGTTATGCCACTCAAAACTCGACTGGTAATCGTACTCTTGGAACCAGATATTTTGTATTTCTATTTTTTTAAATCCAATTTGGTTATATGTGTACTTTATTTTTTTATAAAAATTATCTAAAAAGCACTTAGCCCAGTCTCTATCAAGGTCATCGTTTTTAATATCCCAGTCTGTCCTTGATATATTCTCAAAGTCCTTTTTTGACTCAGAGAGGTGTATCTTTTCTATCAAATCACTTTTTATATTAAGATAGTCAGATATATGAAATTTATGATATATTTTTTCCACGCGCCCCAGGCAGGATTCGAACCTGCGACCAACGGATTAGAAGTCCGACACTCTATCCTCTGAGTTACTGGGGCCAGTCTATTTCTAACTGCTCACAATTACTTAAGTTTACTCTATTGCTATATTTTTTGTAAAATATTCTGCGCTTGAATTCTGCCTTAGATTGCAATACTACATTTTTTTCAATGTCTAATATTTTGTTTTTAGGAAGTTTTACTTCCCAATTGTCAGAATCATATTCTTCAAGAAGTTCGGCCTTCATGTGTATTTCTGCGCTTCTGCTACCCCAGAATTTATCAGTTCTTTCTAAGAAATTAAGCATCTCTGGTGATAGTTCAAAAGACGACACTCCCTCTGTCCCAAATCTATTTTTACTATCTACTAATGCTAGTGCCATGAGAATTGTAAATAGCGCCTTGTAGTCTTTGTGTGAAAACGCTCTAAATATTACTGGTAAAGAATAATGTAAATTAAATAATGGCATTGTTCCTGATTCATCACATCCTTGACCAGAATACTCTCCTCTTTGGTTTTTAAAAATTTTGGATTTTAATAATCTATTCCACCCAGAATTATTTGGATAATCGTTAGGATAAATATATTCTACTATTGGATAAATTACTGATACTTCTGTTCCATATCCTATTATAAAATCAGAATCTTCTCTTTCTGGCGTCCATATAGCATATGTTAAGTATGTATCATATTCAACAACAGAATACTTTAAATCACTCATAGAGCGGCTGACCAGAATCGAACTGGCGATAACTGCTTGGAAGGCAGATGTGTTACCTCTACACCACAGCCGCGTTTGGATCTAGAATGTACTAGATCCTGGGCACAGAGCGGTATCTGCAGCCCCAATAATATATCCTACTGCCTCTGACTGGTAATCAGAAGTAAGACCCTCTCTTGCCATCTCTGTAGCCATATACTGAATAATATCCTCTACTGTGAACCCAGATTCAAGAGCCTCGCATACGGAGTAGCCCATATCAAGAAGTTGCTCGTCTGTAGCAATATTGATAAGCGGATTATCCATCGACTTAAGACCAATAAGGTACAGTTCCTCATTACCCATGGCTGGTTGTGGGATTACCTCTGGATCATCTAGTGATGGTGCTGGTGCAGCCTTTGTAATAGTTACAGTAGGTGCTGGTTGTGCTGACTGTGAAGTACATCCAACTAGCGCTACAGCAGAAATTGCAGTAGCAATAATAATCTTCTTCATAATTAATCTTTCTTCTTTAGTTGCTGAATGGCATAGTCGATTGCACCATTCCATCCTGCAATGTATGAGGAGATTTCGCTAGAGATAGCGTTATTCTCCATTCTCTTATTCTTAAGTTTCTCAATTACTTTATCGCGTGTCAATTATAACCCTTTTCAATAAATGCGCCATCCCAGAATTTGTGGGATTCATTTCTGCGCTTACCTCTGCGCTCATCATCCTCTTCATCATCATTATGAATTGACTTATTTTCAGATGCATATAGCGCACGTTGCTGTGCTTCTGCTGCGGACCTAGTAGAATGACAACCTTCAATCTCACTAGTCCCCTCTTTGACTACTGCATATCCATTGCAATCACCAAAGTTTCTTACTATCTTCCAAGGCATTTTTACCTCCCGCTCCCCATCATAGATTCGAACTACGACTAAATGATCCAAAGTCATTTGTGCTGCCATTACACCAATGGGGATTACCTATCCCTCTAATAGTACCAAAAATACTGGCTTTCGGTCAACTATTCCTATAGAACATGCCCAACACCATTCTGGCGGAGTATGATCACACTTGTTTGCTGGACGCCTTGCCCAATGGGGCCAGTCTTCTGGACCCGCTGGAGATCCACAATATGGGCATGTCTCCCCCTGCAGCAAAAGCCTTCCGTCATAACAATCTGTGCAAAGGTTTTCTAGTATCTCCTGCTTTCTCCGCTTTCTATCCTGAAAATTAGATCTTGGAGGGCGTGGAGGAATTGTTCCATCTTCATTAGGTATCCTATCGCTTTTCCATGCATTACATTTTTTATGTGCAAGTCTTAGATTAGATATATCCTCAGATCCACCCGCTGATTTGGGAATCCAATGATCTAACGTTACATCAGAATTTGCTTTAAAATCTTTTAGGCAGATAGCGCATGTAAATCCGTCACGCTCTCTAACAAGTTTTATTTTATCTTTCTTACTAAGCAGAAGATTCTGATTTAGCATTGATAAATTCTCTTTCATCTACAATGTCATATGCATCACGAATGATACTGACTTCATACTTGTCAAAGTGGTGCCCACAGAAATACAATTCTCCAGTTACAAACTTAGCAATAACCCACGCTTGGGCTGGACACTTTGGAGCATCGCACCTGTCGCTTCTGGTAAGAACTCTTTCCTTTCCCTGAACTTCAGTTTCCATTGAGTCTCCCATACATTAATTATATCAGTTTGTTTTAAAATGATCGCTGATCTGCTTCATTTGCTTATTTATTTTAGATAGTTTTTCTTGAAGAAGTTTATTTTCTATTGATAACTTATTATTTTTTTCTTCAAGTTCTATAATTTTTTCCTGGTACATATCTATAGTTTCGGAAATTATATCTGCATCGTTTTGGTTCTTCTGATACATATTAAACTCAGAACGAATTTGCTTTATATGCTTCATTAAAAGCACAAAAGCAAATCCTTCTGCAAGCAAGGTGCCTGCTGTAATTACAAATAAAATTTCCATGTCGGGATGAAAGGATTTGAACCTTCGGCCCCCTGTTCCCAAAACAGGTGCGCTACCAAACTGCGCCACATCCCGTAGGATTACAGATGGCTACGAATCCTTTTGCACGAAAGACGCTAGAAACGAATTCAACGCACTCAACGGCAGACTCGCTATAACGGGATATTTGTATGTAACTACACCATCCTAAGATATTGCCATCTGTAACCGTAGGGCGGGTGGGACTTGAACCCACGACCTTTACCTTATAAGAGTACTGCGCTCACCGACTGCGCCACCGCCCCGTATAGTATTACTATATTAAATTATTTCCATGCTGTCAATAGCATTTTGTAGAGCAGGAGGGATGATTAAATCTTTATTTCTTTGTCGTCCCATCCTTAATTTTATCTCTTCCTCGCTATCTTGTGCAATCATATCGTAGGAATAAATTTCTATTTCCTGCATATTGTCTCTTCTGGATCTTGATATAGCATTATATATGGAGCCACAAACTGCGTCTGCTAAGTCCTTACTTCCCTTTCTTGGGTGGTCTACCTTATCACGGATAATTCTCAACTGTAATAATTCATCAATAAGAAGTTTTATCTCTGGCCCGTATACTCTTTCTTCAGTTACTAAAAGGGCCATGTCCTCATAGTGCTTTTTTGCGACAGACAATAACTCTGTATTAATTCCATAATGCTTCAATTGTTGCATCATATCATGAGAATTCCAGCGGTCAAACGTGACCACTCCCAAATTAAACCCGCGCTCACGCAATTCAATAATGTAATCTTTTACTTCTGATAAATCTACGCTAGTGGTAGATGTTGGTTGCCAATATCTTACGGCGTCTACTACAACTCTAGGAGCCGCCTCTGTCATCGTGCCAGCGATCTTCATCTGTACCCATCCCTCAATGTGTGCCATTGCAACAGCACAATTGTCATGCTTTTGGGCTAAGTCAACGTGTAAGAAATACTGACGGCCTTCTTCTGGCTTAAACCATTCTGCAAATCTTCCGCTAAAATCTACAGCAAATTTAGGATTACTAAATGCTTTTTCAATTTTTTCGCGTGACTTAAAGAATGCGTCTGTGGCCTCTGGAGGCATACAGGCAAATCTCATTAGAGAGTCTAATGGATCGTCATAGAATGCAATTGTAAAGTCTTGTATTTTCCTAGTCGGATTAAATTCCCATGTGGGCCTTTTAAGCGCAAAGATGTAGGGTAGGGCGTAGGATACTATATGATCCTCCTCCCACTCAATGGTGAATTCATTTCCATCGTGACCATCAGGAAGGTCTGGATCTATTTTAAAACTGTGTGATTTTATTATAGTCTCTTTTTCTGCCACAGCATCATTATATTTTTGCTGGATAAAGTCATTCTTAAATCTGGGGAAGGAGAGCATAATGACCTTACCAAAATCTGGGAAGCGAGAGTTAACAGACGCTCTATACATTTTATATATTGCAGCAGAAGTTTTTGGACTCTGACGACCTGTAGTATTTTCTAATTCAAAGCCTGAGATTTCGTCAAGGATAGCCAACATAACATTGTACCCCTCCCAGGACTCTGCCTCTGAATGTCCTGAGTGTACTGTTATTTCTTTATCAAATTCAATACTGTTAGCCTTTGGGATGTACCTTCCCTGGAACCAAGCCGACTTTTCAATGATGCGCTTGAATCCTTTAAAGAATACCCTATTTGCTTGAACAGCGTTGATAGCAATGTTAATAATGTCAATTGAATCTCCTGGCGGCTTTCCATAATACTTAGCAGGGTCCTTTAGGCACAACAATAGGTGGACAACATAGGCACACCCGATAGTAGAGATAAAGTCCTTCCCCCCGCCCTTCCCTATCTGAAGAATAACTTCCTTGCATGTCTGATTCCATCTCTTAATTCCCTCTTCCTCGCCTAGCCATTTTACTAGAGTATCCTTTTTATAAATTTGGGTCATTGCCCTAATAGATTGATATTGATATTCAGAAAGAGGGGGTAAATCTAAGTAGTCATTATTAGTGACAAATTCCTCTATATCTGCTGGGACCTCTTCAAATTGGTCACCGTCAAGTGCATCTATAAAGTCACTAAAATCAATCAATTGGCTCTACCTTGCCAGTAACTTCTGATAATCTTCTAGCAACTTCTACTTTACAATGATTACAGTCAGATGTTACTTCCTTTAAAATATTCATAAGAATTTCTTGCTTACGCTCAGTTTCTAAAAGTTGGGCAGACATTTCATTATTTTCTAAAAGGCCAGCCTTTTGAAGCATGTCAATTCTCTTTTGCTCAACATCTGCAATCATCTTCAATGCGGAGGCTTTAGTATTATACTGCTGATTTGCATCTGCTTGATCTACTGTTTCCCATGCACGCTGAATAATCATTGAATAATGCTGGTCTGCACCAGCCAAGGCTTCCTTGGCCCTTTCTCTGATTCTGCTATCTCCAGATACTAATTCACGCCAGGTATCAATATGTTCTAGAACCTGAGATCTTTTAATTCCAAGGAACTTAGCAATGTCTGTTGGATTTTTACCTTTTAGTAATTCTTCTACAACTAAGTTCATTTGATCAAACGAACTAGTTAACTCAATCTCTGACAAGTTGCTTCTTCCTTCTGCTCTTCTTTGCTCTTACTAATCCCTTTAGCCTATCTACATAGAATGACCTATATTCACCAGTTACTGGATTCCTACAGTCAATCCACGTTACATCTAGTTGAGAGTTATGTGCCATATGTACGAATGTAAACTCACCGCGAACTCCCTTAAAGGTTATTCTGTCACCTGGCTTAATTACATCTTTAAGGAATTGTAGTTCATAGTAAACATGAATATCTGGATTCATGCTATATGGAACATATTCATATTCTTTTTTCTTACGAGGCATTATTCCTCCTAGAGAGAGTATCCACCATTGCGAGTAGGACTCCAAACCATTCCTGGTCTATCTAGATTCCTAATAAGTTTATATCCACAATCTTGACAACGCTGCTCATCTCTACTTTCTATTTTAGAAATTATTTCTACATCAATGTCGCAAACATTACAGTAGTAAGTGTATAAAGGCATCCTATCTCCAATTACCGCTATTCGCTACCTTTAATAATACCAGATAACCTATTAAGTCGTCAATGTCATTATCTCCAGGATAATCACCGCCGCGAGCAAATCTGCTAAGTTTATCATCAATTCTTACCCTTAATTGCTCTTTTTCATCTGCATTTGAAAATATTCTAACTGGATCTAATGCTGAATTACCGTAGGCTCTATTTTTTCTAATTAACAAATCTGCAACTTCATTACAAACATCCAGTATAGCCATTTCTGTTTTATTTATTGGGTGAAACTTGGCGTCGGGATTTGTAGTCCTTAGCGTATCTGATGGATCAATGTGCTGCATGTGGCCTACTTTCACTAAGGCTTGCCTGACTTACTTTAATAAACATAGAATCTTCATGCAATTCCTTGAGATTGTGGGCACCAGTATATGATAATCCGCTACCTATGCCACCTTTAAATTCTTCAAGTATTTTTTCTAAGGAACCCTTGTAAGGTACTGTAGTTTCTACTCCTTCTGCTACAGATACAGTTCCTTTTGCACTAATTTGTGCTTCAGCACTAGCCATGCCTCTAAAGATTTTAAACTTCTTACCTTCAGATCTATATACCTCTCCAGGAGATTCATCTGTTCCAGCAAGGTAACTTCCAAGCATGACTACATCTGCTCCTGCTGCCAGAGCCTTTACTGCATCTCCGCTATTTCTGATACCGCCATCTGCAACTATAGAAGCGCCATCGCCATAAGTTAACCTTGATCTTATGTCTAAGATAGATGCTAGTGTTGGCATTCCATGACCACTAACTATTCTAGTTGTGCATACAGATCCTCCACCAATTCCTACTCTAATTGAATCTGCGCCAGCATCATTAAGTCTCATAAATCCATCATATGTTGAAACATTACCAGCCATTATATGAACTTTATTTCCAATATTACGACGAACTTCCTTAACAGCATTTATTGCATACTCGCTATGACCATTAGCAGTATCGACAAGAATAAGGTGGGCACCATTTGAGACAGCAGCAAAAGCCCTCTCTAGGTAATCTCCTTTAGCGCCTACTGCAACACCTAAAGAAACTGGGTCAGTAGATCTAATAAAGGTGAGTTCTTCTCTCATCTCATCTATTGACATGTACCTATGCATAATGCCAAAGCCGCCTAGTTTTCTGATTGCGTAGGCCATTTTACCGTCACATACAGTATCCATTGGTGCGGCTATGACTGGTATGCTCATTGAGATTCCCTTTCCGCCGCCTCCTATATGTGCAGAAATATCTACTTCTTTCCTACTTGCTACATCAGAATATTGTGGTACTAGTAAAATATCATCGAAGCATAGAGTTGAGTTTTTATATAATTTCATTTATTTATTCCATTCAGCAGATAAGTTAACAAAAAAGTTTTCAGGAGTTCTATCTATTAAATAATTTCTATACACATCAGATAGTGTTATAGGATTTCCTAGAATATCTTTAATTTCCCAGCCAGAGTTTTCTATTTTATAAATTTCATCTTCTATGTCCCAACCCATTTGAATTATAAAACTTGGGGTAAATTCGAATAGAATCTTAATACTTCTCTCTGGCTCTCCTAATTGATTTATAACATTAGTTTCCCAGCCCTGTATATCCATAATAATAATATCTGGATAATCACCGACCTTTTCGATAAGTTTATTAATAGTAAGACAGTTAATTATCTCACTCTTATTCCCAGCATTTTTATTGGATACTCTGTTATCTCCACAATTATTTTCTGAGTAATATATTAAATCCTGACCATCTTTATCCGTTACTGCACAATTAAATGTTTCGATATTATTTATATTTAAATTTTTACAATTTAGTTTTATCAAATCGCATAGATCTTTTGATGGCTCTACTGCTATAACCCTACCAGTACCACCTTGTACTTTTGATGCTACGAAAGAATGATACCCAATATTAGCACCTAAATTATAAACTATGCTATTGTTAAAAACATTATTTTCTATCCATGCTTGCTCAGTTGGCTCCCATGTTCCATACTGTGTAATTAATCCAGATATTGTGTGATCATAATCTGGGAAAATTAAATTACCAAGTCTATTATCATAAATAGTTTTAGTTTGCATATTTCTCTCTTTCAAGTATCCATTGTGCGTACTGACCGTCACTCCATGACTGACTTCCATATAAATGTGAAGATACTTCATTGTGAAAAAATCTATGAGATGGAACAATAAAAATTTCATTTTCTATAGATGATGGTAAATTATTAATTTTATCAACATCTTCAATAAAATTTACCTTATGTATATTAAACTTTGCATATTCATCTCCCATATAAATATCTCCATTTACATGATCTGAAGGTTCCCACATATCAAGGAACTCTAGAACAGATCTAGTAAATATTCCTGGACCAGTCATTGCATGGACAAAATGTGGGTTTGAATAATCTGGATCATGAAAAGCCTCTTCTATATTTTCTAACATATAAGAAAAAAGAGGATGGCTATCTTCTGACAGGAATGTCCATTGTTGAATATGAATTTCATGCTCCGCATTTAAAATAACTCTTTTATTAGGAATATTTTTAATCCAAGTATCGATGGGAACATGGCATATTGTATCAAGGTCCGTGTATATTCCACCGTTCACATATAGAGTCATTATTCTCCATATATCTGCTTTCATAACTCCAACTGGACATGAATTAAAAATACTTAACCATTTATTTCCAAAGTTATCTTTAACAAAATCTAGAACATCTGAGTCTGATAAATAGTTATATTCCCATTCTGGATTTTTATTTATCCAAGTCTCGGCTGCCTCTTTTGCGTAATCAGGCAGTTCAGAATATTCTGTTCTATAAGTCTGCCAAATTTTTTTAGGAATCACTTAGTCCACTTTCTTTGATTTTTAATAAGTCCATATTTTTCTAGTGCCCTTTGAATAGTCATATGAGAGCATCCTGCCTCTTTAGCCATTTGCAGAGTTGTCTTTTTCTCTACCACATATCTTTTTTTTAACCAATTTATATCTTCATATAATTTCATTTATCTCACCATGTTATTAGCAGCGTACCAGCCGATTCCGCAGGCGTCTGCCACATTATCGCTTTCTACAAACACGCCAAGTTCTTTACAGAAGTCTATAGTTTTTTGCTTTCTAATTTCTCTAATTTTATTTTTATACCAGTTTTCAGTTTTACCTGGGAAAGACTTTTTTACAGCAGCCTTTTGATCCTTAGTAAAATTTTTATTTCCTATAAATGACTGCCAAGTTATTGGGTGTACTTCAACAACCTTTCTGCCATCGTCTACTAACTCACCCATTATAGCACCAAAAATATATGCCATCTTTAAACCAGTATTAGCACTACGAACCATTACTGCTGCTTCAATTGCCACAAAGTCAGACGGGAATGCTTTAGATATTGATCTAACCTTTTTCTTTGCATCAAGTATACGCTCATAAACATCACCGCCTTCAAAAAATACCTCTCCCCACTTTATAGGAACTTTATTATCGAAAAGGCAGAACGCTACTGATCTTGTGCTTGCATCTATCCCAAGTACCCGCGTATCGTTAGACTTAGCCAATTTAGCAATCGACATTGAATATCCTTAATAGTTCATTTTTATTTTTTGCTTCTTCTTTAGCAACACACTCGTTGCATATCTTGTTTTCATTGTATCTGCTTAATTGGTTTTTACAGCCACGATTTGAGCATTGTCTTTTTTTACCAGCAAGTCTATTTTTTTCTTCATAATACTTTTCCCTGATTTTTTTATTTGTAGCAATTCTGCAACATTCATCAGAGCAGTATTTTTGATTGTGTGTAGTTTTTATAAATTCGTTAACGCATCCGTCATTTGCACAAATCATTTTGGAGGAACCAACACCTTTATTGCGTCTACGCCATCACCATACTTGTTATTTTTTGCTGCCCAGCAATGCTTTTTTACTGGACAATTAGCACAAGCATAGGATGTTTTGGCGAACCCTCTTGATGGAACAATATTAGCGATATACATAGAATAGACTTCACGCATCCATTCAAATACTTCGTCTATTATTTTTTCATTTCTCTTATTCATGCTAACAGGGATGATACAGATCTCTTGAGTATTCTTATTCTCATACAACAAGAATCCTTCTGACGCACCCTCCACCTTCATATAAGTTAGTATCTGTAGAAGATGGTTTGACGAGGGCTTCATAGATGACTGTCTATGGATAAATTGCTCTTCCTTAGTAGTCTTTATTTCGCCAATGATTTCTGTATCATTCCAGTCCAGCACAACATCAGCAAAGCCTCTAATCGGTGGATCTTCTGATACAATCTCACGCTCAGTTTCCTTAAGAACTCCAGTTTCTTCTATAATTTTTTGTAAGCGTTCATGTGCATATGTGCCATTTAACATATTTGCTATGGCAGTAGCATCAAATTTCTCGTCAAATTCCTCTCCGTTAAAAGCGATAAACCAGTAGCGAGGACAATTACCATGACCATATCCTACTGTACTAGGACTAAAAGTTTTTTTCTGCATGTCACGCTTACCGCGACGACGCTTGTTATATGCATCATCAATAAGTTTAGAGAATTCAGCATAGTCGAATCCATCTACCTTTTTAAACTTTAAACTTTTAACTACGTTCTTACTCACAGGCCAAACCTCGCATTGTATTTGAGCGCATCTACTAACTTATTAATTGCTTCTGCTGTTGTGTAGTATACGTTCTTTTTCTTAGAGGCTTCTGGCCCCTTCTCAAAGGTCGTGTAGTACCTAGACATGATTGCTAACTTGGCAGCGATAGCCTGAAGGCGGGTAATAATCTCTGGAGCCTTTGCTGCTGGAACATCTGGCTTGGCAATCAACTTGATGATTAACTCCATGGCCTGATCTAAGTCTGGGTCCTGCATATACTCTGAGAGTTCATTAAACTCTGTAATCTCACTAACTGTTTCTATCACGTTCATAAGCCTCTACCAATTCTTCTAAAACTTCCCACTCTACTATTGCAAGGCGTACCTTTGAAGACCCCTCACCAATTATTAATTTAAGAAGTGGATGCATATTTCTATCTACACGAAATGTATCAGTACATATTTTTGCCCACATATCTTTATTTACAGAGACAGACTTTGCAGTTTCTTTGTAATCTACTACAAAGTTATACCACTTTGCATCACCCTTCTGATACTGACCACGACCAGAATTTTTTTGAGCCCTTGCGTTATCTCTTTTTACTTCATTTGCTTCAGACATTACAACTTGACCCTAGAATCATGACCGCGTGAACATTGATAAGTAAGTATCATAGTTTCTTCATCTATGTATCCTTCTGATACGATTTCATCACATTCCTGACATGATAAAGAACCGCTTGCATGTATAGACTTAGATTTTTTATTAATGCCAAGGAAATCTTCTAGGGACTCAGCCATAAATCATTGACTCCAAGGTATCTACCACTTCAGGATTTTCTCTAAGATACTGGACAGCCTTTGCTCTACCTTGAAGCCTCTCCCCAAGTACTGTATACCAGGCTCCTCCTCGCTCCACCTTGCCCATCATTTCTGCTACGTCTAAAACTTCTGCCACTCTATCTACACCAACATGAGATCCTTGATAGTAAAAGTCATATTGACCAGAAAGATTTGGCGGTCCAAGTTTATTATAATCAATAATCCAATTTACTGGGCGACCAACCTTTTGCTGAATTAACTTGTCCCCAACTTGAACATCATCCTTAATCTGATTTGCTTCTGCTTCTGAAGACCATAGTTTAATTACTGTACTAGAAAAGAACTTAACAGCCATGCCTCCTGTTGGGATATGAGATGCGTGCATACTTCCAAATTGATTCCTCTGCTGACTAATAAGCACTAGCAAAGTATTTTTGTTAGCATAGTTCAACATCTTAACAGCATGTGTCATATCCTTAGCCTCTGCACCAATTTGCTTTGTATCTTGCAGTTGTTTTAGTTCGTCACCGTCTTTATCAAAGTAGATGGCTGGGAGTAGGGCTGAGATAGAGTCTACAACAATAATGTCTACTCCAGCCTCCATCAACCCTGTTCCAACATCCACCATATCATTAATAGTCTTTGCTGGTGAATAAATAACGTTAGATGAATCTACTCCAAGACTGGAGGCCCACTCTGCTGAATAAGAAGATTCTGAATCAATCCAGGCGCATGTTTTTCCCTCTTTTTGAGCCATACCTATCATTTGTAGGCAAAAGGAGGACTTGCCAGCACTTTTATTTCCCCAAACTAGAACTTGGCGACCATACCCAAGGCCACCCTTAAGAGCCTGGTTTAGACCGATGCTTGGGGTAGGCTGTTTTTGTACGTCTACCTCTGTTGCTATTTGAATTCTTTGTCTTGTCTTTGGATCTAATTTCGCTAGAATTTCTTCTGCGACCATCATCATTTAAACTCTTTTCTAATTCTAGGGCAAACTCTTTAAATTCTTTTCGTCTGCTAGCGGCTATTCTGTCAATAAGATAGAGTATAGTTTCATAGTCTTCCGACTTTATTACAAGAAGGTATTCTTCTTCTACACCTGTCAGGACATAGCCTTCCATTATATATCTATTATATCATCCACGGACGCCGTGCAGTTTTTCTCTTCCTTTATTTAATAAAGCCTTGTCTCTAAGGGTATTATGAATTGATGGTAGTTCCTTGACTCTCATTTTATTCATTCCTGCCCATAGATCTAAAACGCGAATAATAATGTCTGCAAGTTCTTCAACAAATTTCTGATCACCTTGATCTTTTCGCAATGCCTCTAATGCTTCAGTAACTTCAGAATGAATCATAGCAAGTTGCTTTGCATAAAAGATAAAATCGTCCTCTGACTCCATACGACTTAATGGGGTCCAAAATCCTTTTTCTACTGCTGTTTCATTAAGGCTATTTGCTAAGTCATCCAGATGCATCTTCATCGTCCTCTAAAATATCTTCTGTAATACTCAACTCAAACATTTGTGTCTCATCATTAAAGTCTATAACTAATTTATAAAGTACTTCATCTTCTTCAATCATAAACTTAGGATCAATTATTAATCTATCGTACTGCTTCATAATAGCAGTAAGAATTTTTCCTAAGTTCATTTCTACAATTTGATCTGGTGTCATCCTACACTCCTTACTGTTAGTGTTCCATCTTCCATTTTTCCAATATTAAGGTCTACAATTGTTCCAGCCTTCATTTTACCTAACGCAACTGGATATAATTTGGGGAAAACAATAAGCCTCTGCATTTCTTTTTGACCATTGGCAACTATAACGTGGGCCATCATTTTCCCAGCCTTAGTCTTGTAGTTTGTAAAATCAACAATATACTTCTCGCCATCACCAGCGAGTGTATCTTCCATGTATAAAAACTCTACGAATGGGTCTGCCTTTCTTTCAACTACATCTTCTATGGTAACATATCGATGAATTCGATTGTCTCCAACTAGGAAGAAATACATGTTCCCTGTTTCTATTTGAGTATTTTCTGTGTGGAAAATACCAATTGCTCCTGTATCGTCTACTAACTCTACTCTGGACCATCCATTTCCCTTCTTAATTGACTTAACCATAGCCATCAGGATATAGCACCCATCTTCTGTAAAATCTTCAAGCGGGGACACCTGACTCTTGATAAAAGGAGTAAGACCCTTTACGTCAAACTTTGGTATGTTTAAATACTCATAGTAATTTTCAGATTCATTACCACTTCTTGGGTTATCGTCAAATGCTGCTGCTCCGATTGCATTTAATGCTGAGATAGCACGACTATTTACTCCGCTACCCTTTGCCTTAGAGAACTCTAATAGTTGTTCGTAATTCTTAAATGGCCTTGCTGCAATTAACTTATTACTAATAGACTCTGAAATAAATTTAATATCTGCCAAGCCAAATCTAATGCTATCTCCCTGTAAACTAAAATCTATGTCAGATTCATTAACATGTGGGAGAAGCACTTTAAGACCTAGCCTTTTAGCCTCCAGTAAGTATTCTGTTCTCGCATCCTTGTCTCCCTCATTTTTGAGTATTGCGAAAATGAATTCAAGTGGGTAATAATGTTTGAGCCAAGCCGTCCAATAAGAGAGCATGGAGTACGCAACGGCGTGAGAGCGGTTAAAGGAATATCCAGCATGGGCCTCAAAATCGTGCCAAAGATGTTCTGCCGCCTCTTGGCTAATGTGCTTTGTAGCGCCAGAAACAAATTTTTCTCTGAACTGTTCAAACTCTTTTGCATCCTTTTTCTTACCAATAATTTTTCGGACCTTATCTGCTTCTGCCCATGTCATACCACCTAGGTAAACACAAGCCTGCATAACTTGCTCCTGATATATGATAACACCATATGTTCGTTCTGTGAAAGGACGCATTATCTCATGAACATATTTAATTTGCTCTCTACCCTGCTTACGAGCGATATATGCAGCGCCTACAGTATTCATAGCGCCAGGGCGAACAAGTGCATTAGAGGCTACTAAATCCTCAAATCTTTCTACACCCATCTTAATTAGCAAATTAGTATACGGAGTTGCCTCTGCCTGGAACACACCCTTGGTAAAACCATTAGATAGGTCTTGATAAACTAATTCATCATCTAAAGATATTGAATGCAAGTCAATATCTTTACCAGTCCTATCCTTGATAATGTCTAGAGTGTCTTTAACTACTGAAAGAGTTTTAAGGCCAAGGGCGTCTAGTTTAATCAATCCAATATCCGCTGCTTGCTCCATGTCATATGCAACTACTGGAACGCGACCACTTACCTTGTCGTTAGTGTCACTTCTAGTTTCCATAGGAGCGTACTTAGAAATAGGCTCCTTTGCAACAACCACTCCTGCAGCATGAACTCCAACTGCGCGAATTCTTCCACGAAGTTTGCTAGCCAAATCTGTAACTTCTGGATACTTATCGCGGAACCATCTAGTATTTGGATTTGATTCAAAATCTTCCCAAGTCTCAATACCCTTTAGAGCCTTGTTTACATCTCCTAGTGGTACTGCAAATACGCGAGAAGCATCACGAACGACACCCTTGTCCTTAAAATATTGGAAGGTAGAAATACTAGCAACGTTTTTAAATTTTTTGCGTAGGTATTCCTTAACCTCGTTACGACGGCGATCCATAAAGTCTGTATCAATATCTGGGAAATCGTTTCGTTCTGGGTTAATAAATCGGAAGAACAGTAAATCATACTCAATAGGATCTACTTCTGTGATTCCAAGCAAGTAGCATACTAGTGATCCTGCTGCTGATCCTCGTCCTGGACCCACTAAAATATTGTTCTTCTTAGCATACTGAATCATATCTGCAACAACTAAGAAGTAGGAGGCAAAGTCCTTGTCCTTAATTACCTCTAATTCTTCATTAAGTCTATTAATGTATTCTTCAGCCTCCAGCCCCTTTGCTCTAAGTTCATACCCACACATCTCTGCTAACTGAACATTAGGATCTTTCTTAGGCTGTGGGAGCAGGGATAGGTTTTCGTAATATTCGTATTCCCCGATCTTATCTGCAATCTCCAGCGTGCTTTCGTAGATATCGGTACGATCAATCCCAGACTTCTTATACCATGTGTCGATATCTAGGCGACTCTGGATGAACAAGTCCCACCCCTCAAAGGAAATCGGGCGCTCTGGATACAGGTGGTTAAGACGTTCGAATACATCCTTGATCTGCTTGCCAGATGCGTAAGATGCATCCTTATTCATATTAGGCTTAGTAGAAAGGATAAGTAGGGCTTCTTCTACGGCTCTTTGATCTTCCCGCGCAAAATGGCAGTCTGAAGTAGTTACTGGTTTGATCTTAAACTCGTCAGCCAGATTAAGAAGAGCATGATTAATCTCTGGAGGATTATGTGGCTGAACTTCCATGTAGAAGTCATCATTGAATCGATTCTTAAAGAATCTAAGCATATCACGGGCCTTGGCCTCATCGCCTCGCTGGATAGCCTTAGAAATAAGCCCATTAAGGCATCCCGACAGGACAATAAGGCCATCACCATAATCACTCAAGACTTCAAAGTCGATGCGCGGCTTGCGGTAGAATCCTTCATTCCACGCTAACTCAGATAACTTCTGAAGATTCTGAAGACCAGCCTGGTCCTTAGCCAGAAGGATAATATGATTGAATACCTGAGTATTATCGTCACGACTCTTAATATCTCGCTTGTCGAATCTGTCTGTCTCTGAGATATAAGCCTCTACACCTAGGATTGGCTTTAGTCCCGCCTCGCGTGCTGATTTCTGCATATCGCGGTGGGAAGATAGTGTGCCATGATCTGTCACAGCGAGAGCCGTCTGTCCAAGATCCTTTGCTGCAGCGAGTAATTCTGCTGGTGAGGAAAGGCCATCCATTAGACTGTAATGGCTATGAACATGTAGATGTACTAAATCAGTCACTTGTCTCCTATAATGCTGCTAGGGCGGTATTTCTACCGCCCTAGCGTAGCATATCTTCTATTTACCATTCAACATTTGATGATGATGAACCGCTCTCTTCTCCACCAGAAACACCTGTGTAGAAGGATTCTTGCTCATCGTAAGGAACATCACGAACTGCCAACTTCTCAAGATCGAACAGTTCTAGTTCATCAATATCTACTGGATCTGAATCAGTAGGTAGAGGAATAATGCTGTAGTTTGTATCTGTGCGCTCACCTGTGCGCTTCAATCGCCAGGTGTTGGAAGTAATGCTTCCAGTCTCTCCAGCATATTGAATAATCTCAGGCGTTGCTGACTTTGGTCCAGTACCCTGAGAGAAAATTGCAACGTATGGATCTTCATTACCATCATTTACAAGAATGTTGCAGTAGAGTCGGCTACGGCCCTTCCATCCAGCCTTGGGGTCACGACGATGCATTTCGCATCCAAAGCAACGACCCTGATCTTCAATGCTACAAAGAGCCTTGCGACGGTAATCGGATGGGTTGGTATGCTCAACAGCAATAAATGCTAGTCCAGCCTTATCATTGTAATTTGGTGAATCAGGATCTAGTTCCTGAAGAAATTTAATCTTAACACTCTGACCATCGTTCAACTTTAGCCAGCGACCGCGAGGGCCGTCTGAAGAAGCAGCGGGGCGATCAATTGTTTGGTTCATGGCCTTAAGACCTTTTACTAATCCCATAATATATCTCCTAAGTGTATTGGGCTATAGGATGCCCTGTATATCTATTGTACCATTCTGTATTCGTAATCGGCAAGGGAATTTTCTATGCAAATTCTAATCTCTTCTTCTGTCATGTCCCCTACATCTTTTGCGTCATGTGGATATAGAATATCATTTGAATAGTGTGCCCACAAGATTTCTTTATTCTTTAAAGTCTCTGCTATATTTTTACCAAGTTCTCTTCCAGCCTGATCAGCGTCAGTCATAATTATTATTTTAGTAAAGTTCCTATTCAGATTCTGCATATTGATTTTTGACATGAATCCTCCTAGTGTAGCCACAACATTTGGATACCCAGACTGATGAACTCTAATTGCATCGAAAGAAGACTCCACAATTATTACTGATCCACCCATTCTCTTAGCACGATGGATATTAAACATAGTTTTATTTCTTGGCAATCCAGTACTGTTCTTAAAGGATTTGCCTTCTATTGATCTTCCTACAAGACCCACAGGAATTCCATCTGGTGAATGTACTGGAACAATAACCATGTCCTGGCTAGCAGAGTATCCTAGTTTAAAATGATCAATGGACTCATCATCAATACCTCGTCCATTAAGGTATTCTCTTGCCCTATCATTCATTTGAGAATATAGGCGATCTAAGACATTCTGGTCAAAGTCGGTGTATTCAGGCTTATCATCAAGTATCTCTGCTAACTCATCCTCAAAGTGCGCTGCGGCTTCTACTTGGGCAGAAAGAATAAATCTAAGAGCCTCATATTCATTTCTCTTAGTCATATTCTTTACCAACTCTACAATAGTTCCACTAGCACCGCATGATGGATTAAAGCAGAGGTATAAACCCTTTTGATGACTTACTGAGAATGATGGTGTATGCCTATTTCCATGAAATGGGCATAGACATAAAAAGTCATTAGAGGTTTCACTTACAACATGTAGGCCAAGTTGCCTTACTATGGCTCGCATATGCGAGGGACTGTAAGTTTCCAATAGCATTTATTTCCTTATTTTTTAGGGACTAATGTTTGTCCTGAGAAACCTTCATACATGTGAGACTTTTTCTTTCCCACATATATACCATACACTATTAGATCAAATTCATACAAGTCTTTTTCTTCAACATATGATAAAGAAAACTGAGTTTCTAGGTCAAGTATCGGGACGTATCCTTGCTCTCTCATGTCTGATTCTATTAATGCTTCATATTGAGATCTTAACCTTGGAATAGCAGCATCATCATTAATCTGTCCCTGCATTCCGAAACTCTTCAGTTTTTTATTCATTATAAGTCAATTATACATCAGACTGGTATATCATCGTAAATCTCTTTAACAATACCTCGGTCAATGTCCCAATCAAGGTAGAAGGCAAAATCTGTACCATGCCTATTCTTTCGTGAGACAACCTCAATAATATTGGTATCTGGATGACGATGTACAGCCATAGCCATATCAGCATCATATTCAATAGCCTTTGACCATGCTACCTGTGATAGTAATGGTGGAGCATCTTGATCTGATACGTCATCCATTGTGGCTGCAGTAATATCAATTACTGGAATGTTATTACGAACTGCTAGTAGTTTGAATTCCCGCGATATGTTTCGGTTCCGCTCAACTTCAGAATTAGATCGCTTAGTGTCATTAAACAACTGGTGATAATCAAGGATAACAAGGTCGGGGCGATGCTGATCGATCTTACCTTGTACTGTCTGTGGAGTAACTTCATTTGTTCCCTCGTTTGATACTAGAATAAATCCATTTTTATCATCAAAGCGCTTCTTAGCCCAATGATGGAAGTCATCAATATTAATATTGCCGCGTGAAAAATCAGAAGCCCTAAACATACCGCTACCAAGCATTGTGTAAATACGGTCACGCATGTTCTCAGGACTCATCTCTAGAGATACAATCATTGGCTTGAAGCCCTGCTCCCAAGCCTTGCAAGCAAGGTAGGAGGTCATCCATGTCTTTCCCCTTCCAGGCCAGCCAATAGCGACGATTAGGTGTCCTGGTGCCATACCTGTAGGATAGGCTAAGTCTAGTGCGGTAAATCCGCTTTTAATTCCTGGGCTTCCACCCATAACATCTGAGCGCTCTTTAACAGCAATAAGATGCTTTTCTGCAAGTTCATAATCCGTAAGGTCTACGTCACGAACATTATTTGTAAGCCTAGATAGTGATGCAATTTCTGATTGCATATCTGAAAGAACTCTTGATGCTGCATTATCCTTAAGAGATGCACCACTCTTCATGAGAAGATTTCTCATTCTAGAAGAAAGATATTCATTCTTTAACTGATCAACATAGTATCCAGTTTCAGCAGTAACGTTTACTGGCTCAAAATCCCTAAACTTTTCTTGAAGTACATTAACTTCTGGAACAGACTTGAACTTATAGTAATACGACTTTAGACCTTCCCACACATCTCTATGTGATTGGAAGATCTCATCTACATTATCAGCAAGAATGGTGGAGATATCTTTATTCTTGCATACTGAAGTAATAACTGCTGCTTCTGTGTTCATAGTCTTTCCTCCACCATCTTCTTAGTAGCCTCGCGCATTTTCCTGCGCCTTATTGCATCTTCTTCTGATTGAAGAAGCATTTCGTCTAGTCTGTCGAAATTATAGAAGAACCATTGAATCGGATGCCCCTGCTTAGTAACGCGAAAATAATACTCAAGCAGTTCTCTCGCCCTGTCATAGCCGACTGATTCAATAACGTCTTGCATAGCCCACTTTTCTTTGAACTTATTAAGTCGGGCACTTTTGTTGTACTTTTCAGTATACAATTTTTCATAAAGGCTTAGAAGTGCGTATGGCTGTTTGGTATCAGCCTTAGCCATTCTTTAACTCCTTCTCAATATCTGAAACCTTTTCTACAATTTTTCCTTCTACGAAATCATACACCCTATCGGTTGCTGCGTCAACAGTTTCTCCTTGACGAACATAGTCTTCTACTCCAATAGACACTCTTAAACTTTCATAGTTACCAAGATTTCTTACAAACTGTAACTCTACTCTGACATTAGTCGATTCATGATTGTGAGTTGTCATCAATAAATCCTAACTTTAATTGTTCTTTTTGATCTTCTTCTAATTGGGATAGCATAGCATAAAGTCTTAGCCATCTATCTGATACTGCCAGCATAGCCTCAACATCCCTATGCTCAACAGCATAAGTAAATGCTGTATCTAACGATGTTGCACACTCACTAAGGATTCCATCTTGATCTAATATTTTATCTTCTTGCTTTTTCTTTTTACCCATAATCACCAATCTGGTTGCTTCCATACTGGAACAAATTCTCCAGCAGAGTCTTTTGTATATAAAACAGTATCTTCTCTCATTAGTGCTTCTAGTTCTGCCCTAGACATTACCTTAGACTGAGTTATTTGTCCATCTTTTCTGGGCCTTCCCCTATGGACAGTCAATAAATAAGAATGTAAATCTCTTAAATCATCTTCACTAAATAAAAACTTACCTGGCCTTTTCTCTCCATCTAGAGAATAGGTCTGTGCTGGTCTTTTTATCTTACCATTTTTTATATAGTCGTGAATTATTAATCTGTCTCTTTGGAATATATTTGATACCATTTTAACAGTAAATGCACGACCTATATCTTTTTTAGCAACAGACCAAATATATGTAACTCTTTTACCATCTGGGTAATTCCAAGCAACTAGGATATCTTCAGATCTACTAATTCTTAAACATTTATGATGTTGACCATTTAAAAAAAAGTATCTTAGGGAAGAGCCTTTTTTAATTCTATTTCGCTTAACCATCTTCCAAAAGCACCTTTGTTTCGTTTAATAAACCATCTATTACCACATCTGAGGCAGAATAAATCTAGTCTTAATTCATGACTAAAAACTCTATCAATAAATACACTTCCGCCACATTTTTTGTGATTCATGCTGTAAATACCTTTCCATCTACAACACAGGTATAATCATGAATCTGAATTAGTTGCATGTGAGGATAATCATTTACGACATGGGCTACAGCAAATCCTGCCTGCCAGTTCTTTTGGATAGAGTAGTCCATCTGATCTTCATCACAAAGATGCCCAATTTCATAGCCACGCAACTCTTGACCAGAAAGATTATATGTCTGGAAGTATGCACCCATTCTGTGAGAATGTCCTCGCACTAGAGAAACGCCCCAATTGTTTACGTCATTACGAACTGATTCTCCAGCGTGCTTAGAGATAGATTCTCCATGATGACCATACATGTCTCCAAATCTTTTTACTGGAGGTTCATTCCAATTGTGCCACTCAAACCCAGCATTTGAATAATCATATAATGTATCTGCGGTTACTAATTCAAGGAATTGTGGCGCTTTTTTAGCAAGGTATTCGCCGTGGCGAGTCCAGCCATGATTCCCATCGTGAAAATGACAATCAGCATTGGGTACGATCTTTCTAATGTCCTTGAGGAACTGTCTTGTTTCACGAACCCCTCCATCTTCTAATGAAATTGACATTTCTAACGGCTTATCAGCCGCCCAACGACTTGTGGAATCTGCATCGTCAATATCTCCAAGCAAGTCTACTGCATCTGGCTTAAACCATTTCATTACTTTAAGAAATAGTTCTACCTTACGCGGGTCGTGCCTAGGAAAGTGAACGTCTGAAACCATCATCCACTTTAAATCGTTATTCATAAAATTCCTATCTATTTATGCGCCTTCATATGTTGGGCGCGAGTACATACGAAAAGATTATACTCCTCGTTATATTCTTTGTCACCATTTATATGATGTACTGTTTCCCAATCTTTTAGTATTCTAGAATACTTTTTTTCCATGACTAGTCGATGTTCATAATACCACCCGCCACCAAAACATTTTGGATGCTCTGGAATCCAGACTAAAACATATCCATCTTGTATTTTTGTTTTTCTTCCAGACCAATTATTTATTGGCTTGTATGGCACTACTTACTTCTACCCAACGCCATCATATGAATTGAATATTTACCAGTCTTAGATGTTCCAGATACAACTTTTACAGAAAACTTAACATAATCCTTAGTAATTTCAGTAATAGTTATTGATCTAGAAACACCAGAATCATCTTGGGCAGAGAATACAACTACTGGAACGGAAGCAAACGCTGGGCTAAAAGTAACTTTACCAGAATTAGTTTTTGCATTTAAAGATATTCTTTTAGTAACAAATCTTTTATTTGAAAAACTATTATCTTCTCCATCTAGATTATCAACTTGCTTATCTAGATCAGCAACTTTACTATCTAGCGCTGCTATTTTTTCTTCCAATGATCTAAGATATGCAAAATCTATTCTTGCATATGCTTCATTGATTGCACTCACTTAGTTTCCTTTGGCTTGCCCTCTTGAAGTTCTTGAATCTGTGCGTCACGCTTTTGAATCTCATCTGTGGCTTGAGCCTTTAGCATAGCCATCTGAAGTTCATAGTTTGATGTAATCTGACCAATTCTATTTTGAAGTTCTTGCACTACTAACTCTAATGTGTTTGACATAAAAATCCTTTCAATAGTAAGTACATTATACTAAATATCCTCCCCAATAGCCATACGGTATTGGATGTGAAACTACATTTGGAGTGTGATAAGGCTCTCCATATACCTCTGAAATTTTTTCATACATTCCGTCAGCAGCAGCAGACATTGTTTCTGGAGCATTGAATACTTTATCTTCTTTTAATAAATAAGAACGAGCATAGGCGCAGAGTTTTGACCCTACGCCAAGCCTTCTAAAATCTGGATGTACAAATATATCTCTGCATACCCCATCTTCTTTCCAGGATACATATGCTGATGGAATTTGTATAGTTGGTCTATATCCTTCTATGACAGTTCCTTCTTCAAAATCTGAATCAAAAAACAGGCACATTACTGTATCTGTAGTAGGAAAATCGTAGTAGATATACATCCAAGCGCCAGAAAATTCTTGAGGCCACTCTCCTAATTCTATATCTGTATCAACTACTATGCTTTCCATATTAAGATATGCTATCTAATTCAGATTGAAGAGCAGCCTGACGATCATTTAAATTATCTATTTGTTTTTGAATTTCAGAAATAGATGTTTGATTTGGCTCGCTAATAGCGTTTTCTGCAATTAAATCTAATTCAAAACTGTACTTTTGGTACTGAAGACTTTTTATCTTAGATCTAATAGAAGTTGCTTTTTCTTCATTTGTCAATACTTGATATGCTTCCATTTTTACCTCCTTTTATATTATATCATTATGGAATAGTTGGCTCATTGCTGAATGATATATCAGAAGTGCCATCACTAAATGTAGTAGTTACCCTACATCTAATTTGTCTAGAAGTAAAGGTTCTATTACTCCACGACAATCTGAAGGTTTGCATTCCTGAAAATGCTGTTCCAAAACTTGTGTTCCATGTTCCATTAGTAAATTGTTGCCATTGATATGATCTAGTAGCATCTATGCTAACTCCAGCAGTAGCGGTAGCGCTATTACTAAATCCAGAAGCATACCCAGATCTTGATGAAATTAGTTGTATAGATACGCTTCTATTAGCATTAAATGTAGTATCTGTTGTTTCTGCGTTTCCTCCACTTCCGACAGTTCTATTTACAGTCAGACTTGGATTTTGATTTTTTACTCTTGGAACTAATATATCGAACTGTGCATTATTATACGAGTCCCCAGATTCTAGCGTTCCAACTGTAGGTCCAATCCAATTAGAATATGTCCATGCAGCGTCACGATTCGTATTTGAAAATGAGACCCCTTTAGTAGTGCTAGTTCCAGTTATTGTTGGATTTAATGCATCTCTAAGGGTTACTGTTAAATCTGCTGAACCTTGAGTTAATCCAGTAGATGTGGCAGTAACAGTTGCAGTTCCTCCTAGTGATCCAGAAGTAAATGTAACTTGCGCCCTGCCATTAGCATCTGTTGTCCCAGATGTTGTATTAATACTTCCTCCAGCGGCTGGATTTAATGTAAAAGTTATACTTCTACCACTTATAGAAACATTATTAGGCGGAGTTGCATTATCCTGTAATTGTGCAGTAAATGTAGCAGTCTGACTTAAAGTTTGTACACTAGCAGGGGAAACCGTTACTCCAATTCTACTAGCAACTGCTTGCGGAGTGACTGATGAACTGGATGAAGACCATGCCCCATCTCCAATTGCATTGGTAGCAAGTACCTGAAATATATATGAAGTCCCATTAGTTAGTCCAGTTACAGTAAATGAAGTTGTTGTGCTTCCAGTAGAAATTGGTGTTGCTGGAAGCCAACTAACACCACCATTTGTAGAATATCTTATTTTATATCCAGTAATGTTAGATCCACCATTAGAGGTTGGCGCTGTCCAACTTAATGCTACCTGAGTATTTCCAGAAGTACCCGTTACTCCAGTTGGGGCACCAGGAACAGTAGCATGTAAATAATTTGACACAGTAGGAAATCCATATTGACCAAAAAAATCTGATCTTGAATTAGGGGTAACTCTAATTACATATGATGTTCCAACTGTAAGTCCAGATACTGTTGCTGAAGTTAAAGTAGTATTCTGAGTAGATAAAACAGATGTTTGTGATGAATTCAAAACTTCTATAGTATATGAAGTTCCGTTTAATGGACTTGAAGTGCCATACGACCAAGATACGCTTGCTTGAGTCGTACTAGAATAGGATACATTATTAATAGTAACCGATCTTGGGAAAAACATATTTGACTTATTAAATGAAAAGTAGGGACCAACAAACGTCTGTGCTGGTGACAACGGGGATGGAAAATTTTGTAATGAACTAAAAGTAATAGTACCAGTAGTACTATCATTACCAGAAGAAATATATATCCATCCATCAGTAAATGAAGGACTTGTTGTTGACGGCGAGGCGAAATCCTGAAATATTCCAGTAGTGCTATCCATAGTAACCCTAAATCTTCTTCCCGCTGCGTAATTCGCTATATTATAACTTTTAAATTGCTGGAAAAAATCTTTTAGGTATGCTACATCATCTAATATGTATTGTGTTGCTATTGGATTAATTACAAATATATCTACTACTCTACTACCATTAGTAAATACTATTTCATATTCTATATCTGGTGTTGATGGCCTAGTTGTTCTATCATTTCTATACATCCTATGATAAAGTCTAAATGTAGTCGCATCTGATCTATACCATAAATCAAAATGCTTGTAGTCCCCAAAGAAATAAGCGAGTACTCTTCCTGATATAATTAATATATCGGTGTCTGGGAAGACATTATTTGTTTTGTCAAATATAATCATTGCGTTAGCATTGACTCCAAATTCCTGTAAAAAGTTAAAGGTGTAATTTGGATCACTAACTAGTAAACTTTGTGAAGAATTAACTGTTGTAGAGCCTTTTGCATTAGTTCCTGTAATTCTACATATAAAATAATTATTTAAGTCTGATGATTGAATATTGTATGTTGATGAAGTAGCACCAGAAACATTGGTATATGGGCCTCCAGATGTTGTTGACCTAGCCCATTGGTAAGTAGTATTTTGAACTCTAACATACCCATCATTAACCCATGGCTGATTATTGGATAGAGAAAATGTAGTTCCTGGTTCCCCAGTACCAGATACGAATGGAGTTACAGAAGATATTGGTAAATCTGGATAAACTAGATCCCAGAATCCAATATTATCCCCATTGGGGTCGCGCCATGCGCGTATGTTTTTAATATCTGTCCATCCAATGCCAGATCTAAATGATTTTATATTTTTAACTAATGTCCAGGCTGATCTAAATGCTTTTACTGTCATATTAAAATTCTACCAAAAGGTCGCCGTCTTGCATTCCGTTAGTTGGTTGTACCGAAAAATATATTCTATTATTATTAGATATTCTACCTCCAGAACCAGAGGTATTTCCAAACATCCTATATCCAGTATTTACTATACTATCTGGATTTGTTGATGTATCAATTTCTATGCCTGCACCAGCCTGATATGTAGTTCCTCCACCACCAGTTGGAGCAGGACCCCACTCTAAAGTTTCATTTTCATCTCCATATAAAACTTTTTTACCTGATGGCTGGCTACTAGTGGATGGTATTCCTCTAATTCTTGAAGATGAACCTCCCCTTAAAATAAAATGTGTTGGTCTAATTTCTAGACCTACGCTTGCTGCTGTAAGAAGTAATATTTTATTTTCTTGAGAAGGATTTTTTCCAATTTCTATAAATGGATAGGCTATATTTCCAAGTAGAATTCCTCTTCCGCCTTCTAGACCAGAGAATTTTGAATTGGTGTCTGGTGATACTGCTTGAATAGTACCTAGTTGTCCTGGTGTTGGAACTGCGCCATCAGTAAATGAAACTATTCCTCCACCATAGCCATCTGTAATAACTACTCTATTAGAGCCAAGTTGCAGACCAGATCCTGCCCCTCCACCATCTTGGAATGCTCCTCCTGGGATTGATGTTCCAGAATCTATAGTTCCTTTTATGCTTAGTCCAAGACCAGTCCATCTAAGATAAAAATTAGAAGTTCCTATATCAAATCTAGGAAGAGAGCCGCTATTGTCTAATATCCACCCATTTGTTGCACTTCCATATGTTTTAGCAACTCCCTGGTATATGCTTTGAATTATTCCAGATGCTTGAATATTTACACCAGAAATACTTCCGTTCCACTTATCTACAAGCGAGAAGGTTGCTACTGCGTTATTTGCAGCAGAAGTAGCAGTACTACTAGCAAATGCTTGTGTTGCTGCAGGATCTCCGCTAATAAAAATAGAATCTGTAGATATATTTAATGCTGATCCAGTCCATTCAAGGAATCTTGATGCCCCACCTACTCTAAAATTAGCAGTTAGTCCAGTTTGTGATAAAGTCCAGTAATTATTACTATTTAATAGAATTCCGTCCCTTCCCCCAGTTAATACATTTTTACCTATAGAAAATGTAGTTTGATCAGAGACATTTTTGATTACTAGCAGACCTTTAATTTCTCCGCCAGTCGGATTGGTAGTTCCTTCAAATTCTACTGATCCATTTTTTCTAACTATTAAGGAATCATTACCAGAACCTCCCGCTCTAAAAACAATATCGGACGAAGATAGTGGTGCAGGGTCATACCAATAATTATTACTATCTATTTTTATGCCATGCTTTCCAGATCCTCCAACACCTTTACCTATTTCTACAGTATTAACTGTAATTTTTGAATTATCAACAACTTCTGAAACGCCTTCTATTTCGTAGTCTTTTATGACTACCTTATTTGCTCCTGTTGATGTTTTCTTTACAGTAATAGCAGACCCAGTAGTAGAGCCTACCTTAAAAAAATCCTGACCATTAGAAACTCCATCAGGATCTTTCCAAAAATTGGTTACTGGGTCGGTTGCCCAGTCTCCTGTTGTAGATGGCTGAGTAAGAAATATTTTCTGAGCAAAAGTTCTTCTTGCATCTAGGTAAATTTCTCCTTGCTTAGTTCCAGCACTTTCAGCAAAGATTCTTATTCTTCCTGGGGTGATTCCAGTAGATGATGGATATGCTCCAAGCCTAAGGAAGCCGCCAGCAACATCATCTAAATGCGCTAATGAGCCTCTTCTCCAATTTGTACCGTCGCCTTGCTTAACATAGAATTCTGCTCCAGAATCAGTTCCAGTATTTTTAAAGAATACTAAATATCCATCGTCGGTATTTGTTGATTCTACAATAACAGTAGGAACTCTTGCACCTTCTGGATTCTGTAATCCTGGTATTTTAGATACAGGAAGTTCTCCATTAAATATACCTCTAGACCCAAAAATGTTTCCTCTAAATACTGCGTCACCAGCACTAGTTAGATAAAAGTTTTTACTGTATATCTCTCCATCGTCTAAATCAATCCACGTTCCCTCTGTAGTATATTCAGTAGACTTTGCCTGTGGCTGCCCAGATACATTAGAAACATAGTTAGTTGATATTAGATTACCAGTACGAATCTGATTACCGCTAATAGTTGTTTCTTCATCACCTATTTGGAAATATCCATCTATCGTTAAAGTATTTCCGTCCCAATATAGTTTATCTTTAAGAGAAAACTTTCCTGTAGAATCTACATAAAATGCAGTAGATGGATCTTTGTATCCACTACCTACTGCACCAGTTGGATTTACTGTAGTTCCTATGTATATTTGACCGCGAGGACTGGTTTCATTTGACTTAATTATGATAGGTGAAAGTGTGCCCACGCTAATAGATTGATTAGCCTGCAATGTTCCTGTTCTAATTTTATCTGCAGTAAGTTCAGAAATATAAGCAGAGTCAAAGTAAGTTATAGCGGTTCCTGTTGTAGCATCTGATGGATCAGACTCATTTCCCCCACTATCTACTGCTGTGACATAAAAGTAAAGGGTTTGTGCAGACCCTCCTGATAATGGAGCATTTACATTGATTGTGGCAAAAGAGTTAATTCCGCTTCCTGGCCTGGTTGCAGACATTGTATGTATTAGAGTGCCGCCAGTATTTGAGGCAGTAGTATTTGTATAAACTTTATATGCAGTTACATCAAATTCTAGGTTGCCGCCTCCCTGCTTAGTGTTATCATGAGACACAATAACCTTTTGAGGACCAGCAATCTGTATAGTTGGTTTCGCTGGCTTGGAGGGCTTTACGTTATCTTTGACAACATTTAATTCGTATGTTTGTGACCACTCAGAAAAAAAATCATACTGATTTTTTGCACGGGCACGAATAAGATATTTTGTACCTGGCTGTAAGTCTTGTACTTGTATTACTTTTTTCATTAGAGTAACTGCACCCTATATTCAATATCTACTTCAACACCACCTGGCTTGTATACATAATCTGATGCTGAAGATCCATTTTGTGTACCTATTAATGATCTACTAACTAACGCGAAATCTGGATTAGTTTCATCTGCGTCATTTATTCTAAATGCATCCAGTTCAACTCTAGCAGTATTTGCATATGAAGATGCTGTTATGTTAATTTTTATGATTTCTGAATTAAAGTTTCCAGTTTCTACAAAATCACCGATCAACTTATTTATCTTTTTATAGCCAACGGAGGCGCAGTTTAGCATGAAGTCTGCATATTTAGTTCCAGGAGTAGGTAACTGATTGTCTATAAACGTTACTCTAAATGATCTATTTGTTCCAGTAGCAGTAACGTTATACATTAAAGATGTTACATCAAAGTTCGTGTAGCCAGATATATTTAATCCTATGTTAGTGTATATATCTAACGCTGCGGTTCCTATCTTTAGATTATTTTCTCCTGCCCTGCTATCTAAACTAAAATTAGAAGAATTGATTTGTAAATTATCTGAAGTATTTAACCATAGTTCATCAAAATTTAAAATTAATTTATCATCAAAGCCGCTTGAAACTATATTAAATACTTCTGGGTATAAGCCTAATTCAAATATCTTTCCAGAAAAATCTGAGTCTAGCACCCCCTTTATTACAATTTCATTATTTTCTACAGATCTAAGTAATACTGGAACCCTTGCTAATTCAAAGTCCATGGAGGTATTAGTTGATGCTGACTGTGTGCTATTCATAGCACCCACGCTGATAGCGCCTGCCCAATTAGATGTAGGGTTTGCTAGATATGATCTAATTAAATTAAGTCCTTCATCTGTAATAGCATTATATGACTCAGAAATTATCTGATTGTCAATGCTTAATATATACCTTCCGCTACTCAACTTTAGTCACCTGTACCTCGTAATCTTCAATCTCGCCTTCCCCATCTATTTCTATTGTTACATTTGCTGCAAGAGATCCGTCCGATGATAAGTACATAGTTCCATAGGTTTTAGTTGTGTCATATGTAAACTGACTAGCACCTTCTTGGAATTTTATTGAAGTAACCTTACCAACTTCAGAAACTTCTCTAACTGGAGGTCTTGGTATTACCCATGGGGTAGGGGTTTCTGGTGGGAAAATTACCCCTAGTCCACCACCGCCTCCGCCACCTCCTGGTGGTTTTGGCTTATTAGGATCTTTATCATCATCGCCGTCACCTGGCTCAGTATCTTCTGATAACTCAATACGCCTCAGAACTTCATCAATTCTATCATCTGTATATGCATTAGCAGATCTCAGAATTTGTCTTTTAAACACACCTGGCTTTGGATCTGGCTTTTTTTTATTCATAGGTCACCTATTAAAATTATATCATTTAAGAGAATTTATTCACAGGGCTGAGTGACACGGTTGTTGACAGACCTATATCAAAAGACTGGGATACCTTTGTTACTATATAGTATTTTGAGTCATCAAATGATATCTTCCCAGTCTTGTATGTAAGTTTTACCAAATCTCCTAATTGAATCAATGGATTGCCAAAAATCTGTACTGTCACAGACTTAAATTTAAAATCAAAAGAGTCTGTTATGAGGGATAGGGCTGCTTCCGCAGATGTATCATTTTGAATCCAATTAGTTTCTATCGTAACATCTCCATTTGCAGACTTGTCTGAAATTTTTCTTGATACTTCGTAGGATTCTCCATCTATTAATGTCCTTGCCTTAACCCAAAGTATCCCCTCGCCGCTTCCAGAAAGTACTGATGTTTCTCCTTCAGATAGATATATAGATTCATTAGCCATATTCATCAATGCAAACCTGGCTCTTTGAGGAGTGCCTGCTACAACAGATTTTGCAACTGCATTTGGCTTTACCTGTCTTGCTAAATCTACAACATTATCATCTGTTTTATTGTCTGATCCCTTTTTGCCGCCGTCATTTTGTGTATTTCCAGATGGTTCAGATCCTGCCTTAGATGGATCTAAATATTTTGCAGCCATCTTTCTCCAGTATTTACCAGAGTGTGTAGACCTTCTAGTATCAGGCTTTCTTCCTAGATATGGTCCGTAATTATTTGTTCCTAAATATTTACCAGAATCTGTCCAGTCAGCATGTGTGACAATACGGGAGCCATCTGCAGGCCAGCCGCAAAGATCCCAAAGTGCTGCTGCTATTCTTGCAGAATTCTCTTCTTGATATTCAGTAAAGTACGGACGACTTTCTGGAATATTTGCATATGCCGTAGAACCTTCTATTTCTACCCCAAAGGTTCTGGACTCTGCCCCATATCCTGCAGAATTAATTCCAATAGCAGGCCAAGGTCCGCCTAGGCCAGAATGAAGAACTGCTAGCGCTGAAATTAAATATGTATCTCCTTTACCGCGCCCTACCAAAATATTACATGCAGGCTTTCCAAGCGGCTGTCCATCAATTACTGGATTTCTCATCCATGTAAGAGAGGGTGCCCCTTTATATCCCTGAACTCCAGCCCCAGTATGATGCATGATACATCCATATAGACCTCCACCTGTATTATTCCAGGCACTTCCTACAGTATCCCATGGACCTATTGTTTGAAAGTCTACTTTATAGTCTCTAAGTGCATCTCTTACTTCCTGTGCATTTGGATTAGTATTTCCCATTATTTATTTGCCTCCGTACCAGTTATTGGAGTAGATCCTCTGATAGCATCTATATTATATGAGTAGCCCAAAAATTCAACTTCTGGTGATGCTATTACTGGATAGTCCTGATATTCTACGTCGAATATCTTAATCCCTCTGGCTACTGGCGCTCCAGTAAATACAAACGAATCTTGGAATGTGCTAAATCCAGGCACGAACTGGTTGTAAACCATTTGATTTAATAATGTATTTGCATTTGCGTAGTATGCTGGAGTGGTACTTGATGAAGCGTAGTAATCACCATCTAATGAATTTATTGATATATTATTAAGATTTCTTGGATCAGAACTAGCCGTAAACGCTAAAGCATCTAATGTTCCACGACCCTTTTGTAAGGCAGCAAAGCCAAAGAAGCCATCCTTATTAATTGAAGAGATCGGTATTGTTAAAGTTTTAAATGCGACCTTTCTCTTACCAGGATCATTCTCTTTATCCTTTGATCTAACTACTTCAAATAGTGATGTTGATCCTATAAATACTTTTAGCCTATTCATTGGATCATTAAATTCCATATAAATCTCAAGTGCTTCATTTTCAGAGAAAAGATCTTCAGTAAACTCAAAGTCTTTCGGTTCTGAAATAACTTTTACATTTCCATTAACAACCTGAACAATTGATATTGTAATTGTTGTTTGCTTATTTTTATTTGTAACTCCAGTCCATACAAATAGTCCATCAAGTATCTGGTTAGAAATTATTTTTAATCCGACAACAGAACCTAAATATCCCGTTTTCCCAGAAGGAACATTATTTAATACATACCTTGCAAAGAATCTTCTCTTATTACCTACTAAATTATTAATAGATGGGTATATTAAAATTCCTCCGCTTTCTTTTTCACACTTAATAGAAATATTACCGTTAGAAGCACCAAATGTTCCGTCTGCCTCATCTATACTTGATACTTGTTTATATGCTGCATTGAATTCTCTACCAAGCCACCCGCTTCTACTTCCATTAGATAAAACAATATGCTTTGCTGGCTCTGTGCCAAAGCAGCCTCTTTCTACATTTACCATGTATCCTGAAGGACTCCATGTTATATTTGAAACTTCATTTAATTGATAAATTTCTGAAATAACTCTATTTATATCTGCACTATTTCTAATAACTTCAGTTCTTGACTGAGATGTTCCAGTAGAATTAGTAAATGTAAATATATACTCTAATCCATCATACTTAACTATTTCCTGATCAATCAATAAATACCCAGAATTTTCTATCGCACGATTTATTCTAGAAACACTATTAATGTCGAAAGGTATTCTATTCTGTGTTTCTGTTAATATTCCTGGACTTGCTATTTCAAAGAATGAGAGTACTTGTGCCTGCTGCTCTGGTTCCCAAACAATATCTGTGGCACTCTCAGTCATAGATGCATACGGCCTGTCTTTAGCCTGCCTATAGTCAGAAAGGCTTGGCATAGGTCTTTTATATTTAATAGTTACTTTCTCTGGTCTTTCTATCTCTTCAAACTCTAGGGACATTAAATTGCTTCTTCTTACAGTTCCACCCTGTGGAACTTGATTTAGATCTTGAATATATAAAACATCTGATTCTGCAACAGAATTTGCTTTTGTATTTATTTCATACAGAGATAAGAACCTTAATGCTCCATACTCATCTGTATATATGGAAACTTGATAAGGTTTTAATAAATCATTAAGGGTATCTGTAATAGAATCTTCATCTACTGCCCAGAAGTATTCGATATTTTGATTTAAAGTTGTAGAAGCAGATATTGAAGATTGATCATTTTCATACTTTACTATCTTTAATTTACTTAGTTCGTCAAAGTAGTAGTCTCCAAATCCTACTGAGTCAAGTATGCTATATATTATTTCATTGATGGATTTATCTTTTAGATATAAAGGTCTAGATTTTATATTTTGTAATCTTTTAACAGAATCATAGCATTCAGCAGAAACAATGTCTGTTGTCTCTTTCCATCTTTCTACATACATGATAAAGGATGGTACATTTACAATACTCTGTGTTCCAGATGTTACACCAGTATTAATGTCAAAAGATCCTTTTAGTTTGACACCCTTAACTAAAAGATTTTTTAATGGAGATGTAGATGCATAATTGCTAATAGGAACAACATCATTAACTTCTGCGGTGTTCATGTCTGAACTTGAGATAATTATTGGAATATTTGAAAAATCTATAGTAGCAGTATTTGATGTAATAGATCCTAGAGGTAGCGGAATATCAGAACTATCTAACTCTTTATTTACTGAAAGTCCTGAAACAAACTTAGATAAATCAAGTTCTAGTCTTGGTGATATTTCTATCAACTCTAATGTTTGCAAAGCGTCGGGCTTGTTTAGTGGACTATTTTCTATAGTGTATGATTGATTAATGCATTCAAACGCTACGCCCTGTATGATTCTTCTTTTATCTATTTGTCCTGTCGCTTCAGATATTGTTGGAACTAGTGACCATGGTGTTGTACTCCATGAAGTACCGTTATAATAGAGGGTTAATAATCCATTATTAGTAAATGCCATAGAAGTTGTTTGAATAGTTTCCCATTGCTTATTTACTAATATTTTTATTACAAAAGAGTCCACCGCTGGCTTTGCTGCAATTGCATTGACTTTTATTACTAATTTATTTACAGAAATTTCTTTATCGTATATGCACCAGATTCTTTTGCTACCCCACCCAGTTGCAGAAACATAGTAACTATATGGATTGCCAGCGAATGGGGTTATGCTGCGCTGCACCTTTTGATATAAATCACCAATAGCATACTTGTGCGCCATCTGAGTTGGTGTGCATTGTTGTGGATATGTCAATGTAGAGTTTATTTCTACATTTTTTGGCCCAGCATCTAGCAGTACTTCTCCTGGCCTATAAACATCAAAAACTTCTGAGAGTGGGGTTCTATCTTCTGTATACACTTCAAAGTCTGATACGTTCGCTCCAAATATCTGATCCACTATCAACGCGGCACGATAATCATTTGAAACTTCCATAGAGATATAAACTCTAACAACATCTACCTGGCTATCTGGATTTGCAAATGATATATATGCATCTGTCCATGAAGTTGAATTGACTGTGTAATTCTTTGTTATTGATTGTGTATATACAGGGACTCCATCTTTCAGACCTACCGCCCTAAGAGTCACATTAAATTCTTCTAAAAATAATTGAGAACTTTGTGATTGAAATTGATAGTCAGACTTCAATTTAAAAAATATTTTTGCTGCTCTGCTAGCAAACGTAGATACTGTAAAGTCTACATAATATTCTGAAATATTGGCAGATACTCTACCTTGTATTGGAGATGATGTAAGGCTTACATTACTTGATGAATTATTTGTAACGTAAGATAAAAGGACTCCACCTAGTTGTGATGCAACTACATATGAGCCGTCGAAAAGTTGACCTACTCCAGAAACTTGAATACTATCGCCATTAGAAATTGGTATCTTGTTTTTTAAAATTAAAGATGCTGTTCCATTAGCCATAGCATATCCAGACACTAGAGCAGAAGTAGAACTTGAAGAAGCAATAATTAATTGAGATGTATTATCATTAAAAACTGGACTATAGAAAGTTCTATCAAAGTTTGAAGTTTCAGTAATACTTGTAATGTTTGGCGCTGCCGCCCCCTTTTGAAGAGTTAGCGGGGTAAAAGATATTGGATGAGTTTCAGTACCATGAATAAATGGGCTTGCAATGGAATTCATATTCCATTCAGCAATAATTTTTGGCTTCGCTTCAACAACATCAGACCCATTAATTGAGTTTCTGACTGTAGTATTGCCTAGCATTATATCTCCAAAAATTCTGCTGTTACATTCCAGTAGTCAAAGTTCTTATATCTTTTTACTACATCAAATGTGAAATTGTTCCAATAGACTGATAGTGTTTCTGCATACGCCCCGCCAGATCGCTCTGCAGTATTTCTATTATAGTATAAAGTCATACTCATGGGCCTATATAAATTAGACTCATAAAACTCTTTCATGTCTCTTGCATCAGCATTTCCATCTGCAACCTGGCTTCTGATTGTTGGAAGCATAGACCATTGACATTGAATTATTTTCTTTCTAGCGACAACATATCTCTTCAATGTTCCATCTGCCATTCTGTCAGACTTGCTCAAAACATCATAGGATACGGACAATGGGGATCTAGAATGATCAGACAATGTGAGGGCGCCGCCTGAATTTAAATTATCAAATTCTGTAGCATTTCCTCCAACTACAGAAAGTTTTATAACGCTTGGTGTTGAGAAGGTCATATTCTGATCATCGTCCCCTTCATTCTTTGTCTTCTTTCAATGGCTCTAATAACTTCTGTTGCAATATCATCTGGGGAAGCATTTGTTCCAGCAACATTTACTTCTATATTATACTCTGTATTATTGTTTGCTAACAATGCACTTCCAGACGCTCTCATTACTTGACCACCAATAGCCATCTTAGCAACCATTCCTGGGTATCTTGATGAGTAGCCTCCGCCAGCAAATCCATCAAGTTGCTTATTATTAATCATTTGCATAAATCCAACGCCATACTTATCTACGGCAGAAGCCTGAACAACAAATTCTCCGTTTGAAAGCATTACAGGTATAAGGTCATCTCTTGGGCCTCCTGGACCAGAAATCATTCCTCCAAATGCTTTACCCTTACCCTTGCCTTTACCCTTACCTCCGCGACCATCTAAAAGGCTATATGGGATAGCACCATCAAGTCTCTTTATTGCAGCAGCAAGTTTTTCAGCAAACTTTCCTCCCTTTTCAAGAATTTCAATAATTTGCTCTCTCTTGCGGATTTCACGATCTTCTGCTTGCTGCCTTCTCTCTTCTTCAAGTTCGCGCTCTCTCTGCTGTGCATCTATATCTTTTTGTGCCTGTAATAATGCTGCTTCTGCAAGGTTGCCCTCCGCCCTAGCACGGGCAATTTGATTTTGCAGACCTTGCTGCTTCAGCATAAAATTAAGAGATTCTTCTTGAAGTCTTAAAACTCTTTGCCTCTCTTCTCTTTCTCTTCTTATTCCATCTATAAGTTTATTTTGTTGCTTGATAAGATCTTCATATGGATTCTTATCTTTTCCTCCTCCTCCAGACCCGCCATCTCCACCAGAAGTAGTGCTTGGAGGACTAGTAGTAGTGCTTGGAGTATATCCAGATCCTTGAGCAGAAGAAATAATTCCCTTTACAGTATCCATAATAGTTGCGGCTTGGGTTCTTAATCCTTCAATTGCTCTATTTCCAGCCTCTGGACCCTCAGTTGCTGCAGTTCCTGCTAATGCTGTAATTTGAGCATTAATTTTCATTAAAAGTTCAACATAGTACATAATCATGTACTTAACAATATTTGGAAGTGCTGCAAACTCTGAGTAATTTATTCCAAATTTATTAAATGTGTCAGAGAAGTTGTCTGCCATTCCTAGTTGCTTTTCTATATCTTGGAATGAATCTACTTTCTTCCAATTAACTTCAAATCTGGAAAGATCTCCCATTGCTGATACGGCGTTAACATCTATACTTTTTACAATGTCATCTGGTAGCGCTAAAATTTCTTGAAGGATGCTGGTTACATTAGACAATGTTTCCTGGGTCATACCATCTACTTGGCTTAGATCTACATCTGGCGCTACATTTAATTTATCAAGTTCCTGTAATGCTAGATTATAGTCTGTTACTGTCTTTAAACTTGGAGCGATTATATCTTTAACATCAGCACCTGGAATCTGTGCTGCGTACCGTGCGGAATCTACTGGCATAGTGTATCCACCATCAGTTTCTGATGCTACTTGATTAGCCCGTGCTTCCGCATCTGCCAATCTTTGCTCTATGCTAGCAATATCTGCCTCAACATCTGCAATGTCGTCATCGTAAAAATCTGGCTTAACTGCAGAGAATAGTGTTCCTTTTTCTTTCCTATTAAGCAAGTCATCTCTTTTTTGCTTAAGATCTTCTAAATCTGATTCTAGGGTTGCCTTCTCTTCATCAGTCATTCCCATAGCATAGTCTTCTCCGCCAGATTCTGCTACTAATTGTAGAATTAATGTCTTTCTTAACTCTTCATCTTCAATTTGCATTAATTTTAGTAGCATCTCATTTGCGCCAGTTATTCCTTGTGACTCTACAACAATATTAAATGCCTTAACAGCATCCTCTCCGCCTCCGAGCATGTTTATAAATGACATAGCAGCAGTAGGAGACATTTGTCCAGAAGATATATTGAGCATAACATCTGCTTGAAGTTGCTGATCCATTCCAGACAATAGTCCAATTAAAGCCTGTGCTGCAGGATCTTCTGCAGTTCCAGCAAACATCTCTTTAACTGATTCTGACATAGAACCTAAGTATTCAGCCGCAAGTCCAGCATCTTGAGCAAGTATATCTCCAAAGTACTCGCTTGATTGCTTTCTCATCTCTTCATATGATTGCTCTAGTTCACCAATTTTTCTCTTTTCTCTATCTAGTTCTGCTAAGGCCCGCTTTCTTTCTGGACCCTTTTCCATAGCAAGGGCTTCTTTTTCTAGATCATTGTATCTTTGCTTTGCAACATTGATGTTGTCATATGCAGTTCTTAATTGGTTCCCTATGGTCTTTCCTAATGCAGTAACTCCTGCTACCGCAGTAGAATAATCTTGATTTACAAAACCTCTTAAATCTCTAACCCATCCAGAAAGTCCTGGTATGTCCATATTTCCTATTTCTTGAAGCGCAATTCCAGTAGGCCCAAGTATCCCTGTAAGTATGGACTGTGTAATGGTTGGCTGGATATCACCAATTTCTTGGCTTAATACGGCTGCCTGCATTTGGGCGGCTTGCCTCATATTCTCTTCTTGTATTTCTAAGGCTACAGTAATTGGCCTCTTCAACACATCTCTTCCATCTGGACCAAGTATGCTGGTCAATTCACCTTGAACTTTTGCAGTTAGTGTAGGCATATTCAATTGTTCTGCCATAGCAGCAGAAATTCCTTCAGCATCCTCAAAGGAGAGTGCGCCTTGCATAACCATTGTTGCTAGGTTTCTAGCCATTCCATCTAATGCAGTATTGAATCCATAAGAATTAATTCCTTGTGAGAATCCTTCTACAAACTTTTGCCCTGCCTCGCTAGCAAGGTACTCTTGTCCCTGAGTCAGTTGCTTTTGTCTAATCCCAGTACCTTCAAGAACACTTTCTGCAGATGCTCTACTAACCATAGTTGTATTGCCAAAGAACTCTGCGGTTTGATCTAGAGCGCTAGCGCTAAGTGACATGCTATCTGCTAACTTCTTTGCATTGGCCCTAACTTCATCCATATTAGATTTTGCTGACATAAATGTTCCTGCGAGTGCGCCTATGGCGGCTCCAGCAGCGGCACCTTTAGGTCCAGCCATCATTCCTAATGAGGCACCCATTCCAGTTGTTCCTAGAATGCTCATGGCAGCATTACCCTGAGTGGCACCACCTAGCATGGAGAGGGCAGACATTCCACCCATAAGACCCATTCCTCCAGCGCCACCCATAAACCTACTAAATCTTCCTGGCTGTCGTCCTGGGGCTGGCACTCCTGGAGTGTTCTGTCCAGATGCTGCATTAAGTGCGGCAGTTGCAGAATCTATATCAGCCTTTGTCATAGCATCAAGTCTCGCTACTGCGGAGTCATGTCTAGCAATTGCAGCCTGAGCCTGTGGAGAGGAGGCCATCTTCTTTGCTACTGCACCCTTTATAACTTTTTCAATTTGACCAGTAGAACTATTAACTGCATATACTGTTGCCTGCTCTATACCATTTGTGAAGTCTACTATATATTTTTTACCCTTAGCGCTAGTGTATCCAGCCAACTTCATGCCCGCTGCTCTTGCTTGAGATATAAATTGAGATGCTTGTGATCCTACAGGATTAATAAGAGCCTGGGCAGCAGCCATCATTTGATTATTAACATCTGCTATGCCTCCTCCCATAAGTGAGTATAAGTAGGCATTAAATCCGCGACCTTCTTTGATTGTAGCGAACATTCCAGACTTTGGACTGATCTGGCTCTCTAGCCCCATAGCGGCCTTAGTCATCTGCTCCATTGTTTGACCAGATGCGTCTAAGGAAGTTGAAATTTCGTTTACATAGCCTTGATAGGCTATTTTATTTTCAGAAATCGCTCTTTCAATTATTGCTCGCATTCCAGCAAAGTCACCCCTGGCCTTAGCACTCTTTAGGGCATCCATAGTCTCTTTGTTAGTATTATTTACTAGAGTTTTAAGACCAGCAAGATAGGCGGTAGCACTTTGCTTATATTCCTCTCTGGTTGGAGCAAGTCTCGCTAGTCCCTCATCTGTAAAAGCAGACTTAGGGTTAGAAATAAGATTTCTTGCTGCTGCGGTATCAGCATTTTGAGCAAGGAACTCTCTTCTAGTCATACCAGAACTTGGATCATAGAATTGTGGGGTCCAAGTCTTTGAGGCACTTTGGAATGATCTTTCAGCAGTCATGTAGTCTGGCAAAATAATTGCAGATGTTTGATAGTCGCGCTCCATGCCAGTCAGTACTGGAATATTATGACTTCTTTCAAAGCCTCTGTACTTTGAATGCTCATCATAATACATTGTTCCAGTAATGCTTTCTGGATCTATACGACCACCACTAACTACTGCTGATCCTTCTGCGGCAGCCATGGCTGCTCCAGCCATTCCAGTAGATGCATTTTGTGCATTTCTTAAGTTCATAGACATTTCTTTAAGATTTTGGTTAAGCGTTTCTAGGGCTGCATTCATAACTCCAAATGCTTCTGTTTGGTTATAAACTGCGCCTGTCAAAAGTTCGCTTGCTGTTCTAGCAGCAACTGATTCTGGAGTAAAGTATTCAAATGCTCCTCTTCCCGCTCTCTTTAGGGCAAGCATGGCCCCCGCACCCTTGACTATGTATCCAAGGAAGTTGCCCATAACGCCAGTAATCATAATAATTGGTCCAGCAAGTCCAACAAACAAGCCAAGACCCTTGATAAAGTTTTGTACTGGCTGTGGAAGACTATTAAATATTTCGAATACTCTATTTCCTATTTCTAAAAGAACGGTTCCAATATTGACAAATGTCTCTCCGATAGGAATAAGATTTGCCTTAATTGTTTCTAATGCTCTTTGGAATCTCATGCTTGCTGATTCTGTAAGAACCTTTAACTCGTTTTCTGCAGTTTTTGCTAACTGTTCTGCGCTAAGTGCCGCTAGTTTAGTTACTTCTTCTGTCTGGCTTCCTGCTCTTCCAAGATTATCAAGCAATGCATTTATTCTAGCGAACTGATACTTTCCAAACAGTTGCTCAATAGCACGCTGACGACTTAGTTCATCAAGTGTGCTTAATTCATCTTGTAATGCTTTAAGTGTTCCAATTAAATCTCCAGCATTCTTATCTACTAAACCTCTTAGGTTAATTCCCATTTCTTTAAACTGCTCTGAGGTTACTTTTGTTGGATTAATTAAAGAACCCATTGAAGATTTAATAGCGTTGGCGGCTTCGGCAGCAGGAACTCCACCTTCACGCATAGCAACCATCATCATAGCAAGATCTTGAATACTTCCGCCAAGACCTTCAACTACTGGACCAGCCTTAACAATTCCAGTTACTAAATCATTCAGAGTTGTTGATGTTTGGTTTTCTACTGAGTTAAGGAAGTTAATAGAGTCTGCTAACTCTTCATTACTTTTCTTAAATACGCTTTGAATAGCAAGGGTTGCTCTCATGGCCTCTTGCCTATCGACTTCACCAAGTACTGATAATCTAACAGACTCTCTAGTTGCTGCAATTAGGTCCGCGCCCTCTGCGCCAGTAGCAGCGATATCAGCAGCGAGTCCTGCTGTTTCCTGTGCGGCAATTCCCATAGATGCTGCAAGTTCTTTAGCGAGTGCCTGTGTTTGTTCTCTAATTGCAGCGACCTGAGTTGGGCTAGCAATTTTACCAGCAGTTCCTCCATAAACCTTGCCTAGTCTTGTCAGTTCCTTATCAACATCCATGAACATCTTGCCAGCGGCTGCTCCAAAGATGGTGAGTGGAACGGTAAGACCTACAGTTAATTGACGACCAGCCCATTGTGTATTCTTACCCCAGTTAATTAATTGAGTAGAGGCACCTTGAACAGTTTGTCTAAAAATTCTGTATTCTTGATTAAGAATTTTTTGCTTATCTATTGCCTCATCAATGCCTCTGGGAACTATAACTTGCGCTCTACCATCAGGCATCATCATTGATGTAGCGTTCATCATTCTAACTTGCTCTCTAGCAAGTTGCTTGATTTGGCCCATCTCGCCTCTGCGGAATTCTCTAATTGCTCTAGAGTATTCGCTTAATCTAAGTCTATTTTGCTGTAGGCTGCGTCCAAATCTTTCTGTTTCTGTCGTCATATTTACCATATGACGATCAAACATTCCGCTTCTATCTATTACTTCATTAAAACTATTAACGTATGATTGAACAGATCTTATTGTTGCTGGGTCAACTCCACCTATCCCAGCCATCTGTGTATTAAGAGCAGCAACTTGTGCCCTTAATCTAGATAGAGCAGTTTCTACTTGTCCAAACTGCCCAGTCGCAACAATATTAAGATCTATACGGCTCATACATCAACTACCTCCACCTTAGCATGTCCAATACCCATTCCTATACCAAAGCCTGCCTCTGCAGCATGGTAGCCAGAAAGTTCTGTAATGTCTGCTGGCTCAGTATCGGAGAGGTCAACCCCTTGTAACGCTGCAAGAAACTTTTGCTCCTCTCTTTTTTGCTTTCTGATTGAATTGAGTGTGGCAAGCAATTCATCGATGGACAATTGTTCTTCAAGTTCATCGTAACTTTTCCAGTTACCAATTAAGAACACCTCAGACTCTAGGGCTGCTAGATCTAGTTCGTCCCAACTAGAGCCGCCCCTAGAAGGTTTGGGTCGTTAAGTTTCAGACCTCCACAAACCTCCAGAATTTTCATCATTGTTGGTACATTGACTGCTTCCTCAAAAGCCTCTCTGTCCTTTGACAATTCTGGTGCTGTCTTTTCTAAGCAAACCATGGCTGCTTTGATGAAAACATTCATTGCATCTTCTTCAGTCTTAATATTCTCTGAATCCATCTCTTGAATGACAGACATAAACTTCTTTAGGGTCTTGATTGGCAGAGGCTTAACTACAATAACCTCGCCATTTTCTAATTCTAACTCTGCTGTATCATAAATAACAGTAGCCAATTTTCCTCCTAATAACTTAATTAAATTATACCAAAATAGGGGGCAAAGACATAAAGATAGAACCCCGCCTTTTGAGCGGGGTGTCTACCTTAAAACTATTTAGTTATTAGGATTTAGGCTGTGTATACACGGTCTAAAATTTCACCATATTCTGCATTTACATAATCGTCATCTGGGAGACAACGGAATGTAACTGGGTATACGGTAGCCTCGTTTCTACGGAGAGCGTGGGATACAGTCTCCATGGAAAGAACACGACGAGCGAGATAAACTCTTTCTGTCTTTGTTGTATTGGTTGCTGTTGTTGGTCCAGGACCGACAGCAATCAATGATCTTTCAACAGGAGCCTCACCTAGAGATCCTGCAGAAAGTCTCAATACGTTGCTTGTTCCACCAGCATCAAGGGTACCTCCGTATGCTGATGCTGCTGTTGAGGCTGCGCCACCGTCAGAGTAAACAGTATTTACCTGAGTGTCATTAGCCTGACCAAAAGCAGTACGAACATTTTGAAGAGTACCCTCAGACATAGAGGTACGAAGCATAACTCTCAACTGGGTCTTGAAGATACGAGCAGAGTCAAGCAACTGGTCAACTTCAACTTCACCATATTGTGGTTCGTAAGAAATCTCAAAACCTTCTGATGTAAAGCCTACGTTTCTCCAATTTGCTACATCGTCACTCTCCAGGTATGAAGCAGCGCTTTTTGCTGTTCCAAAGACTGGCATTGACTTCTTGTAATTTGTTGGGGCTGTTGAGTCTCCCTTTGAGATGAAGACCTGTGCGGCTCCAACGATAATATTCCTAACTTCACCCTTATCGGCCATTAATTTACACCTACCTTTCGGATATTAATTTAATATCCAGTTGGATCATTCCTCATCTATATAATAACATGATACATAGATGGGACAAAGATTAAGCGAACCTACCAGAAGAATTTAGTATTCTGGAGTATTTATATGCTATTTCTACTGCCCCTGCCATTCTTCCATTTTCAGACTCGTATGGAGTCGGAGAAGATACGCTATTCAATGAAACTGTATAAAACTTAAGGATAGAACTTTCTGGATTAAATCTTTGAACATCTTTACCAGATGCATCTACTCTTCTAAATAAATCAATCATAAATTCTGATATTTGTGATATTTTCTCATATTCTGAGGATACTATCGTATAAGACATTATTTCTTCACATATAAACCAGTCATCTGAATATCCCTCTACTTCATAGTCATAAATAATATATGTAGCATTAGGTAGTAAGTTATTAAACTCTGGTATTTCTTGTGATGGCACTATTGGAATAATTGTTTGTAAAAACCCGTCTGGTCTGTAATCACTTTCATTTAAAATTCCAGATGACTTTAGTTCATCCCATAAGAAAGCATTAATTACATATCTTGCATTTTCATTGTAGTCTGCCATTATAATACACTTCCTATAACTTTGTATCTATTTAGAGTACTGGATATTGCTCTCCTAGCAGCATCTTTACCCGCGCCTTTTCTTTGAAGTGCAGCAGCAACACTCTTCTCTAATTTTGTCGTTATTCCTTTTTCATCAAGTATATGAGGAAAGTTTACTTCCCACCATTGTCTAAAGTGTCTGCCAAATGATCCTGCTGTTGCTGGGCCTCCAGGATTTTTAATATTTATAGTCTTACCTGGGGGTACGAATACAATTGAGCCTCCTGGTGCCATAGCAATGGTTCTTGAAGTGACAAATGAAACTCCTGAGCCACTTTCCATGACTTCTGCTTTTCTTTTAAAAACACCACTTTTACTTACTACTCTGCCAGTTCTACCTGGGCTTTTTAGCGCTGGAGCAATTGGAGCATTTTTTCTTGAGTTAAGAAATTTGTAGTAAACTTCTGCAGATCCAGGAGATGCATTTCTTTTTAGAATTCTAAACAATCTAGATGTTTCAGCACCTACTCCACCCCATTCATAAACGTGGTGAAATGCTGCTTTATTAGACCTAGCAGTCATATTTGTTCTTTTAACAAATTTTATTGCTGCTGCAGAAAATGCAACATCCATTAGTTGTCTTTTTGTTAAAGAAGAATCAAGTTCTTTAATGCCATCTATTTTATTCTGTATTTCTAGATACATTTTATTTGCAGATATTTGATCTACTCTCATCTTAATCATTATTTTGTACAGTTACCCTCTTTAAATGATTTTCAAAGTACTGTATGTTTCCAAATACATCAAATATCGGGTGGGATGCATACACTTCAAATATCGTGCTTGGGTTGGATATTCTATCTATCTCAACATAAAGTTCTTCATTTTTTCTGTTTAAAATCTTTGTTACTCGCCATCTTTTACTTAATCTTTCAGAAGTATGAAGTTTTATTTCCAAATCCTCCATATATTCTTTAGAAAATGTTTTGTTGTCTGAAGTGGCAGATCCACCACTCTCTCTAATAGGAACAACTAAGCAATTAATGTTTTTTAACAATTGCCATTTTCTAGTTACCGAATTTGTTTTTTCATTCTGATGGCTAGTTTGTTGTAGAATTTCTGCCGTCATAGAAAATAAAGAACTCTGAAGGCATCCATACATTAAATAATCACGGCCTGTATCATTTTAAATTTTTGTAGAATAGCATCAACTAAAGCGTTTCCAGTACCAGTAAATGATAAATTAGAAAACTCTACTGACATTGAGCCACTATTTATCTTATTGATATATTTTGATCGCCACATTGATTCATTACACAGCAAATCATTAACTAAAAGGAACACACATTGTTTTATTTCTGCTGGAATGTAACTCCATCCAAATATACCAGTAACGTCGTATCTATATCCATTTTTAAATCTTCCAGTATCAATTCCTAAGGCTTCAAGTTGCTCGCTCTCTGAAACATCGTCACCGATAGTTGTTGGAATAATTCTAATTCCATAACTAGTCTCTGTAATTTCTACCTCGTAACCAAAGTTATTGTAATTATTTGGTATGTCTATCATCAACTCATCATTTTGAGTTAATGTATTAATAGAAATTATTCTTTCTGGAAGTACTAGTGTATCTGCGCCAGAGCCGTATGCAGAAACGGTCTTTAATGATCTAGTCATTTCAAAGCCTAGTTCATTATTTATGATCATTCTCGCTGCTCTTTCGGCAGATGTTACTTTCTCAAATGGGAAGTAATTACTATCCTCTGGCCTTGAAGAGTATCCTAATTCAGCAACTATTTCGTCTATTGTTGCATAAGGAGTAACAACATAAATATACTCTGTTTCGGTTATGTTCTTGCCATTTTTTGAATAAGACCATACTGCCTTTAGGACTCTATCAAAGTTAGTTGCTGTTGATGGAAGTTCATACTCATAGTCCCCCTCATAGTCAGAGTCTATTAAAGTTGCAGTACCAGTTACTACAGATGCTCCAGTTTGTGCATCTGTAATTACTACTGTTGGAGTTGAACTTGGTGCAGATGGGAATCCATCTGAAGAATATGTAGTTAAATATATTTTTCCAACAGCACCAGTATAAACTTCTATCAATTAAATCACTCCATTAATTATAATATTCTTGTATTTCCCTTGGAGTAGCCATTCTGAATCCCTGTTGCGTAGTAAATATAAATTCAGCATCATCTTCTGTCATTGCGACAAACGGGTGATCTTTTGTAAATACATATCCATTTACTTCGTACCTTGGATTCTCTCTATCCATTCTTACAAGAACTAGTGTTGCATCTGCAGATGGCTTCTTCTTAGGCTTTGGAAGTTCTACTTCTGCTTCAGCCTTTTCTGAATTGAGGAACTTTTCATACATTTCGTATGATACTCCATCTTCTTCTAAGGCAGCCAAAATTACTGGCTTTGAAGCCTTTGTATTGCCATCTAGATCTACTGCAAAATACTCTGCAATATCTCTTAATTCTGAAACTTTCATATTGCTAAAAGACATAAAATCTCCTATCCTCACAATAATTATATCAGAAATGGCGAAAGGGGAGGATTTTATCCTCCCCTGACGCGCTATGAAGTTTTAACTTCAGGATGCTACCTTAACATTCTTAACGACTACGAAAGAATCAAGGTTCTCGACTGCAACACCAACACGAATGAAGAGTGTGTATTCGATTGTATCCTTCTTTGGCTTGAACTCACGGTAAACGGTTACGTCACGCTTGATGCCGATGATGAAGTTATTTGGGAATGTCAAATGAACTTCACCGTGTTGGCCTGTAGCGCCTGAGTAATCGCCTGCGCGAGTCTCGTCAATTAGTGGAACTTCGACAACTGGAATTCCAAACGCAAATGGGATTACGCCACCTGGGGCACCATCTGGTGCGGCTGGGTTACCACGGAGGATGCTTGAAGCGATATCCTCTGGAGTAGATCCAACTGTTGTGAGGTTGTACAAGTAGTCTTGAACCAAGTTGCTTCCGGTGAAGAAGCGCAACTGGTTACGACGTTGCTTGTATTTTCTTGGCATATTCTTTAGTGCGTTGTTGAAGACTGCCTTGGTGATTGTTGCACCACCAGCATCAACTACATTTCCTCCATTAAGGGCTAACTTGCGGAATCCATTAAATGCCTTGAGGAGATTGTTGGATGAAAGTGCTGTGTCACCATTGATTGCTAAATCTTCAACGTCATTGCCTGCCTGTGTTGCCATAAGGCGTGCAATATGGTCTTCAAGGTCGGCTCCTTCGATATTATCTTCAAGAGACTCGCTTGAAAGTTCCCAGTCAAGACGCAACTTCTTTGTTGTGAGTGAAACCTTGGTGAATGTTGCTCCACGGTCTGTTTGTCCTGCTGCGCTACCTTCTGTAGCCAAGACCATCAGACGCTCGCCAACACCAACCTTATCGATCTCAGTTGTGTCTGCACGCATACGAATTGTGCGAGCAGCGCGTGTCAAAATAGTTGCATCAAACATGTAGTCAATGAAGCGGTTAGATTGCTCTGGCTTCAAAAGACCACCATTGTCTGCACCGACTGTTGTTGTGTCGATAACTTTTTGTAAAAGTTCGTTACTCATCTTGCTTTTCACCTACCTTTCGGATTATAAATATCATAGATCACGGATACCGAGGAATGATCCGCTCCAGATACCTTTTCTTATTGTTGTTTCTTCCTTTGACCCATCAAGATCGCCGGACTTCTTAACAGCAGTTTCACCTTCGACCATATCGACTCTTTTTTCGATTGTGTCAATGGCGCTTTTTATATCTTTAACTGCCTTGCTGAGTTCATCATGTCTCTCAGCCAATTCTGTAATGCGAGCATCTAGGCTCTTGCTTAGTTCATCTACTGTGGTCTTTGTCTCTTCAGCGCTCTTTGTTAGATTATCGCCAAAGAATGTCTTGAGGTCGTCCAACATTTTAACAAAATCTGGCTCTTCAACCTCAACCTCAGAGATGGCAGCAGCCTTTTCAACTTCTTCTACCTCTTCTTCAGAAACCTCTTCTGTTACAGCCTCAACTTCTTCTGTGGCCTCTTCAGCAACAACTGCTGCCTTTTCTACCTCTTCTGATAGTTCTTCAGTAACTTCGATTTCTTCACTCTTTTCAATTTCCATTTCTACTGCACCTCCTTCATTAATGGTTTCATTGTCTGCCTGTTTTGCTACTTTGTTGGCTTCAGGCAATGAATCTATCTTTCTCAGAGTACTCATCTTGTGACCAACTCTTGTATCTGTTGGCTCCCACCCAGACTCACTTTCTCTGTATACTCTGATAAGAACTGCTGGGTTATCCTCTTCTGCATTAATAGTGAAATCAGAACCAGGAACGTCTATAGATCCAGATGATACGATTCGCTCTATTTTGCCTCTTGCTGTGCCTCCACTAGAATTCCAGGAAACAAAGTCTCCTACTCTTAGCGTGCCTGCCGCAGCCTTAAGAATATGACGATCAACTGCCTTGCCTATTTCTTCGTTCTTTGAAACGTCATTAGACTCTACCCATCCAATGTTTTGCATTTCTTTTTCACATACTAAACATTGTGAGGAGTCACTATCTTTAGAAATAGCAATTTGATCTGTTTCGCACCAGAAAACATTCTCCATTGTTACATCTACAGCAATTCCAGTAATACTATTAACTCCATCTGACTTCTGTATGGCAAAGATATTAGCAAGTTGGTTTGCTGGACTATCTACTAGTGAAAGTTCTACTAATTCATATTCTTTAATGACGCGAACTATGTCGTCACCCTTTTGAACCTGATCTACCTTAGTAATATTTCCACCTATGGAGAATCCAGAAAGGGTACCATCAAGAACCTTTTCCCAGGTATCTTGGGCACCCTTAGAAACATAAGTATCTACAAATACTCCACGATATGTTTGTCCAGTTTCTTTGTCAAAGAACTGTTCCTCGCGGAAATTCGTAACTTTTCCTACTGCTATTGGCTGATGCATTTCCCTTAAATTGCCTCTAAAGGACTCAAATGCTTTTATTGATGCGTCAGTATCTACAATATCTCTATGTCTATCTACATTGTCTAAAGTGGCGAATCCAGAGACAATTCTTCTCTCTTCATCCACCTTAAAGAATGGAACCGACAAGTTAATTCTGTCGCCATCACTATGCCAATAAGACTTAATTATTTCCATGTCAAATAAATTCTATCAAGTTAGTAAGTTAATACAAAATTCTTTCCACAGTTATTGCACAGTTCTTCCCTCGCCCTGTGGATTTCTTGCTTCTCCACTAACATCAGGCTGGTTGTTTTGTCTTTCTTGATCTCTTTGCCTATTTCTAGTTGCCTGAGCATTTTGCTCTGCTCTTGCCTGTGCATTAAGAACAATGGGGGAGTCTCCTCCGTCAAGTGCTGGCAGTCCATTTCTAGCCCTAACTTCATTTGGTACCAGAACTTGCATTCTAAGATATCTTTCATCGATCTTTGACTGGGTATCTTCATCTGTAAGAGTTAATTCATTGAACTTTAGATAAAACATATCTGTAAATTCACGAATTATCTTATTTATCTTCTTTTGGAAGTAGTCTTGGGTTGGCTTAGTAACCTGTTCTCTAAAGTTTTTATCAGCATCTCTAGCAGCCGCCAAAGATACACCGTTAGCCATGCTTACCTTAGTTACAGGAACTCTATGAGCCATTAGTATCTCATCACGGTTTTCCACTCTATAATTTCTAAATGAAGAATCTTGTATTCCAGCCTCTACTGGATTCATCTCAAATGACACTTTTGTTTGTCCGTCATCGGCTGGCATAGGTATGTATAAAGACCTATGATTCTTTCCTTTAAGCCCAGTTTGGAAAAACTCTAAAAGTTTTCTTTGTGAATCATCAGACAGTTTAGCGCCTTTTACCACGATAATATATCTTGGAACAGCCTTGTTCTCAAAGTAATCAAGATTGAACTTAGATGCGAACTCATCTCCTGCTAATGCTGGGAGGGCTGGAATAATGTCTGGAACTCCATAGTAATTATTGGTTGGAGTATACTTTTTAAAATGTATTACTTCATTAGGTCTTGGATCATCTCCAATTGGATTCTTTGTATTAGTATCCCCAAAGTTTCTGAAGTAAACAATTTTATTGTTAACTATTTGAACGAAACCGTCACGATTTCTTCTTACTCTCATATTTGCAGAAGGTATGTGTCCTAGGTAGCCTATTGTTCCATCTACTTTTCTGCCTATTTCCATATAAGCATTTCCAGTAGCCTCATAGTCGGTATCAATCTTTTTCATAGTTTCTGTAAATGATTCATCTTCATTTAAAGAATCTATCTTTTCTAATAGTGCTGCCTTAGATCTTGCTATCTTTCTGCGTAGAAAACTTAATCTTTCTACGTCTGAGTCATCAACTTCTTCTATTTTTTCTTTTGTTGCAGAACTTTCTACAAAATCGTATCCTAGTCCTACTGTATTAGACACTTTTGCGTCTACTGCGGCATGGTGGGGTGAAGAAACTTCATACACCTTAGAAAGATAATCCATATTATATGGAGGTTCAACTACCTCAAACATGACGTATCCAGTTACATCTGGATCTTCAATCTTCTTAGACTTTACTCCGTCTACGCCCTGATGATATTTTTGTAGTTGCCTAGTATTTCTTCTTTTAAAATTTGAAGATAGCCCATTGTATTTATTTAATATGTCACCCTGCTCTAAGAAAACATCCCTGTAGTCTGATGATGAATTTTTGAAAAAGTCGTTAGATGAAACTATAGAAATTTCTTCAGATACAGTATCTTCTACATATTCAGATGACATTATAGACCCTTAGCCTTTTTATAATTCATTAATTCTTCGCGTGCTGCTCCGTAGTCAAGTTCGTCTGGGACCAGACCCCATTCCATTCTCTGCTTTTGATATTCATATTCTTCATCAGTAACTCTTCTATTCCCAGAGAAAAATACTGGCTGACCTCCAATTATCCCGCAATCTTTTGCGGCTAATTCTAGAAGTTTTATTTTTTCCTTGTCGCCCTTTTTTGATGGTATGTTTAGATAGTTTGCATCTTCATCACAGACTAATTTACCATCTATAGTCTGCCATAAATATAACCCATAGTCGCTTTCATCGACCATAGTTACTCTATGATTATTTTTCTTTTTCATATGAATATCTTACCATTTCTTTCTGTTAATAGGAAAAAGTGATACATATATGCACCATTATTTAATGGTTTGCCACTTGTTTTGTACTATTTTAACCTTAGGAAGTTGTTTCATGGCAAAGTACTTGCCATCTTGACTATATTCATATTCTTGAGGAGATCCTGAAAAATCAGTAATTTGTATTGAATCTGGATCTGTTTTAGATATAGATGGCCTTCCTATAATTGAGTTATATCTTAGTGATAAGTATGATTCAAAATTTGATGGAACGGAACTGTGTGCCGCAAAGAATCCCATAGATCCATCTAGTCCAACCGTTCTTTCACTATTTACTCCAAGTTTAATTACTGATGATACTGGTGTTGTAAATCTAACTAGGAAGTGGTAAAACTCAAACTCCTCTAAATCTTGTCCAGCGGAGGCTTCCTGACCATCAATATATAGCGTATATCCAGATGACAAGACAATTCCAGTATCAGAGTACTTAAGATCTATGGTAGAACCGTCAACATCAAATATCACAAACTGCTCGCCAGTAGAAGGAGTTCTGTTTAATTTTATTAAAAATTCAAGCATGGCTATATCTTGGTTGCTTGATGTGTTATTTATAACTAGGTTCGCTCCAGATGTTACTTGTGATTGTGTTGGTGTCCATGATTCTGCCTCAAGATCGTCTAGGTAGTCCCCCGCCGTTGGGACAATTGAATTGAATGTTATTCCTAGGCTTAGTGGTCTATCTAATGGGGTTGCTCTAGTATATCTAATTAAAAATGGATCTGTAGATACATAGTTTTCTGATTGACTTTTTTCTATTGGCTCTATTCTATATATTCCGTTAGATGATGGAATGTTTACAGAGTCATATGTAAGTATTGAAACTCCAGAAAATACTGATGGGTAGTTAAATGAATCATCTGTTCTTAATTCTACTTCAATGTTTAAAATATTTTTAGAGTCATAGGATATATTTGGAATCAGGGTTGTTTTTTCAATAAATGAATCATTCACATACAAGTAGCAGTTTTTACTTGCATAGTTATAATTTATTAAACTTGTTATAGAATTCTCTGGTATTTCAATTTGATAGTTCCATAGACCTCTTTGAGAAACAGAAAGAGAATTATTAAACTTTAGTGTATAGTCTCCAGTATTGGTAAATATAATTTCATCCCCATCTTCATAGGAATCTATGGAGAAATTCTTTATTTTACTAGTAAGAGGAGTATTTAAAGAAAATGAATTTCCTAGATAGAAGTCAAATCCTGGTGCTGGGTAGGCAGATGATTCTGGATCTTCTGAAATATCATTTACTGATAGGGTTACAAATCCATCAAGGAAGGCTAGTGATATGTCAAACGGCTGGGTGAAGTCTGATCCCAATGAACCACTTTCAGAAATAGTTGTTGCAGTCCCAGAACTACTTATGGATTCTAAAACTATTGTATTAGATGTAGACTTATATAAATGCATAGATGATCTATCTAGCATTGGGCCAATGTGCAAGATAGACTGTTTGGTAGATAGGCCATCAAACGTAACCTGTTGTCTTATAACATTATAGTCGCCTGAAAAATACTTATATGCATTAGAAAGATCAACATATGAATCTCCACTCAGAGATATTCCATTTAAATCAATGTTGAACTGAGGATTATTATCTAAGGATACAATTTGTACTGGAGGCTCTGATGGTAGGGTTATATAGTTATCTTTAAAAATTATATTTTGAGAGTAACCCTGCAAAAATCTATCTTTTGTATCTATAGAATAGGAAAAGTTTGGAATCAGTTCGTCTACTGAAGGATTAATTATATCTGCATTATTTGCTATCGCTATTCTCTCAGACTTTGAATCATACATTGCCCATGACTGTCTAATCAGCATTTCAGAATCTATTAGAGAAAAACTATAGAATGCTATTGAATTAATATATAGAGGACTGTCATATCCAGCAGATGGACCAAAAATGAAATCTGGTGGTGTTTCATCTACGAAAGAAAATTCTGTACCTAGATTTATTGCCGCTGTGTTTAAATTATTTAAAGTTATACTAACAGACCCAGAACCATATCTTAAACAAAGGTAGTTGGATGTTTCCCAGTTTTTTACTTTAATGCTAGACACCTGATTATTGCTTTTAATATAAATTCGATCTGAAATGACATAGCATTCAATAAAACTTCCTATTTTTAGAATTTGATGTGGAGTAGTTGATGAATTTATAATAGAAAAGAATAATTCTATGCTAAATGGTTTATCCTCTGATCCTTTAAAAAAGACCTTATAGATATTATCTATAGAAATTAAAGAATTTTCTAAAAGCATTACTGAAGATTCTGGGCCATAAATTATCGGCTTTTTATTAGGATATGCATTAGTTAAAGTAGCATTATTGCTAAATGTAGTTAGATCATCAAGCGCTCCAGAGACTATGCTAGAGCAGTCCCAATATCCATAGGGCTTTTCTGATAAAACTAACTGGGAATATGACATATTATAATTATATCCTATTTATGGCAAAATTAGTATGAACTATGAGTACCTTCTCTTAGACCATACTTGATTAAGATAGACTCCCCCTCCAGGTACTCTATACTTTTCAATATTCTTCATATTTTTTTCATACATTTCGTATTCATCTGGGAAAATATAGTCAGAATCCCAATCTTCTCTTTTAAATGGTAAAATTTGTAGATATGGGGTACCTTGCTTTATTACTCCCTCCCATCCCTCTCTTACAAAAAATGGCATAGTTCCTGGAAGGTTTACCTTATCGTTGTCTACAATTCCAGTAGTATTTAAAAATGGTAGGTCAAATCTATTGAATGGCTGAGAGTATAAAACGCTATATCCATCTGGAACTTCTATTGCCCAATCAGGCCACCAAGCAAAGTGGTCCTTTCTATATCCCTCTGGCTTAGGAAATCCATGCAATGACCAGTCTGGCCTATACTGTATGAAATCTGAATATCTTTTGTTAAGTTTTACTTTAAAATCATCGCCATCTTGGTAAAATTCAATGTCACATGGTGTTTTCAATACATACCCAGTACCAATAATGTCATATATTGCTGGACAGCCTTTCCAGGAAGGAACTTTATGTCCGTATTGATCTAGGGTATAGTTTCCTAAATCATCTTTAACATATCTACTCTCTTTTATATACCAGTCAGGTATATTTTTTACTGAGGGTTCTGGATTAGTTTTACTTTTTTTATTTAACCATGGCCTATTAGATATGAAATTAATCTTCATGGACTACCTTCATAATTATTTTTTTAGCCTCATGCTCTCCATGCCTTACACCTCTATGGTCTATAGCATCTCTATAAAAATCATTCCACCCTCCCTTGGAATTTACCTCCATTGAAACTTTACTTCTTTCTTCAAAGTTGTCTGTCCATTCTTTAGTCATCATAAAGGGAGGTATTCCTTTTTTAATGTGAAGTTCTGTCTCATTCATTTCAGAAAGTTTAACAGGAAGGATGCTAGCCAATATTGTTCCTGCCTTAATATAGATTTTTTTGTTTGGAATATTAGCCATCAATGCTATTGGAAGAGGCCCGACCATTGCAGATGTGCTAATAATAGTACTTATGCATTGCAGACCTTCAATAAAAATATTGGGAGGAGGCATAGTTAATATTGAAATATTTTTTTGTGGAGAAATATATAGTCCAGTATCTATGCTTATTGTTTTGTTTCCTCTAAGATTACTTACATAATCTTGACCTTTAATTATATTAATATGATGAGAACTAGAAGACTCTTCACCATCCCATATAAAGCAGAAGTCATGTTTTAAGGATATTCCCCATCCTAATCTATTAGATAAAGTCATCGGAAAGCAATGATAGGAATGCTTACTAAATGTCCTATCCATCCAGTCTCTTGACATAGGAAGTTGATCAATATTTACAACTGATTCTTCTGATTGATATGCATCTATTAAATTCATGAATTGGTTTCCTGATAAAATTCTGGCTTGTGAAACTTATCTGAGTAATCAAGCATCGTGACTATAGAGTACTTATTACCGCTTTTTACTGGCATTGCTCTATGTGGATACATGAAATTTGATGGAAACACAAACAGGTCCCCTGCTTTTGGCTTTATTTCTAAACCCTGCCTTCTAAAATATATCTCTCCACCCTCATAATCATCATTTGGATATCCTACTAAAGAAACTACACAATTATAAGAAAAACCATGGTCATGATGCTCCTGAAAATGTTGACCAGGGCCATACTTAACAAAATTCATAGACTCCCAGTACCTAAGTTCTCCTATATTAAAATCTTCACAATATTTTTTAACGGCAGGCAATGATTTGTTATAAATCATATCCCATAGTTTCTTAAGCATCATTCCAGATATACTATTGTCATTTTCAATATCTGTTTTTTTATATTTAAAGTCCAAGCAATCTCTGTACTCTGGTATATGCATTTGATACCCCACCATAGCCTTGGAATAAGAATATGGATTATAGGTATCAGACATAACATCTTCTAGCATTTTTACCGATACACTAGGGATTAAGTCATGGAAAACATATATACCATTTGCAACCTCTTCATATGAAGACCATGTTTGTCCAGAATAAGAATAAAAATTTTTAATATTATTTTCTATATCTTTTATATCTTCCATATAAATCCTAATAAATTAAAGTTTCTTCATTTTGTCTGTATGGGTAATACCTAAGACCACCTCTAGAATTATAATCAGTCATTATAACTACTGAATATTTAGTTCCAGATATCATTGGCTCAGATGAATGCTCATAAATAAATGTAGATGGGAAAAATACTATATCTCCAGCCTCTGGCTTTATTGTTAAATTAAATCTAGGGAAATATAACTCTCCACCTTCATAGTCATCATTTAAGTATGCTACTGCAGATATTGTTGTTACATATGCTGGTCCATGATCTGCATGAATATTAAAGTGTTGACCAGGACTTTCATATCTAACAAAATTAAATACCTCAAAGTAGTTCAGTCCGACACCCCAGTATCTTCCATAATCTACAGAACACTTATAGACATACTGGAATATGTCTTCATGTAATTCATACAATTTTTTATTATATTGATTTACTTCACCTAGATTTTTTTGACCAATTTTAAAATCAACACAGTATCTTGCCTCTAATAACGGGTCATCAGATTCAGTAACATTTGCTGGCTGCCAACTATAAGGACCAGTAGAGTTAAGAACCTTTTCTAAAGTTGATATAGTTTTTTTACATGAATCTTTAGGTATAGCATTTCTATATACATTAATTCCTAATGCTGGGTTGGATACAATAATTTCGTCTAAATATTTATCTGGCATACGCCTAGTATCAGTCTCTTCACGAGACTTATCAAGCCACTCATTCATATTTATTTTCTTTCTTTATTTAAAGTAACCTAAACTACTGTGTATCACATAGTAGTTAATTGGTAGACATTCTATATTATAAATAATACCAGAAACGCTTTCTGATCTATAAGATTTTATATCAACAAAATCTTTATTTTCGTAATTAAAAATTTTGTCAGATTCGCTTATCTCTTTAACATTAATAAAATCTATTATATCGTTCCTTCTACAGAGTAGGTAGCAGTTTGAAGAATAGCCCTCGTTATTAATAAAATAAATATTACTAACATCACTATGAGAATCTATTTTTATTATTTCAGTATCTATGTCTTCAATAATGTTTACTTTATTGGTACCGATTCCTTCTAATGCATATGACTTTAATTTGTCCTCTTCAGTTAAATACTTTGCATCCAAATATCCATATTCTGATGTTAATATTTGTATGCTTTGTATATCTGATAACGCTGCAGATGGTGCAGTTTTTACTGGTGCTGGCCCTGGCCTAACAAAGTTGGGGAAGAATGGAAACGACGGAAAACTTGGGAAAAATGGGAAGAACGGAAAACTTGGGAAAAATGGGAAGAAGGGAAAACTTGGGAAGAAGGGAAAGAATGGAGCAAATGAAGGGAAGAATGGTGGTGGAGTTCCAGTAGTTCCATTTACAGTATTTGTGGCCTCGCCTCCAGAATTTCTTGCTGTTACAGTAAGAGTATATGTTGTACTTGAATTTAACCCAGTAACACTTACTGTTCCATCAGTACGAGATATTGTTCCAGCACTAGGAGATATGCTTATTACATATGTCCAATTTGCAACATAGTTATTTATCGTAAATGTTAGGCTGTTTATTGTTGAAGCAGTTGCGGATAGTGTAGGAGTTGGTGGTGCCTCTGGCTTATGAATTCCAGGAACCCTCCCATGTCCACTAAACTTAGATATAAAAGGCATTACGCAAACCTTGCAAAACTACCTAGCACAACAAATGTGTTGTTTCCTGTCTTAAGTATACTAAATGAATAAATATCAATACTATTTGCATTTCCAGATGCTGGTACAAGAGCGTCTGCCCATCTTACGGTAGTTGAAACTCCATCTACTTGAAATGCTGTTGGTCTAAATGGGGTAGCACCATTAGTAATTAATATTGTTGCAGTTACCGCCTGACCACCAGAAAGGAATGTGTTTAAAGAAACAGAATCACTTGCTCTAAAATTAAATGTCCAGTTAGCACTAGAATTATTTACATAGTAGTGTATTGATGAATCTGAAATATTTATATTTAAAGTTCCAGTAGCACCTTCACCACGAAGTAAGTAATTTTCAACTACTTCATTTGTAATTAATGTGCTTCCAGCAGTTACGGTACCAGTAAATGTAGGACTATTTATATTTGCCTTTGTATCTACTTCCCCATCAAGATTTCTTAAATCTGATTGTAGTTGTGCAATAGAGTTATTAGTAGATATTAGATTATTTGCCACATCTTCTTGAACCTGACCTAATGTAGTATTTAGCAATGATGTAGTAGACGTAATGTTTCTAATATCAACATCATCTAATCTAATTCTATTAATTGGCATTTAAATATTCCTTTCTTATGCCTGTGCTTCTGTCCATGAAATTCTTGCAGCAATATTAGCATTTCCAGTAGCCGCAAGGTTTCTTGCTGTGATAAGTAGAATATCTGGGCCTGCTGGGAATCCAGGATTGATATTTCCAGCCTGTCCGTCACCACTTAGAATAGATGTTCCTAGATCTCTAGCCTTTGATAGATCAAACGAGGTAGCAGATGGGTTTGTTCCACCAGAGTTTTCTGCATAGAAAGCAAACACCCTGTCTCCTCCAGTAAATGTACCACTTGCTGTTGCTGCAGTTGCACTATATGGGGCAGTTCCATCGAAGTATACAACCTGGGCCAATGATCCTGATCCTACTGATATAGTTTCCCAGTTTGCAGGAAGTGTTAAACTGCCGCCGCCGATTGTCTGTGGATTAAGAATTCCTTCAATCAAAAACTGTCCCTGTGAGAAAACTTCCATGGAGTTAAGAGTTAACTGCATTCTATTTACAATTTCTCTAATTCCAAAGTTCTTTCCAATTCCGGCATCAACTGAAGGTGCAATTCTAATTGCTAGGAGCGGTCTTTGGGCACCAGCAGCAATTGACATATATCTATTCATACCAGCGGTGAAAATAATAGACTTATCATCATCATATCTACCGTCCATGATTACAGACACACCCCAATGGCTAACAACTGGGGCACAATCACTATAAATATACTGTACAGAAACTTGCCCATCAGTTCCTACTCCACCCATTCCAGAATCTGGAGTGAATGTAACGTTTGAAGTAGTTCCAGATAAAGTATATGCTGTTGAAGAGAATGATCCTGATGGATTAATTCCAGCATATGAATATGTAACTCTTCTAGTTAAATTAGATAGTGGGTACCCTCTTGCTAAAACATTATATTCTCCAAGGCTCTGGTACCTTATCATTTCACAATTTACATTGTCTTTAACTAGAATATATCCCTCTGAAGGCCAATTTGCAGCATCCTCTACATACAATGTTCCATGCGCTGGTAACAATGCAGAACCTCTTGCGACTGTTGCACCAGCAACTAATCTTGTAGTTGGGCCATAGTTAATAGCCTCAAATCTACCTGGCAAGTTTCCAGAGCGCATATATGCTGCGGTATTTACATTGTTATTTGGCATCTTATGGGCATAATAAATATCTCCATTAGGTCCACGGAATCCAAATCTAATGTGTCCTGCACCATACCAAGTGTAATCGATGTAAACCATCTGCATCTTTGAAACATCTATATTGTATCCAGATGGGCCAGTTCCATCCACAGGGTCCATATTCCATGCAGATTGAGGAATCTTATAAGTTTGAGTCTTAAGATATCTACAATTTGATCTTGTTGCTCCACGGTATGCTGGTGCAATTGTCATGGATGTGTTAGAAATAATTGATGTAACCATATAACTTTGACCCTTGATTACAACATATTCTCCAGCAACCACTTGCTCTGTAAATCTTGTTCCTGTTCCAGTAACTGAACTTGATCCATTGGTAACACTTACTCTACCAAATAATTCCTTTACTGAGTCTCTTCTACATGCATATAATGTTTGACCATCATACTCAAAGAAGAATCCGTTCTGATCATCAAACAGTCCAGCCCTTACTGCAGATCCCTTCCAGTTTACTGCTGTAACATAGATATTAGTTCCACCTGGAGCAGTATCTGTTGGAACAGAAGTTGTATTATATGTAAATGACTTAGATCCAGTAATAGATGCTACTACAGCAGTAATATTATAAATATCACTATCTGCATTTCCAGCGGCTGAAATAATTCCCTCTACTTTTATTGATGTTCCAACTTGCAAATTATGATCTTGAATAGTAGTAATAGTTACAATATTTCCTGTTGCTGATATTGATTCAATATCGAATGTTGGAGTAAATTTAACGCCAGTAGAGTACTGAATTCCTTTTCCAGACTGATATCTGAAATAGCGTCTTGTTTGACGAATAATTTGAGATCCATTAGATGGACCTCCAGTAGTGATTAGAACACCACCATCTAATGCTCTATGCTGCTGATATCCTTCTGGTCTTACATAAAGAAGTGCGCTTTGGAAATTTGTTCCAGATGATAGTGTTCCAGTTGGTGTTGCTGCAGCAGTAAATGAAAATGTTGTTGGTGTTGCTACTGTATCTACAACCCAGTTTCCATTTGGCGCATTTGTGGTTGCACTAATATTTCTAAGAAGAATTGGTGTTCCAGGCAAAAGTCCGTGTGGTGCGGCTGTTGCTACTGTAATTCTTGTTCCAGAATATGTAATTGCTGAAGCAGAATTAGCAATAGGAATTCTAGCACCGTCAAAGATGCCTCCGCCATATACTGTTGTGTAGGAGCCATCTATAATAGACCCATTTACAACTCCAGCAGCGGTATAGGTAAGTTGTGTAGATGATGGAACTGTATCTACTAAGAATGTTCCCTCTGCTAGTTGATTAAGTGAATCTTGAACAACTACTACATCACCAACATTAAGTCCATGTGCAACATTCGTTGTTACTGTAATTGTTGATCTTGGAGATTGTCCTCCTCCAGAGATAGCATTAAGATCGAACGTTGAGGCTCCAGACGTTCTAGAATAAAATGAAGGATAATTTAGGCTTAAACTTAGGGATTCCCATTTTGATGGCTGTGGAGAGTATTCAAAGTCTGTATCAATTAATGACTGTGGAGTTGAGACTCTTAGTTTGTCAACAGGATCTCTATAAACCTCATCTGGTCTAAATGTTTCTGATGGCTCGTCTACAAGAATCTGTAATTTATCTGTAGAAGACATTCCAGAGGTATTGTAGTTAAGTTCTATTGTTGTAGTTCCTGAAGACGGTGAGTAAGTTAGTGTATCTCTATCAAGAACCGCTCCCTGACGGGTATTTAATGTCTGAGCATTATATGTGACAGCATTAAGTGCTGGATCAGAAAAGTTGAAGATAACTGTATTTCTGGTCACATTTGTAATAAGAGTCAAATGCTCTTGTCTAATAAATCTATTTATAACAATTGTTGATTCAGCAGGATCAAAACTATAACCCTCTGCAATTACTCTTCTAGCCATTAAATTAATCTCCTAAGTATATATCAATTGCCCTGAATGGATAAGTTTCTGGTCTTTTTTGCAAATCCACTCCTGGAAATAGCCTAGCCTCAAAGTACGATCCTGGTTCTGGTGGCTCTGGAAGTACTACATATCCTTCATCATCTATGTAATAACCATAACTTGCCATTCCAGATAGCCAGACTGTGCTTGGTTTTTCGGCTACTATCTGAATTATACCATTAATGTTTAGTAAAAGCCTAAGTGGGTGGTCTATTTCCACTACCTGACCCAGATAGGTTGGAAGAAATCTTAAAGTCTTCCCGTCGAACGTAAATGTATCTAGTTGTGTTATTTCTAGAGTCTTTTGAACAAATTCTGTGGTTGCTATTCTTGTGGAATTATTTCCAGTTGGAGGAGTTGGTGCAGTAGGTGTCCCAGTAAAAGATGGTGAGTTAAAAGATACATTAAGTTCTGTCCAAGAAGTGGACGTTCCGTTGGTAGTTAAATACTTTCCAGAATTTCCTGTCTGACTTGGAAGAACTTTTGTTTCAGAAAGAGATGTGATCCAGGATGGATTAGAGTATGATCCTGTAGTGTATACCCCATTTGTTACTGTTCCAGCATTACCAGTAATACTTCCTGTAATAGTATTTGTTACGGTTAGATTTGTTAATGTTCCTACAGTAGTTATATTTGTTGATCCTGCCCATGTACTTAAAGCAGTATTTTCTACGTTGCTTAATCCTACCGCATTTTTATCTAATGTTTGCCAACTTTTATCTCCCCTCCAATATTGTTGGGTAGTTCCTGTTGGAATACTAGGCTCTTTGCCTGATACGGCATTTGTTATTGTGGTGGCAAAATTTGCATCGTCACCTAGTGCTGCTGCTAATTCATTTAAAGTATTTAATGCTGCTGGGGCGGCATCTATCAATAGCGATATTTCATTATAAACAAATCCTGTAGTAGCAATCTGGGTGCTATTTGTTCCTGGTGCAGCAGTTGGAGCAGTTGGAATTCCAGTAAATTCTGGAGAATTTATATTAGCCTTACTAGATAAATCTACTGTTTGCCATGATACTGCAGACCCATCTGTGCTTAAAAATTTACCAGAATTTCCTGTTTGGGATGGGTATGGATTTATAGTCGCAGGAGAGAGTACAACCCATTCAGAACCATCCCATACTCTTGCTACTTTTGCCATATTATTATTATAACTCAAAAATTACTTTTTTATAAATGATTAAGCCCACATGAACATGCAGATCCATGCGTCATCATATTATCTATTTGATTTGTCATCCATGTTACTATTATATACTTTCTCCCTTTAGATACTGGTTCTGCTGCGTGCAAATATGGGTAGTTTGAAGGGAAAAGAACTAGTGTAGGTTCTTCTGGCTGTATAGTGTAATTAAAATGCTTAAATGTTGTTCCTCCACCTTCATATTCACCTGGATTAAGATAAATTAAACATGATACTTCTCTATAATTACCTGGACCATAATCAATATGAAATTGATATTTATCATAAGATTCATACTTTAGCAGAGTAAGTCCGTCATCTTTTGTAACCTCTACATCATAATATGATGTATATTGTTTTACACATTCATAAATGTATGGTCTTACTTCTTTTTGTGATATTTCTAGGGCATCTAGTCCAAGGGATAGGCTGGATCGAACATGTTTAGCAATAGAACCAGACCCCGTTCCTACTGCTGAGTCCATCCATGGATACTTAGATTTTTCTGCTTGCTTAATTATTTCTTTTGCTAAAGATTTAGAAAAATCGAATTGTACTGCTCCTGGGAATATTTCAATAGCCACAATATCTCCTACAAATATTTCTTTTTAACGCGATATTTCTTTTTGTATTCTCCACCAGTTGGGTTTCCGTCCTTATCATATCTAGTAGAACCAAACTGGCTGTGCCTTAAAGAACTTTCCTGAACATCTAAGTTATTTGGCTTTCTTACTGAGTACGTCCAATCATCTCTCTTAAATGGAATTATTTGAACAATAGGAGTTCCTGATTTGATTACTCCTTCATAATTCTTTAACATAAGAAATGGAAATTGTACTGCCAATGGATGCATATCTGTATCTACCACTCCAGTAAGGGTTAGAAATGGAGATACTTGATTAAATGGATGTGTAAACATACAACTATATCCAGGAGGTGTTTTAATGACAAAAGGGTTTGTAAACTTATAGGCATATTCGTTATAGATGCCTCCGAGTTCTATTCCCCTAATCTGCTCATATGGATGCATAGTGATAGGCTTGGACCCGCCTTCTACTAATTTAGCATCGCATTTACATTCATGTGTGCCATCTTCATCTACACTCCAATATGAATCATATTTAGTCACTAAATAATATCCAGTTGTAAATGCATCTAATATTGGTATACATTTTTTTGCTGTATAGTCTGCTTTTTCATCTGGGTCCTCCTGATTCCAAAATTTCCTTAGTGAAGGCATTTTTTTATACCATTTAGGTATTTCTCTAGATGCTGGGACAGGTTCAATACATCCGACACCAAAATTCTCAACTGGAAGAAACTCTATATTTAATGATTCTTTAGACATTCTAGTTGTACTCTTTCTTAACCCAAATATTATTTTTATACCATCCCATAGGTACAGATCTAACTTTATTAGAAATATATCTACTTCTTGAAGCACTTAATTCACTAACATAAGAAATCCATGAACTTCTTTTTATTGGAATTAACTGTGCTATTGGCGTTCCTTTAGGAATAACTCCTTCAAAATCCTTCTGGAAGAAAAATGGAATGTTTCCTCCAGTCCACCATTCATCTGAATCAATGATACCAGATGTAGTAATAAATGGAAGATCAAACCTATTTAATGGATGTGTAACTTCAAGGCTCCAGCCTTTTGGAAGTCTTACTCCCCATTGACCCTTAAAAATCATATGGTTATGGCAATATCCATTTGGTCTAGGAATCGTATAGCCACTATCTCCAGTTCTTTCTTCTACCATTGGAAGATATGGTTGTTGCTTTTCTTCATAATTATCGGTATATGGGTTTTTTTCAACTGAATAAAATTTTTCTACCTTATCAGTAGTTGCTACATATAAATCTTCCCATAGACATATTGAGTACCCTGAAATAATTGCGTCTAAAAATGGGATGCATGATTTCATGCCACCAATTATATGATTATCGCTTGTCTTTGCTATTTTACCCGTATCTGCATGTACAGCAATTTCTCCAGACCTATACCAATCTGGTACAAGTGCTTTAGATGGTACGGGTGGATCTATATTTTCATATGCATATAGATCATTTGGAACAAATCTAATTCTTTTTATCATTTAGGAATAACCAGTTCTGTTCCGTCTATATCTGCATAAAATCCCTTTGATGGATCGTAATTCCATGATTCAGTCACTTGAACATCTGTTATATCAATGACATTAGGATTTGATAAGAAAATAGCAGCATTGGCTTCATCAAATCTCATGACTCTTTCTACCTTACCATCAATGACAAATGCTAAAACTCTTTCATTCATTTGTTGACACCTCCTCTATCTTATGAACTCCCCACTTTTTTAGCGGGCAACTTGCATCTGCTAATTTATTTTTTTGTTTCATAAAGCATCCACACTTTTTACATTGAAATGTAGTTTTTATTAATTCAGGGCATGTTTGACAAATTTCTAATCTTTTTTTATAGGTTTCATTGTCTACTCTACCCATTTTTTTATTAAAAAGATCCCATGGTCTTACTTGCCTTTCAGACATTTTTTACTTCCTTAGAAAAAGTGTTCGATTCTTCATCATATATATCAGATATATTAACTTTTCTAAATTTATCTTTTATATCAATAATATCTGGATTGCTTAATAATATATAGCCAAGTCTTTCGTCACAATGAATTATATCTTCAACTACCCCATCAATTACTAGTGCAAGATGCATAGGAACTTGATCTGATCTAGTAAATTTTGGGTTAGGCTTGTAGTATGTAGTGTCTACGCCTAATATTTTTTTAATTAAATATGATTTATAAGTATCTCTTTTTTTCATCAATTTACTCCGAATTCGTTTATTGATGTTCCTTGCTGAAAACTTGAAGTAGACTTAATTATACCATGCTGAGTTGTTTTTTGTGGACTAGTTATAGATTGCACAACTGAATTTCCTATTTGAGATGTATAAGAAGCAGTTGAAAATGATTGTATTGTAGCCTGGTTTCCAGAAAGTATTACTCTAAATGATTGTATTGCTGCACTAAATAAATTATTGCTTATATTAGAAACTGTACCCGCTAAAGACCTGAGTATTGAAATTCTATGTTCAGTAGTACAGTTGCAGGAAAATGTAAAAAATGCATTACAAACTACTGGATTAAATGAATTACAAACTGGTGCGTTAAAGTTTATTGGTGGGCAAGTAGGAGAATTAAAAAATCCAGCACAATATGGCGACCATGTAGGGAAATTTCCGTTACAACATTGACCAGCATTACATGTTGGAGGGTTGCTATTTGCACAAACTATAGAAGTATTACATGTTGGAGGGTTGAATCCTAATGGTGCGTGGCAAAATCCGAAGGGTGGATTTCTATTTCCTGTATTAGCACTATTAAATACTTTACAGTTTCCTGGGGTAAATCCACCTAGGCATGTAAAAGAAATACACGTTCCTGGCGTCGGCGCTGCACAGCAGAATGTTCCATTCGCACAATTTCCTGTAGCATTTTGATTACAAGTTCCTGGAGTAAATGCATTACAATTTCCTGGGGTGGCAGCAGCACAATTACCACCACTAAAAGAATTACAATTTGAACATGTTTGACATGTTTCTGTTTGAGTATAAACAGAAGCATACCAATTATTTGCATCTGTAACCCAGAATGCTGCTCCTACTCCTGGATCTGCACCAGATACACTAATTGTAACGTCTGTTTTAGTAAATCTTAATGTTGCTAAAGCATTGTCTCCAGCAGCAGTTGAAGATAGGGCTTTATTCCCAACAATTGACCATACTCCTCGTAAGACTCTCCATCTTTGACCGCGAACCGAACCAAGACCAGACTGGTCAGACCTATTAAATGTTTCAAGGACAAGGGTAAGCGCTGATAGGATTGTCAATCCAAATGCTCTTGCAGAGCCTCCCGCACGGGATGACATTAATGGCATTACGCAAAACCTGCCACACTTGCCAATACTACATATGTTGGAGTTGCTGCAGTTTTTGTTATAGAGAATGAATATACATCTATAGCAGAAGCAGTTCCTTCAGTTGGAGCAGATCCTCCTTGCCATCTCAAAGTTTGAGATGCTCCATCTATTTGAAACCCAGTTTGATAGTATGCGGTAGTACCATTAGTAGCCATAAAAACTATTGTTAATGAACTTCCTACTGGAAGGATAGAATTAAGTGTAGTGCCAGAATTTCCTCTAACATTTAATGTCCAGTTAGCAGTTGAATTAGATGTGTAATATAACATCGATGAAGTAACTGCATCAAAGTTTATAGTTCCCGTTGCTGCGATGGCTGATATAGTAGTTATTTCTTCTACGCTTTGTAAAGTCTTATTGCTTAAAATATCACTTGTCGCCCTGCCCACAACAGTATCTGTTGAACTTGGTAATGATAGAGTCCCACCAGGCGTCACAATCGACGCGGTTCCTAATTCAAGGGCATTCTTGACTTTAAAATTCTTGTCGGGCACCCAGTTCACTCTCCCCAGGATTTGATAGTTTTATTATACCACGGATGTTCTTACAACCTTAACTGTCGCAGAGGTAGAATTGGCATCAGTTATTGTAATTAATAATTTGTTAGTGACTGATCCACCACCTGGGATAAAACTGTCTGTAGTTATTGTATAAGGGATAGTTCCTCCAGATTCTACTATTCCATACTGAACTATATCAAGGTCCACCGAAGTCATCAATGCTTTGAGTATTGTAACCTTAGAGCCTTGTTTAATTTGAATTAAATATTCACAGGAAGAGAATAATGATTGAACGAATGAGTCTATCTCTGTAGCGCTTGTAGATGATACGGTTGTTGTTATAGTATCAATATACGCTGTTGAATCAACAGAGAGTCTTTCTGCATTTGCTGTTCCAGTAAACGTAGGACTTGATAATCTTGCTATTGCTGGGTCAATATACGTTGATGAAATAGAAGACCCTTGCCATGTGCCAGAAGAAATTGTGCCTAGAGTAGTTATATTTGAACTTCCAGCCCATGTTGATAAGGCAGTATTTTCTACATTAGAAAGTCCGACAGATGATTTATTAAGTGTTTGCCATGTTTTGTCTCCGCGCCAGTACTGAGATGTTGTTCCAGAAGTAATAGTTGGCTCTTTCCCAGCAAGTGAATTAGTTACTGTTGTAGCAAAATTGGCATCATCACCTAGTGCTGCGGCAAGTTCATCTAGAGTATCTAGGGCGCTTGGGGCGGAGGCAACTAAATTTGTAACTTCTGTTCTAACGAAAGCGGTGGTTGCAATTTGAGTTGTATTAGTCCCCGCTGAAGCAGTTGGGGCAATCGGCGTACCAGTAAGTGATGGTGAGTTTAAAGTTGCATATGTAGATAAATCTATTGTGGCCCAAGAAGGGGAGGAACCATTTGTTGTTAAAAACTTACCAGAGTTGCTAGATTGATTAGGAAGAAGATCATTAATTGTTAAAGCATTATATGTAGGAATAGATTCATCAGAATCTACCCAGATATCACCTAGTAGTGGTGATGATGGTGCGGAGGGTTGATAAAATACCTCAAAAACTCCTCCGTCAATAGATTCGTTTTCCCATAGACCAGTAGTAGAATTATATCTTAGTGCTTGTCCATTTAATGGATTTTCTATGAAAACATTGTGAAGTTCTTGAAGTTCATATCCATTTTGAATATTGACAAAAATTTGACCAGAACTTGCATTAGCCTTAATACAATAGCCTACAAATACTGAGTGGTTTGGTACTACAGGAGCAGTATTTGTATATGCTCCTGCAGTAGTAGATAGCCAAAGTGCCTGCCCTGGCGTATATCCAGAAGTATTTACATTTCTAATAATTCCAAATGTAGTTACAAATCCCTCTGCGCCATTTAATATTTGCTCTGAGGTAATTCCAAAAGTTTTAGATGAAGATATTTCAGATGACGCTGAGGCAAGGGATATCCTTGGTCGTTGACCTTGTGCGCCAGAGATATAGACGACACTACCTTTTGGTATGGTAGAGCCAGTACCGTTATAGCATAATGCAACCTCTTGTTGACCTACTTCTAATTTTACATTTCCACCCTTTAGTCCTAATTCTAAGGTACCTTCTCCATCTGACCACTTCATTGATCTTTCTGAAGCAGGAGAATCACTAATTGTACCCGTAAGGTCTATCGGCGTAAAAAATCTTTTAGACACTTTATCTCCTTAGTTTGGGTGGGGGATTTCTCCCCCACCCACCAAAACTATCCTACTACTACTACCCTATAATTTACTCCAATAACTGGAGCAGTTGCGAATCTCACAGTTACTGCAGAAGTAGATGTTCTTTCAACATCAACTACTATACAGTCGTATGGAGATGCAGCATCGTAAACTTCAACTTGCACATCTCTAGTTCCTAGTCCGTGAGTTACAGTAAATGCACTTGTTGCTCCGTCACCAGTAAGATCAGAAGCAAACTTGCGAACCATGTTGTAGTATGTTGTTCCATCATTAGTAAATGACCATGAATCTAGAGTTTCGTTCCAAAGTATGGATACGTTAGCAGAGTCTCCTCTTTCAACTTCTAGACCAGCATTTAATGAAGGTACTCCAGTAACACCCTTGTTCAGAAGAACAACATTGTCTTCTACCTCAAGTGTCGCGGTATTCAATACTGTGGTAGTTCCATCAACAGTAAGGTTTCCAGTAACAACAAGATTGTTATTTACCGTAGTTGTACCAGTTGCTGCTCCTATTGATAGTGTTGTTGCTGCTCCACCAATATTTAATGTAGTTGCATTTGCATTAAATAGTGAAGCGGTGGTAGATGTTGTTGTAAGATCCCCACCATTAACTGCTACATCACCGCTAGAAGTAAGACCAGCAAATGTTGGTGAATCTGTGGTCGCTACTGCTTGACCAATTGCAACTGTTGCTGTAGAGCCTTCTCCTTGTGTATGTGTTACAGTAACACCAGTTCCAGCAGAAAGATCTATAAGGTAGTTTCCTGTTGTATCTGTACCCAATGCAACTGAATTTGCCTGAATGGTAGTATCAATTGTGATAACACCATTACTTACATTTGCAGTACCAGCAACATCTCCTTGCAATGTAACTGTTGATGCTGCATTAGCACCGAATGCCAATGGTTGCCATGTTGTACCATCGTAAACTTTCAACTTATTATTAGTTGAATCAAAGTAGACCCGACCCTTTACGCCAGATGGCTCTGAAGCCGCAGGCAAATTCTGAATTACGGCATTCTGCAATTCATTGGTGCCGAGGTCTAAACTAACTAAGAATCTCTTAGCCATTTTCTATTCCACCTCTCATGATAAATATGCCTTTCCAGCGAAAGGATCTGTAAATCTAGCAACTATTGTATTTGTATTTAAATACTCATAATCACCTATTACTGCTACCCCAGCAGAATTAACAATTTCAACACTAGGGTAGAAATCAAGATTGTGATTTATTGTCCAGGTTGCTGATGGAGTTCCTTGAACATGAACATATGTTCCTCCTAGGTTAACGGCTTCAGGCCAGTCACCATTTGTTTTGGGACCATAAATTTTATTTAGATTTGTATCTATATAAAAGTCTCCATCAATTCCTAAAGAATTTGGAGGAGCGCCTGTACCATTTAAAATACCTCTTCCCCTTGGACCTTGAAGACCAACGGCTGATACTACTACTTTATTCTCAGTAACTTCAACTACTGTCATCTTATAACTGTAGTAGATACTGCAAAGTACCCACTTAGCACAGTTGTCTTCACTCCCTGATCACTTATTATTTGAATTTGATATCTTGCTCTTGGTGCTGTAAATTTTCTAGTTTGTTCTGGAAGAATTGTAATATCTAGTCCTCCATTTGGTCCATCTATAACAATTCCTGAAGTGCTATCTACCTGAGCGCATACTACTTTGCCACCAGGCTTATCTCTTACAATCATTATTGCAGAGTATCCAGTAATGTCTATAGGCTGATTAGACTCATCTCTATACTCTACTCTAATAGTAAAAGTATCGCCCTGAACAACATTAAAATTTACTTCATCCATAGATTTGATTAATCTCCTTCAAGTAAAATTATATCATCTATCAAGACTAATACAGAAAGCCCACCGCTTAGGGTGGGCTGTCTGCAATTTATTATTTTATGGCTTGCTTGAGCCAAATAATTTAATCCATGTTGTTTTATTTGGCAATCCGTCACGGCGTTCTGGCTTTATTCCTATTTGTTCTTGATATCTCTTCATTGCTCTTAAAGGATACTCTTGTTCACCTAATGGAAGAGCCTCCCTTTCTCTGACTCCAATATCATAAAGTCTAGAAGCAACTCTCCATGCAGCCTTATTCTTAAGACCTTCTGTTGCTGCTCTTAATGCTGCTGATTGTGTTGGAATAGTTCCATCCCAAGTATTTTTACCAGAAACACCCTTAATCTTTTCTCTCCACCATGGAGCATTATAAGGCTCTGGATTTGAATTTCCTGGATAACTTGCCCATGGACCATCAATAGTGTCGTTTTTTCTTCCAACACTTGGGGACGGTCCCTTTGGATTCCATCCATGGCATCCATCTGTATAGCACTTATGAGTACCTATTGCTTTGTCAATATCCCATCCAGATAAATCTGCTAATGCTGCCATAGTTTTTGAAGTATTTTCAATTTGATAATCTGTAATTGTTCCAACCTTAACTCCAGGATCATCGATTTCTATTCCAAACAGTCTAGTTTGACCAAAGAATCCATGTGATGGAACACCTAGTGCTGGGACTGGCCCTCCCAATCCGCAATGATAAACTGATCCTGCGGCGAGCAAGAAAGATTCTCCTGGGGCTTTGCCAATAAGCATATTGCATACTGGCTTATCGTATGCTGTTACTGCCCAACCTAGAATATTATTAATGTTTCCTGGGCGAGCATTTGGGTTGGCGGTGTGATGAATTACTCCACCCATAAGACCTGGGGAATTATCTGGACCCTTCCATGGCCTTCCTATTGTATCCCAGCCTTTATAAAAGTTAACATCTACTCCATAATCAAGTAGAGCCTGTCTGAGTTCCCATGAGGATGGATTGAGATTAGCCATTGTCGTCCTCACCTCTATCTATACAATTTCCATCTGGCTCTACAATTTCTGGTACAAAATCTTTTGGTGCCTGGTCTATATCAAAATCTGCCAGGTCAAATGCTCCTATTTGATCACTCATGAGACTTCAGTCCATAACGAGGATCACTTTTATTCAATGCTGTAACTACTACTGGAAGGACAGCGGCTAATCCTGCTGCCAACCAAGCCTTCAAATCTGTTGTTGAAACGGCAAAAACGTCTGCTCCGTCTGCGATAAATAGTCCTAGTACTACGGTTACGAAAGAAACTACATAGGAACGTACCGCTCTTCCTAGGTCTGTATTATTAATCCAATTCCACATAATTACCTCCTAATTAAGTATATCATCTACAGTTAGGAAAAACAATATTATTACATCTCTCAAACCAGTAAGAACTTCTGTAACGCCATGTGGCTCCTGTGCAGTAAAAATTATTAAAGTTCCTGCTTTGGTTTTTAAACTAATGCTTTTTTCTGGAAAAACAATCTCTCCTCCAGAATAATCTTCTTCGTTAGAATTTAAATATAAAAGTGCTGAGTGAGAAACTACATAATTCATAGCACCATCTTTAGATGGCAAATATTCATCTCTATGTATATTATTATTTGATCCTGGACACATTAAATGATATCCACCGTGGACCACACTAATATTTTTATTAAAAAATAATTCTACCTCTTTTTGAATATCTTTTATACAGTTAAAAATATTTTCGTTAAAATCATTTATTTCTTTTGATATTCCATATTTAAGGTAGCCAACACTAATCATAGAATCTTTAGTTAATGGCATTAATTCTTTCAAATCTTTATCTATAAGATAGAATCCATTTCCAGGAAATAAAGATTTAGAATTAGTATTGCTATTATAAATAATTTGCTTTCTCAGTTCATTGGATAATGATCTACATCTTTCTAAATCAATAAAATTTTCTATGATTTTTAAATCTTTATACATTTTATCCTATGTCAACAATTTCACACCCAGTATCTGCACTACAAGCAAGTTCCTGAGATCCTTTAGTACCATCCTCTGTTTCATAGAATACCATGTCAGACCAACGAATATCTTTTGGCATCTTAGCAAGAAGTTCTTCGTACTCTTCCTTAGTAGTATCTTGATATGGTGCCTGCTTGTAGGTATGATCTGAGTATGGCAAGAATGAAATACCAGAAACTTCATCAAAATTTTTCCAGACCCACGCCCCAACGTCCATCCACTCATCTTCTTTAACAGAAACAGTAATTGATGGCTTATGCTCGCACCATGCACGCTGATAAGTTAGCCAAATATCTAGATGCTCTACTGCTGATAAATCATTTCTTAATACAGCATTATCTGGAGCCTTAATTGGGAATGAGAATACAGTAGTGTCATTTGGCTTCATAACATCATCTTCTGCTGGTATTCCAGCATCGACGAGGAAGTTAGTCAGAGGATCTTTCTTGTCTCCACGGACAGTACGAATGTAGTAATCGTTATGCCATGGATGCATACCAGAAGAAACACCTGTTAACTGAGAAACTGTTCCAGAAGGCTTAACACATGTAATGGCTGCGGAAGGATTAATTCCAAGAACCTTGGCCTCTTCTTCATTAACCTTTACAGCATGTAGTCTCAAGTTATTTAACACATTACTAAGTTTGACTAATCCTTCTTGACCAGACATTAACTTATTTCCAAATTGCCCAGTTATGGAAACTCCAAGAAGTCTTTCTTCTTCTGTGTTATCCTTCCAAATCTTTCTTAAATACTTGAAATTAGTAAGAGTTGACTGCCAAGTTCCAAGGATCGTTGCAAGTTCTACCTTACGCATTAATGTCTTTTCTGTATCGTTTGGCCTAACAACTACCTCTGATAGATTACAGAATTGATATGGTCGGAGAATGATTTCAGAGCATGGATTTGTTCCGTATCTTATTTCTGGATCTCTGCGTCCATACTTAGCGGCCTGACCCTGAGCAGCACCTACATTATAAATTCCGCGCTCGCCAGACTTGCTTTCGTAAAGGTTCTTCCACTCTGACATAAAATCAGACATGCTTGGACGACCTGAGTATGCAACAGAGTTATTTGATAGTGCCCGTTGTGAGTTATACTCCCACCATGCACCGTGCTTTGCACGGGCCATATCATGATCATTAAGATCAGAAAGTGAAATCATAGCAGAACGACGAACGCCTCCAACTACAACTACTTCTCCAATCTTACACATAATATCATGTGCCTCTAAAGGTCTTAATTTTCTTCCTGCTGCACCCTTAATTATGTTTACGCAAAAATCGAACAACTGAACTAGTGGCTCTGGACCAGATGCACGACCCCCAAAAGTCTTTAGTCTTGCCCCTGCTGGCCTAACCTTAGAAACGTCCCATGTTGGAACCTGTCCTTGCCACAATAATGCGAGCAGTTCTCTTAATGCCTTAGCCCATCCAGCCTTAGAGTCTTCTACGACAATAGTGGTATTTGTAGGCTCAAAATGTTCGTTAATAGTAGGAAGTTTATCGACATATACACTCTCTACAGAGAATCCAACACCAGTACCGCACATAAGAATGTACATTGCCTCGTCAAAGGATCTAAGGCTATCTACTGGTAGGAATGAGCAGTTATATCCTGCCACATTGTCCCTCTCTAGTGCTGGGCCAGAAGTCATGATTGCTCGCATTGAAGGCATGACATTTCTATTGAAAACAGCCTCTCTTAACTCTGAAATAAGATCTTCAGAAGGCTCGTAACCGCACTCTTCTCTTAGATGCATACGCATAAAAGTGAAATATCTATCTACAGTTTCACCCCAAGTTTCGCGGCGATTTTCATCAGAAAGCCATCTAGCATAACGGCTTAAAGCAATAAAGTTTTCATAGTGGTTATCAATACCTTGTGACATACAATTCTCCCTGGCCCAACATGTGGGCAATAAATTTAGATAATCTCTATAGTATCATTTGCGGAATCAAAAACCGCGAATTTTTAAAATATTTTTTATTTTTTCAGCAGTTGGATGAGTTACTTTTTTCCAGTCAAAATCCATGTGTATTTTAAAAGAGTTTTTGTATGCCTGAAGTTGATATTTATCATAATTGTTTACTAAATCAATCATGGACTTTTTAACATCTTCCTTAGTTACATTAAAAACTTTTCCTGGATGAAGTTGTGGATACTCAGATTCAGATAGTTTAGATTTAATTGGTACTGTTATATATTCTTTATACTCTGCCCAATCATATGTAGTAGCAGTTGGCATACCAGTTGCCAAAGCCTGAAGCGGGATAAATCCAAAGCCCTCGCCCATTGTTGGATATACCATAGCATGTGTCTTGTGGAATAATTGAATCATCTTTTCATGAGAGAATGAATCAGGTATTAGCAATATATTTCTGTATCTTGAATCTGGACTTCCTGCAATGCTTCCATCTGGAAGATAAACTCTGGTTGTATTGATATTACTGCACTTCATCACTAATTGAAATTTATTATCGTTCCCAAAAAGTTCTATGAACGAATCTACAACTAGTTGACCATTCTTTCTAGCCTGCGGCTCTCCAACATGAAGGAATCTAAATGTTTCTGAAACATTTCTTTTTACAGGTTTCCAGTCCTCGCTAATGCCATGCGGGAAAACGTGAATATCTTCTCTACCAGTAGTGTTCTTAAATACTTCTGCTGTCCAAGTTGATGTTGCCCATAGTTCATTAACGGCAAGCATTCTTTCTAGCCACATATCTCTTAACTCTGTTGATTCCCAAGCGGTGTAACCAATACGGTATTGATTTGGAAAAAACTTATAATCAGTTGGGAATCCCATAGATATTCCTATTGGACATGATCTATCTAAGATTGAAGACTCTATACCAAAGTGCTTTAAAGTTTTGATAATCTCATATGAAGCATGGCTATAGCCCATGTAGTCTTTTCTATCATCTGGAAGTCTAGACATGTTTTCGGCGGCAGTTGAAAAAGAGATATGCATGTCAAAAGTATAGCATTACAGTAATAAAGTGTCTATGTGCGCTAAGTCACATTTTTAATATTAGAGTTATGGTAAGATCATATGTACAATTGCAATATATAAAGAAAGAAACAATATGGACATAAGAGTATTTAGTAAATATTATCAATATGCTTTAAAAGATAAAGTACTACCAATCCCCTGTGGAATCGATCCAGAACATCCGATGTTGGTTCCTCGTCTATGGATTGATGAAGATGATAACGATATCATATACTTATACTGTCTTGACTGTAATTTTAAGTTATATCCAGGATTAGAGTTATATAACAATATTGAGTTTATTTTAGAAGAATTGGAAATCGATGAAGAAGATTGATGTTTTGAATCTAGGTTATGTAGGCTTAGTTTCAACTATGGGAGATGATTTAGAAGTTGCTAATGCTGCTAGAGTCTCCTTTGATAAAAGAAGTGAATTAGATATGACTGGTCTTTTGAAAACTAAAGATAAGAAACTGATTGACTTCCTTTGGAAAGAAGAACATACCTCACCATTCAGACATTGTGTACTTTCTTTTGAGATTTATGCGCCACTTATGGTAGCACGACAACATTGGAAGTATGCGGTTGCTTCCACATTCGTAGATGATCAGAACGGATGGAATGAGTCGTCACGCAGATACATCACAGAGGAACCCGCCTTCTATATCCCCACGGCGGAAGACTGGAGAAGTGCCCCTGAGAACTCTAAGCAGGGATCAGGAGATCCAATTAATTACGGTCTAGGGATAGAACTCACCATGAGATTATTCAACTTAATTGAGGCCGCTGAACAGGAATACAACAACGCCCTGGAACTTGGTGTATGTGCAGAACAGGCTAGATTATTCCTTCCTGCATATGGCATGTATGTGCGATACAGGTGGACAACCTCACTTCATGGAATTATGCACTTCCTTCAGCAGAGATTAGCCCATGATGCACAGAAAGAAATTACAGAATATGCTCTTGCAATGAAGTCGCTCGCGCAGGAAGCATTTCCTTATTCATTGAGTTTGGTCGAATGAGAGCCTGGATCGAAAATGATGATGACATAACATGTTTCATCGAAATCGATGTATATGAGGGCGGGGAGATAGTAGAAGCCCATGGTATTCCATGTAGACCATTACCCTGGCATATAGAGTTTGATACAATAGATGTAATAGATGAGGAGCAAGACAATGACTGATGAGCAGTTTGAAATTGTTCAAGAGTTATTATCAGCAATATATATCCAATTAGCACGCAATTACGATATGTTGTGTATAAGTACTTCTAATCAAGAAAAGATGCTTGAAATGTACAATAGACACAAAGAAGGAAAAGTCTTTGCTCCCGCCCCCGCTTTAATTATGGATGATGAAGATGAGTAGTGTCGATATTCAATTTTTGATTTTATTTCTAGCATCTGCTGTATGTCTTACTCTTGCTATGACTTGGAAAAAGTAATGACACGAAATGAAAAGCGAAATAGAGATCGTAAGATCAAATGGTCTATATCTGGACTAGTAAAGACTTCTAGAGGTTGTGAGAGTGGATCTTGTCCCCTTCCCCCCGATTTTAAATTTGAATCTGTCGATTTAGACTTTGATCATATAGATCCTAATACCAAGAAAGCAAATGTATCAGATCTGATCCGATCTGACTATGCTTGGGAAACTATTGCCAAAGAGATAAAGAAATGTCGTGTCATATGTAAGTTATGTCATGCTAGACATTCCCGTGATACCCGCGCTTCCTATAATGAACATAAAATATCTATCAATAGGAATGATCTTGCCTAATACTGCATTATAGTGCAGTATTTTTTACTTTTTACGGCATTGTAGTGCAATATAGGCACTATCGTTCCGATTTTACTTATCATAACTGAAAGATATCTTCTATCTATGACAACTAGACCATTTGCCAAACTTCTACTGTACCGTTTGCCGTTATAAAAATGTTATATTTTAATTTGATGAAAATGTTAATGGCTGTGTTATTTGGATGATACACATTCTAGAAATACGCAAATCGGACAAATGGTGCGACCATACGATTTCTAGACGATGTTACCTAACCGTTATAAATAATGTCCGATACGCCCCACTATGTATACCCCCCACCGTATTGTCATTGTCAGACCCCCATGATTAGATAGATACATGAAAGCAAGGGAGGTGAAAGGAATGAGAATCACTAAGGCTACCCTTCGGAGCATCGTCAAGAATGCACGTTGCTCAGACTGTGGAACGGCTAACCCCGATGCCATGGCTATCGTGGATGAGACCATCATCTGCGCTAACTGCCACATGGCTAAGGCTTTCGCCTAACAACTAAATATTCCTAGGCAAATAAACCGCTAGACGGGTGAGCCCTAGGCCAGACTGTCAGACCCCTATGCTAGTCTTAGGGTAGAAAGAAAGGGGTAAGCAAATGGCTTACAATGGATACCGCGTAGTCCGCTTGGATCACGCTTCGATCTATGGGCGTGTGCCCGTCACTCGTTGGATTACCCATGGCGAGGCCATGACCTACCTTCGCTACGCGAACCGTAGCCTCACAGGTCGCTTCGC